TACAATATGAAAAAGATCTTCAACAAAATATTTTAAAAAACATACAAGATTTTTCTCTTATTCAATCAACTATTTTAAATACCAGAAAAGAAATTTTGAAACAAACGGATTATCTTTTTCTGGCGGATTATTCTATAACAGATGAAAGAAGATCGGCGTGGGCAGAATATCGCCAAAAATGGAGAGATATCACAAAACAAACCGAATGGGCGACTGGAGAAATTCACAAAATAAAATTGCCTATTTCTCCTGATGAAAAGGATGGGTATACCTATAATATTATGAAAGAAATTGGCATTAAAGATTCTGTGGTAGGTAACTATATTGATAGTATCCAAGGTGATGAAGATTTTGAAGAAAAGATGGCGAATCTCGTAAGTAATTATTGTGAGTTTGCTTTTAAAAATAATGTTATACAATGTTTAATGAGATTTAGACTTCCATTAATAGATTTGGAAAATAATGTCTTTAATGGTTTTGAAAATACTGTGGAAGAATTTATTACTGATTGGGAAAAATTCTCTGAAAAAATTGATAATCAATTAAAAATGCTTGGCACAGAACTATCAGTATCTTCATTAATTTCACATTATAAAACTATGAACGGCAATGCATTAACACAGGAAGTGATTGATATTCTTCAAGATTTAAATAATACTGAAACGGAGGAAAAAGAATGATTTTACAAGAAGATGTGAAACCTACTATAGAATTTATTAAAGATTTGGCAAGATATTCTGGTAAAATAGTTATGAGAATACGTGCTGAAGGTCCATTAAAATGTCAAGATCAAGAAAAAGTAAAAAAAATTTGGCAATATTATGAAGATAAAGTGCCATATGAAATTCTTGATGAATTAATTAGTTATGGAGACATTTATTGTTATTTTCGCACGAAAAATGACGCACAAGTGAGTGCCTCTAATTGGTTTCCATCCATTTCTTTAATTCAAGATCCAGAGTATACTGACATTGATATGGATTACTATATAAGTATGGAATGCGTAGATCCAGAAGGACTTCCAGTTATAGGAATATAAAATTATGAATTTTGAATATTCGGCTTTTGATGTTAGTAAAATAATTGATTGTTTGGAAAAAAGAAATATTACATTATCTTTTGAAAAAGTAGAAGATTTGTATCAAGGATTTGAAGACATATTTCCTGTGTTGTTAGATGCGAAAGCAAGATCTAGGAAATATTTTGAAGCACTTATAAACACAACTTGCTATGATAGTGAAACAGCTGAAATTAAAAGTGTGTCTCGATATAATCCATATAGTGATGCTGGTGTAATTTTTGATGATCAAAATCGTAAAGACATAGAAAATATGATTCAATTTTTGGAATATTTTCCTAGTCTAAAAAATACATATTTTTTTGAATCTTCGAATATATTTGGTTCTAGTTTTACTCCAAACATGGAGTACATTTTACATACAGAGTATAATTTAAATTATATTCCTTTAAATATTTTTTCTGATGTTGATTTAAAAAAATACGTTAATTTTATGCCAAAATTATATGAATTTTGTTCGGAAAAAATTGATGATGTAACAAAATATGATATTGGTATGGCATCAATTACTGTAAATCCAGATAGCACACCAAAGAAATTTGATTTTTATATTTCAGTTCAAAATTTTTTGAAATGGAATATGAGTTACGATCACAAAGAAGAATTAGAAAGGCTCTTTAACGATTTTCGCTTCAATAAAATCATGAAAATGGGTTTTTATTTTGTGGGAGAAGAACAAAATAAATGGTCAATATCATTGGGATTTGATGGATTAATTAATAACATGAATGTTAATGATCTTTTAAAAGACAAAATAAAAAATGAAGAACAATCAAAAATTGTTTATGAAATAATATTTGAGGATACAAAAATTTTGGAAAAAAATATAATTTTTTCTAGGGGTTGACAGACCCCCACCGCCTGTGCTACAGTAGCGGAGCACTGAACAGGACACCCATGATCGGCATTCAAGACTACGGCGATGACGGCGTTGTTCCGATGATTGAATCGGACGACGTTGAAAATGTTGTAGAAAATATCCTTGAATACGTTGAAAATCGTTTTGAACTTCTTGACAAGAAAGGTGGTCGTGATGGTGACATCATGGCACTTTGTCAAGAGTTTTATGAGTGGGGTTCCGCTGAAGCAGGCGACGAACTCTCCTATTTTGTCTGCCCGTCTTTTGAATAATCCTATATAATCATAGAAACAGTAGGACAATGACCATCCCGAACTGGCAGCATCACTCTAAGAAAGAACAGAAGCGCACCCTGAAACCTCAGGCACTGCGTCAAGCAAAAGCTCGCAAACAGGCGCTCAAGCGTCTTCTGGAGGTTACTAAATGACTCATTATGATAAACTGATTGATTCCATCGTTGATGAAATCTACTATGTGTGGACTGAAATCTGTGAATGGGATTGTGAAGAAACTCAAGAATGTGTTCGTGAAACGGCACAACGCATTCTTCAGCATGTAGAAGAATTTCAAACCGTTCGCAATAAACTTACACAATGGAGGGCATCTGACTGATGGCATTATCACAATCTGTAGAAGAATCACTGAATGAAGCATCTGCCGCACTTCGCAATGCTTTGGCATACGCTGCTCGTCAAGAGCGTCCAGTGGTTTGTAATAGTATTTCAGAGATTCTGTGTCGTATTGACCAGATGAAATCTTTCGATGGTATCTTAGATCAACTTGACATGATGGCTAAAGATGGACCTTTTCAAAATTAATAAAGCAGCACTGTATGAAGTGCCTGTTAAAACAACTCCAGAGAATGTTAAAGAAGCAAACGAAGGATTGTTTCAATCAAAGATGACACTTCCTGCCGCTGCTGCTCATTGCGGTATGACAAAGAAAGAAATGAAACTCACGTTCTTTGAGTATCTTAAATATCACCCACCAACTTATGAAATTAGGAATTGAAATATATGATAATGTTTTGACATCTGATCAATGTCAAGAACTTATTTCATTGTATGAATCTGATAAAAGAAAAACTCCTGGAGTTGTTGGTAATTATCAAATTGTAGATAGTGTTAAAAAATCTACTGATGTATGCTGTAATTTTACTGATATTGCGGATAATAATTACAATAAAATATTATTACCAGCACTTCATAGTGCGGTTGACAAATTTGTGTCACAATATGAGATATTGAAAATGATATCTCTATGGAGAGTAGATGATGTGTATAATATCCAAAAATATGAAAATGGCGAAGGATATTTTCGTCTACATTGTGAACATGAAATTTCTAACCCAGATAGAATACTAGCATGGATGATATATTTAAATGATGCTCAGTGTGGTACTGAATTTCCCTATCAAAATTTAATTACAGAATCTAGAGCGGGGAGATGTGTGGTGTGGAGTGCGGGGTGGACACATGCCCATAAAGGTGTTACTCCAAATATTGGTGTAAAATATATTGCTACTGGTTGGTATCAATTTATACGCAATTAATTAAATACTATGGAAAAAATATCACTATGCCCTCAATCTATATTCAAGTTTGAATGTCTTGATGAAGAATTAATTTTAAACATATACAATAATCTACAGAATGAAAATTGGGTCAAGAATACTAATAATTTTTTCACTAAAAACTCAAGACTAGAAAAAGATAAAAACTATAAAAATATAGTTGATTGGTTTGATGATTGCTTATATCAAGTTCAGCAAGAAATAAAATTACAGTGTGATAAATTAAAAATAATACAAATGTGGGGTAATCGTTCTGAATTTCAGCAATGGCATCATCCACATGTACATCACAATTCTTTAATTAGTGGTATATTCTACTTAGTAAATTCTGATTCCTGTACTTGGTTCAGTGTCGAAAATATTTGGGATTTATGGTCAAATTCACTAGGATTAAAACCTTATTTTGATCGTGAAAATTTCAGTAGAGTTATACACAAAGAGAAAACAATCCGTGGTAATTTGTTAATTTTTCCTTCGTATCTCTATCATAGTGTTGACGAAAATACAAATGTAGATTACGATAGATATACTATTTCTTTCAACACATTTCCTTGTGGTAAAATTGGAAGCTATGATAAAGCAGAAGGATTGGAGATAGATATTAATTAATGGACAAAAAATTTGCTGGTAACTACCCAGGACCGCTATACGCACGACATCCCGATTTATTAAAACAAAAAATGAAAACTTTATCGCAGACTGATTGGAAAAATATTGAAGAAGCATTCGAATTACTTGATGCTTCGCTTAATCCCAAATTTACTACCATCGAGGGTATTAAACAACAGATTGAAGAAGCAGAAGTTGGTGGATCTGTTCATTATATTATTCAGAATGCTCCTTTTGAGTTGGGTGAAGATGGTAAACCATTACCTCAGTTTGATGAACAGGGAAATAACATCCCTATTTTTATTGTACAAGAATGTGTGGTGATTGAAAATGACGCATGAAGAAATGCTTGAAGAAGCAGCGAAACGAGAAGAAGAAAACGAGCGACCATTCTATCGTTTCTTTGCGATTGAATACTTTGCCACTGGAGAGGGTATGTCTTTCTGGTTGAAAGTATGTCGTAACTATCAACAGTTTGATGATAGAGACAGAGACCTTGAGAGGTTTGTTAAGTTTATTGGTGAAGGTGCCGACCATTACATTTATGGTCTAACACAGCCTACACAAGAAGAGTTTATGACTCAGTATGCTAATCTGATTCCACCATATATTGTGAAGATGATTGAGCGTAGAGACCAGCCAGGATTTGATTGGGAAACACACTTCTACTTTAACTATTCATAATGGACGACAAAACACTATTCAACCCAGACGAGTTTCTGCTGGATAATATCAAATCCTATCACTATGAGGTGATGGATGAGGGGCATCATGTGTGGATGGCATTCTACCTTGAGAATGGTAACACAGGGCACTTGAATATTTTCCTCAATAACGGTAGAATCAATACCAGATACGAGGAATGGGATGAGACTTAAAGAATCTAAATGGCAGGAATTCCTTGAAGGATTCCACTATATCTGTAGTGCCCTTGACGCCTATAATGCTGGCGATGAATGGGGGTATGGAGAGTTTTGGGAGACCATTAACGTAGGTTGGTATTATGAATATGTCTATCCATATGACGATCCATTTGTTATTCACATCCCTTCACCTGAGCGTAAATTGAGGTTAGCAGAATGAAACTCTTTGACTATTATCACTACGAAGATTACGGGCACGAATGGTATTTCCAACTGCTTGGATGGTATCCATATTTCGCATTGATGGATGTTGTCATTCAGTGGGATGAGTTTCCTGCCACAGAAATATTCCCAATGCTGCTGATTAGCTTCGGTAGTCGCTCACTTACAGGATTCTCATTCCGCTGGAAGTGGTTTGAGATTCGCTGCGATTTTCTGACATCTTGCCCACGAAACTTTGACAGATACCATCGCGGAGACTCATATCTATGACACAACTGATTCCTAAAACATCATCAGAATACTTTGAGCAGAGCTGTTATAAACCATATGACAGGCACAAATACAAACTATTCTATGCCAGTGGTAAAGTAGAAGCATACGAATGGTATGATGAAGTTATCGCACGATGGTTACAAACACCAGCAGGTCATCTAAAACATGTTGAAGTTATTGATAGGAAGAAAAAGAAATGAGCAACCCACTGATTGACAAATACGAAGAAATCTACGGTGAGAAGAAAGAGGAAGTCGTAGAAGAAAAAAAATCACCGACAGTAGAAGACTTCAGAGAATCTCTATTACCTGGCCTGCTTGGAGGTATGGGAGATGATCTTCTCTCTTTTGGTCGTGCTAATAGTATTACATCCATTCAACCTAACACTAATCCAGGATTAACTATCAATGGTGGGTCAGAAATCATGGATAGTGGTGCGTTTGTTATTCCTGCTGCTACTGTAAACAATGGTGCCATAACTATGGATGGTAGCTATATCAGACCAAACGCATTGATTAGTAACGGCACAACAGTATCACCACATACACCAAACACATTCATGTTGCCACAAAACACACAAATGGATAAGCATTTGTGTAAGGTGATGGATGATTTAGCAAAAGGAAAAGCAGTGTTATCAGCTATCTCAGCAGAAGTAGATCAATCATTTACTGGATTTGGAGGACAGATAAGATATTCTATTGAGATTGTCGGCAGGTATCCGTAATACTTATCAATCACCCCTTGACACCAGCGTTGGGGGGTGTTATATTACATACATCAACGAAAGACACGCCATGTCCAGCAACTCCTCTTCTTCCTCCAGCGGTATCGGTTTTCCTGGTCTTCTGACCGTTCTGTTTGTCGGTCTGAAACTCACGGGTCATATTACTTGGCCGTGGGTGTGGGTGCTGTCGCCGCTGTGGATTAGTGCCCTGATTGCTCTCGCTTTCCTTGTTATCTTTGTCATTCTCGCTGTTATTGCTGGCAAATGAGAAAAGTTGTAGTCAAACCTAAGAGTAGCAAGGCAAAGAATCGCCTTGCTAACAGCATGGAAGGTAATCCTGTCTGTGTTGTAGAGCAGGATACTGGCAGTGAGTTGTTTCTCGCTGCTGAGAATCGCAAATACTTCTTCTGGGTCAGCACTCGCACTGGCACTAATCGCTTCGGTGATAAAGCTGACGCACACTGGGAAGTTATCACTGAAATCAAGGATGTAATCTTGTGAAACTCTTTCAATACGATAAAAAAGTTTGGGAAAATGGTGAAACCTCTTATACTTGGCAGTTTGGTGTCTTCAAAAATCATTCATTTCTGTGGGTGAATTATGAAAATCCTACCGCTCATCATTGGTGTTCTGGTGGATTTCATGTCACACTTTCTTTTCTTGCCAGTTCTCTTTTTGGTGTAGAACTTAATAACGATAAACAATCTCTTGCTTTTGAATTTTTCACAGAATACTTTGCGGGATGGGATGAATGAACTACCTTTGTCTTGTTGATGGTGTGGTAGAATATGGTAGCACCAGTTTGAGTGACTTCGCTCACTATCAATTGGTGTATGCTGAAGAGCACCAAGATGCTGATGTAGAGTATCTCACGCTCACCGATGAAGAGTATGCTACAATGTTTCCAGTGGAGGAAGAAGAATGACTGTCTATACTATCTGGTATCGTCACATCACAGGATACTGGGAAACCAACTACCCCCACATTATTGGTTTCAATAGTAAAATGTTTTGGAATGTAATCAATGGAGATTGGCAACGATGAAACCTAAAACCCGTGTCATCTTAGAAATGGCGATTGAAGAAGGTGTGCGTCGTGGATATGCGTTGGCACACAAACACGTTGAGAATCCTTCTGAAGGTGCTATTATTGAGCGCATTGAAGACGCTGTGATGTCTCAAATCTACGAATACTTTACCTTTGACGAAGAGGATTTCTGATGAATACTATTTTCCTCCAAAACTACACTCTTGAAGATTTCGTCAAGTGTCGTAATCAAAAAGAGTGGGTTTGTGATAATTGTATGAAATGTGGTGATAGAGATTGTTGCTCTGGAAATCACATTATGTTTAGAGTTCCTAAAACTGACGATTCCCTTTGCTCCCTTTGCTTATCTAAACTAAAATGACCTACGACGAACTCTACGAGCACATCGTAAACTATGTTGCTCTGCCTCACACAGCTATCACCAAGCATGACAAACGCCGTGCTTGTCTGATTCTTGGTGCTGTTATGGAGTTTCTCTTTGATTGCGAGATTGAGGGCACAAATCCATACACCATTGATATGACTGGTTTTATCAACGAAAAGATTGACGAATACGAGGAGGCAAAATGAGCGGCGGACACTTCACTGACAACGGATACGATTACTACAAGGTCTCACAGTTTGCTGATGAGTTGGAAGTAGAGATTGAGAATAATGGTAAGGAAAGGAATGAAGACCGCACTTATGGTTATGAATGGTATCCCAACCACGACCCTGATGTGATTGATGTTTTACGGGAGCAGATACCCAAACTGCGTAAGATGGCAGAGATTATGAAGCACATTGACTATCTTTACAGTGGTGACATTGGTGATGATAGTTTCCTGCTGCGTATGAAAGAAACGGAATTAAAGTATAATGTTTAACTTCAAAGAGGACTGGGAAGAACCAACCAAAAAAGCAATCCAAAAAATGTTGTCCTACAAAGGATATATCCCGTCCAAAGATATGAATGAGTTTCATTATGAAATCTACCTCAAAGTAGCACCACCACACGAACTGGAACAAGACATTATTAGTGAAGCAACTATGCGTAAAATGATTAAAGAGGGAGCACGATGACGAAACTCTACAATCGTCCTATGAATTTCTTTGAGAAAATCCAAGTTGGTTGGTGGTGGGTAGGAGAAATCTTTGATGAATGGTGTTATACTATGAGAAGTGAAGATGGAGAGTTTTTTAACTATCTTCAAAGTGATTATGTTCGTTATGAGGAGGAGATGTATTATGACTACGAATAAAGAAAGAGCAGAAGAACTCCTAAAAGTTATTTGTAAAAGTGAAGCACACAATACTGCTTGGATGCTTCAAGAGGTTCTTCAACATCTTCGTAAGCAACTATCAGGAACGAATAAGATTGATTTTACTGATGAACTGGATGTAATGTTTAATGCTGGATGGGATGAATGTCTCAAAGAGATTGATGCTATTTGTGATGAATTGGAGGCACTATGAAATTTGAAGGAATTGATTGGGCAATTTTGTCTTTCTTTTTTATTATAATCGTTGCTGGTGCTATTATCACCTATGATTCTCAACAACAACGAGCACTCTTCCAACAAACATACAATAAGAACTTAGAGTGTCGTCAAGCACTCAAAGACCAAACAGTAGGAAGAGTGAATGAGATTTGTGGTGATGTTCCTGCTATTGGAGCTTTTGTGAAATGAATAAAGTTAAGTTTGTCTATGTAACTCGCACGATTGACCCTAAGACACGCATTCATTACTTGGATGCGATTGACGAGCATGGTCAACACTGGATGGCAGAAATGTCACACAAAGAAGAGCCTTGGTTGTGCTTCACCGATCAATGGAAAAAAGATTTACAGGTGCCTTACGATTCATGAAGTATTGTTCTGGATGTAAACAAAATTTGCCATTAAATGAATTTGGTAAAAATTCATGTAAAGGTGATAATTTAAGTCCGTATTGTAAAAGTTGTACTAAAAGACATCAACAAGAAGTAAAAGCACTTAAAAAATCTCATCCTAAACCAAAATATTGTGAATGTTGCGGTAAACTAACTGATGGATTGTTAATTGATCATTGTCATGAAACAGGAAAATATCGTGGTTGGATTTGTAGAAAATGTAACACTGGCATTGGAATGTTGGGTGATAATTTAGATGGTATTAAACTAGCAGAAAATTATTTGACGAGGACAATCATGACTGAATATCAACCAACCCCACAAACACCAGAACAAGTAAATGAAGGTCTGCGTAATGCTATGAAACAAGCAAAGGAAGATGGTGTATTTGATTTTGATAAACTACTTGAAAAGCATTTCAATCGCCCACCATCATTATGGAAAATCATGAGAGATGAGCTAGGATTCTCTATTGATATGTGTGACGAGATTGTAGAAGCAGTTGAGCGATGGTTGCCGAAGGAAGACCCACGACCATCATATGATACGCTACAATGGGATAAATGTGTTAGAATGATGCGTGAAAAACTTTGGGAGCAAACAGAATGATGGAGGAGTTATACGAAAAACAAATGAATCTATCCTGTTGGTGTCAAAGGTGTTGTGCTGAAGCAACAGGGCATCATCATCTATTTCAGATGGTGTTGTGTCCTACCTGCGGCAACAAACGATGCCCCAAAGCATCAGACCACATGCTAGAATGTACTGGCAGTAATGATCCAGGACAACTGGGGAGTATTTACTAATGACTAAAGAACAAATAGAACAACTGAGAGCACTGATTCGGTGTGAGATTGAATATGCTCTACAGGAAGAGAATGGATATCGTTTCTCTTATGAAACCAAAGAGTTTAATGATAGAGCATGGGAAACCTTTATAGATAGTTTTAACTTTAACATGACGGTAACGTAACATGGGAATGTTTGACTATCTAAGAAGCTCATATGATTTGGGCGAGCAGTTTACAAATACAGTGTGTCAAACCAAAGACATTGAAGAAGGTATTGGTGGCACAATGACTGACTACTGGTTAGATCCCAGTGGTCAATTGTGGTATCCAAGTTACATTGGTTGTCACACGATGGAAATCTATGAAGAGGGTCATCCAAAGTATGAGGCTAACAAGAAGTGGTTAAACTTTGAATGGATTCCTACTGGTGTACATGGTAAATATCAACCATGTATGATTACAAAGTATATTGAAATCCATCCTGCTAACTGGAAAGGTGAATGGGAGGATTGGCCTCGCTTGCGTATTCACTTCAAATATGGTAAACTACAGGATTATGAGGATGTGACAGGACGATGAGCACAACGACTTTCACTTACAAAAGTGACGAACTGGTGTGTATGGGTGAACGCTACCCATCCAAGACACTGACAATCTCAACGAAGTGCGATGATCTTAACGCACATGAGTTGCTTGACATTTTTAAATCTTTCATGTTAGGATGTGGTTATGCCGAAAAAAGTTTCTACGATGCCTGCTACGAAGTCTGCCAAGAGCACCCGCGTTACCGCCAAAGCGGAAACGGATCAAAACTGGGGGAAACTAACGAAACAAAAGAAGGATACCAAGACCCCTACCGTTACCCAACAGGGATGTAATCTCAAATTCAGTAATGATGTTGAGAAGTTTCCTTACAATGAGTTTCCCATTCGTCTAGAATACAAAGACGGTAACGACAAGAAAACCTGCTGGTTTCAATGCTACAATCATTTTGAAAAACACATTACACGATACAAAGTAACACAGTATGAAGCACTTACAAATGATGTGGCGCTGGTGGGCGAAGTCGCTGGGGCAAAAGGCAAGCGACTGCGATAAAGAATCAGATAAGGTTGCTATCATTCGCACTCTTATCTTTGCTACATATCTCATCACCAACTGCTTTATTGTGGCTGGTGTGGTGAGACACTGGAATGACAGAGACATTAACGTTGAGGTAGAAATCTATGAAAATCCAAACAGTTCCGAAGTCTTATACCCAGAAAGACGGCACAATCTGGGAATGGTTGGAAACACCCGAATTGAGGGCGTATATCACACAGGAACAATCAAAAATCGCACTGGAGAATTTGAATGAACCACCCAAACGAGCACCCAGAAATAGCTGAGCACGATTGGATTGATGATACATTCCGTGTTGAAGAAACTCGCTGGAAAACTTATAGGAGTTTTGCCAAAGATGGTAAAGAACTCATCACCTCACTACAGCGAGACTCTTGTATTACAGCAACCAGATTTTACCTTAAAGGATGCCAAGAAGGCTGGTCTGCTACCACAACATACGAGGGAACAGTAGGTGGAAAACTCTAAAGATTACCCATACCATGAGCTAGACCCAACTACGCCATGGTATGAGTTTTTGATGTATTGTGAGATTTGTCATCAGTTGGGAGTTAAGGATCAACCTAAATTAGGTAGATATCACGCATATCGTAGATATCTCAAATACATGGGAATTATATAATTGTAACTTTTTGTTACATAAAGAAAAAGAGAATATTAAGAAATCCCCATTTGTGTGGATTTGCTGATAAATTAGTGTAGTAAATCGCAATGAGTCCATGTCCTATTCAAATTCTACCAATTCTGATCTAACTCAAGAGGAATGGAAAGAGTTGGTAGCTTTGAAAAAGCAAATCAATCAAAATCCTGCTGCTGTTCACCCCGATAAGATGGAACTTTTCACCGAACTTTTGGTTCGTTCCTGGGACGCAAAGTGCGAACCCCCCGACACAACTATTTGGCGCAAAGGTCACCCGATGGAAGAATGATGACAGACAAAGAACGCTTGACATTTCTTGAAGACAAGGTTAGAATTTTGGAACAAGAAAACATTGAAACCACCAACGCATTGTATGAACTGGAGAATCGTCTTCAGGCACAAATTGATGCGTTGATTAATTATACCATGTCACTAAAAGATTGGGAGAGACCAAATGACGTATACTGAAGATTCTCTAAAAGTCAGTGAGAATGATGACGGCACCCTTGCTATTGAATGGGATCCAAATGACCCAAAGTATGCTATTTTTAATGAAATGACTCAGGAAGAACTACAGGAGTATTTTACCAAAGCATTAGAAGAATTCATAGCAAAATGTCAGGAAGATGAATCAAACAATACAGGATCTTAAATACATGGCACAGTATAGTGATGAAGTGTTGATGAAAATGGAATACGATGCCGTGAAGAAAGAGCGTGACTCGTGGCGTCGTAACTTTGAAGAACTCAAAATTAAATATGAAGAACTTCAAAACATCTATGTTGAAACAGAAGATGAACTGAATGAGTATCGTGATAAGTTTATCAATGAAGCTCTTCAGCATAACTATCTGAAGGATGATTACGAATATCTACAGCGTGATATGTGCGATGTTAAGTCTCGCTTATCAGTGCTTGAAGCATTCATGAGAAGCTCTAATGGGTGGAGTGCTTGACACGGCGCTGGATCTCCTGTATATTACATAGGTAATCGAGAGACACCCAAGTGACTTCCGCTTTTCTCACCAAAGACTTCAGCGACTATTGCGCTCAGCAAGATGCTCGCAATACTCTTCAACTTAATGTTGTCAAGTGGGTATGGCAATTCTGTGATGCTCTGCGTGATGCTGCTCCCGAAGGTTATGATTATACCTTTGTGTCTGGCAAGAAGTATCACAAGATCATCATGATTGACAATGGTGGTCAACGTTCTGTTCACGCTTTTGTTGACAAGAAGACGGGTGAAGTCTACAAGTCTGCGTCTTGGAGGCAACCTGCCAAGGGCGTTCGTTACGATCTGCGTCTGATTCGTGATCGTGAATATCTGTTTGCCCACGCTGATTGGGCAGGCGCTTACCTTTACATGAAGTGATTTTATTATGACTTACGTTGTTCAACTCTACGTCGGTGGCAAGGTCTTCAACGAAGAAGTCCAAGCTGTAAATCCTCAAGATGCGAGGGAAACTGCTCTCGCTCGTAATCCCAAAGCAAAAGTAATCGGAGTCAACGTTAAATTCTGATGGTAACCGCAATCGTTGGTGGTATTATTCTTGCCACATTCTCTGTTATGTTCTACCTTGATGACCGTGCTGGTGGTGGTCTCTATGACCCCGACCCGTCCGCGTCTTATCGGTATCGGCAACAGCATAAGCAACGCTGATCGTTCAACCCCTTGACTCCAGCGCCCAAATCCAGTATATTACATAGGTAATCGAGACACACCCCCGATGGTCTTCCACTACACTGCTGGTCGCGGCAAGCAAGGCACCCTGACTCTTGTTCCTTCTATGTCTCTTCGCAACCCTGAATATGTCTGTGTTGCTGAGGTTGAAGGTAACAGCATGGTGGTTTCTAATCCTCGCCCGTTGAATGAAGCACTTAACTGGGCACAAAACTATTGTGGTTCTTTCTGTCTTCTCTGATGGATATTGTTAATCTTTCTGTGCTTGCCACCTACATTCTTTTAGTTGGTGGCATCGTATTCTTTTTCAAAACCATTTACCGCTGAACATCATGGCAACTCGCTCTCGCATTGGTATTCAACTCGCTGACGAATCTGTGCTCTCTGTGTATCATCACTGGGATGGTTATCCTGAGTGGCTTGGTCGTATTCTGAAGACTCATTACAACACCAAAGATAAAGTTGCTGAACTGATTGATGGTGGTGACATGAGCACTTGCTGGAACGATAACAACGAACCTGAGTATTATACTGATCGCGGTGAAGAGTATACTCCTCCTCGCCTTGATGAAAACAAATATGATTATCTCTGTGGTAACAACTCTGGTGAAGAGTATGCTTACCTGTATGTAAATGGTGACTGGGTGTGCTACAATCTTCATCTGTTTGAAGAAAACACTATGCCCACCATCGCTGAAATTCCTACTGGAGCACTCGCATGTTGAACGAAGAACAAGTTATTGACGTAACATCTGAAGAAGTGGTGGAGGAGGAGAATTCTCCTTCTCCCGAAGAGAATACTCGGGTTAATTACGTTAGTCAATATGTAGATTTTAAAAAGCAAACATACAAGTATAAACAACTGAAAAAACAAATTCAAAACAACATCAAGGCACAACGCGGCTTTGGTTATACCTACAAGGAGATTGATTATGACTCGTAATTCTGGATTTATTGACCCTACCGTTGCTGCTGTTGCGCTTGGTGTGGGTGTGTTTGCTGCCATCGTATTCATCGGTGGTCCACAATATAATGTGTGGCAACAATCTCTTGCTGGTAAAGCAGAACTTCAAAAAGCAGAATATACTCGTCAGGTAGCAGTGTTGGAAGCACAAGCAAAGAAAGATAGTGCTCAACAGCTTGCTGAGGCAGAGATTATTCGTGCTGGTGGTGTTGCTAAAGCAAACCAAATCATCGGTGATTCACTGAAAGATAACCGTGAGTATCTTCAGTATCTGTACATCACTGGTATTGAAGAAGGTTCGCAGAAAGGTAACGTGACCATCTATGTGCCTACTGAAGGTGGTATGCCTGTGCCTACACTTCAGATGAATAAGTAATCGTTACGGATTGCTAACATGGGGTTGCCAGATCCCCTCAAAACTGGTATTATACTTCTATTCTTGATCCAAACACATGATTGCTTCTGTTGCCGAACACAATTTTGTTTCTACTTATTGGGATGCTATTGCTTGTGATCCTGATTCTTGGTGTTACACTCCTAGTACATACAATATTGATGGTGTTGAACTTGTCGGCACACCTCATATGATGAAGTGGGATCTTTTGAATCCTTGGAAGAATCCTGGTCGCGCTTTTGGTGCTAATCTTGGTCAGGTAGAAAAACTTAAATTGGATATTGAAACTAATGGCATTGATACTGACAAACCTGTTATTTACTATGATGTAGATACGCTTGATCGTATCAATGGTGAGCATCGTTTCCTTGCATCTAATATACTTGGTATTGATGGATGGATGGCGCAAGGTGTTCGTTTTGCCGATGAAGTAGCAAAGATTAAGTTTGCCCTTGCTTCTAATAAAAAGCGTGAAGATGTTTACAATCCTCCTTCCCGCGAAGATGTAGAATCTGCTATTCGTGCTCTCATCAATCTTGGTGCTATTATCACTGACGAAGATATTAAAACCGAAGTCCGTTTTCTTGGTACTGGAGCTATTTCTGAAAGTTCTATCAAATCTGTATACAATCGTTTGATTGCTGAGCGTATCTTTAGTGGTAAAGTAACTTCAGAAACTCGTTTTACTGATTGGAATGATGAGAAACTGGATCTGTTTTTTCAAAATACTGAAGATCCTTGGGTGAATGAGTATTGGAACAATACTTCTGAGTATACCATGTATATCAACATGAACAATTTTGATTCTCGAATCAATAGTCTGATTAACATGGCGGCACAAGCATCTGCTGCCAACAAACCTCTTCACCTGCTGATTTCGGTTAAACTCTATCAAAAACAAGAACTTGATACTACTCGCGCAAAGGTATTTACCGATGATTTGAAGAGCGTTGAGCGTCAAATCTGTACTATCATGGGTATGATTCATGAACGTTGTGGTTCTAATTTTCCTTGGAATCATGTTGAGTGTGAACATCGCTTTCTTGCTCAAGATCTACAAGAAGAAGATCCTGCTAAGCTTTACTATCTTGTTTGGAACTGAGCAATAAGGAATGCTTATCGGCAGGGGGCTTGCGCTCCCTGCTTTTTCGTGCCATACTATATTCATACAAACGACATTCACATGAAACTTCGTCCCCACCAGCAACGTGCCATTGATGCGATGCTGACTGCCACCCACGGCAGCGTCTATGTGCCCACTGGCGGTGGCAAGACCCTGATTGCCATTATGGACCTTGTGCGCCGTCTGAGCGCCTCTCAGCGCCCTCTCACGGCGGTTGTTATTTGTCCCAGGTTGCTGCTGGTCAACCAGTTGTGTGAGGAATACATGGAGGTTATCAACACCTACAACATGAATGTTGAGGTGCTTCATGTTCACTCTGGCGACACTCATTATTACAGCACCACCAAACCTGCTCAGATTGCTGTTCACACTGGCGTCTGTCTTGCTGCTGGTGCTCATCAGGTTATCTTCACCACCTATCATTCTCTTCACCAGATTGTTGAGGCAGGTATTGACATTGATGTAGCTTACTTCGATGAAGCGCATAATGCTACCAGCAAGCAGTTCTTTCCTAAAACTGCTATGGTTTCGCAGATGTCTGACGCTTGCTATTTCTTTACTGCTACTCCTCGTCAGTCTAAGAATCCGATGGGTCGTGGTATGAACAATTCGCTTGTGTTTGGCAAGGTTCTTCATACTGTACCTGCTCAAGAACTGATTCAGTCTGGTAGTATCATTCCTCCTCAGATTGTTATTCATGAGCAGGACATGGTGACTCGCACTAAGGATAATGCTGCCAACTGTGACAGCAACACTGTGCTTGATATTATTGACAATCTTGATGCTGATGCTGGTCAGAAGATTCTGGTAGCAGCACCTAGCAGCAAGATTATCTGGGGTATGGTAGCACAAACTGCGATGCTTCAGGAACTGTCTGAGCGTGGTTATGATGTGCTTCACATCACCGCCAAGCATGGTGCCTATGTCAACAAGCAGAAAGTGAATCGTGAGGTATTCTTTGACACGCTGACTGCGTGGGGCAAAGATCCTAATCGTAAGTTTGTGGTGTTTCACTACAGCATTCTGTCTGAAGGCATGAATGTTCCTGGTCTGACGCATTGTGTGCTCCTTCGTAACCTCAACATTGTGGAGATGGCGCAAACGATCGGTCGCGTTATCCGCATGAATATGGATGATGCGCGTGACATTGCGGAAGGTCGTATCACTGCTGGTGACCTGGGTAGCTATCGCAAACCGTTTGGTTTCGTGACTGTGCCTATCTACGGCAACTACGGTGCTCAGATTCAGAAGCGTCTTCAGAATGTTGTTGATGCTATCTTCGTTCAGGGTGTCCCTCCCACTTCCATTATCGCATAATTGTCAAGGGGGCAGCGGGATGACCTGTTGCCCCTTTCTCGCAGCCAGATCACCGAAAAATACCAAAGTACAAACGAACACCTATGATTACTAAAGATGGATATGCCGCAGTGCCCTGGTATGACACTAAATACGTTATACTTTACAATGGGCAGCAGATTGCGGACGTAAATTCGGCAGCAGAGGCGGTCGCCTACATTCGAAATCAACAAAAAAACACGAAAACAAAAAAGCCCAAGGGGCGGGGCAAATTGCCGCTTGAGGGGGGTTGACAGACTCCCACCGCCCATGCTATATTCTATTTGTTCTTTCAACGGGCAATCGAGTCCGAGAAATTCATGAAACAATTCTGGCAAGAAGTTCTTACACTTCCTTACAAATCCAATTCGCAAGACAATCCGCTTCACGAACAGCAAGTAAAAGATTTGCTTGACAAATATGGTTATACATATGTGTATCAACCGAATGGTTCACAGGCATCGCCTGACTTTCGCGTGACACTTCCCAGCGGTAAAACTGTTGACATTGAATGTAAGTCTTCGAAACAAACATTTCCTACATACAACGGTGGACTTCCTAAAGAAGGTGTAGTCTATATCTTCAGCACCAAGAAATACAACGATACAACAATTTTCTTTGCTGATGATGTAGTTTCTCACCGTAAGCGTGAACTCTACGCTCAACTGGTGGAAGATCTCAACGCTGTTCTCAAAACTTATCAACTGGATGAGGAATGGCAGAACGATAATCGTGGATTTGACTTCTACATTCGCAACATGTATACTCAGTCTGGTGGTAAAGACAAAACCGATTATTTCACTCATGCCGACAGACAAACCTGTGAATTCAACGTTCTCAATCACAACTGGTAATTGTCAAGATGTTCTCTCCACATATGGGGAGAACACTTTTCATTCTTGTATCACTGATCCTCCCTATGGTATGGGTATGGATCACTGGGATCATTCTGTGCCCAGTGTAGACATCTGGCGCGAGGTGTTTCGTACACTTCGCCCTGGTGCTTTTTGTTTAGCTTTCTGTTCTCCTGAATTGTATCATCGTCTGGCGGTGAATGTGGAGGATGCTGGGTTTGAAATCAAGGATCAGATTATGTGGATGACCACCACCAAGATGCCTAAACACAATCGTCTCAAACCCGCACACGAACCGATTGTAGTGGCACAGAAGCCTTACAAAGGCACACTCAAGGATAACTTTGAGCAGTGGGGATGTGGTCTGATTGATGTTGAGAATACTCGTGTGCCGTGGGATAAGAAACCTCCTACTGGTTGGGTGAAAGGTGGTGCCAGTCGCCGTACATTTGGTCGTGATGGTAACACCAAAGGTTCTGGTGCTGAGTGTGGGACAGTGGATGCGAATCCTGCTGGGCGTTATCCTTCCAATATTATTGGTGAAGTAGATTCAGAGCATCAGAAGTATTTCTATGCTCCCCGTGCTACTCGTAAAGAGAAAGGAGATTTCAACGACCATCCTACAGTCAAACCGATTGATTTGATGGCATATCTTATCAGAATCTATTCTCCTGTCAATTCTACGGTGCTGGACCCCTTCTGTGGTTCAGGCAGCACAGGCGTTGCGGCGATTGAAGAAAATAGAAATTTTGTAGGAATTGATTTGTCACAACACTACACAGACATAAGCACAACGAGAATACAATCTGTGATTGATAAGCAACGCTCATCGGCTGGGCGCTTGACTTTTGCTGACTGATGCCCTATATTACTAAGGTAATCAAGGGAACCGACATGACCCCGCAACTGACCAGCAAAGATGGTAACATGGTTGTTGATTTCTATCCTGTGAAGACGCCGTATGGTGACATCAGCAAGGAATGGTTTCTTCGTGCTGTGACTTTTGCTCCTCATGGTCAAGTGTCTAAAAAGTTTCTGAATCGTATTGAGATGGCACTGGATATTCGTGAGCGTCTTGCTCATGGTTATATCGAAACCCGCGACAATTCGAATCTTCCTCAACTCGGTAATCCTTTTCACGGTGCTTGCTGATGTCTTCTAAGTACATTGTAACTTTTACATTGCTGTTTGCGGCAATGTTTGGTTGGAACGCATTTCTCATTGTGCGTGACAATAAATTGTTTGATGCTTATGATGCGAAACAGAAACAGTATTGTGAGCAACTGAAAGTTTGGCATCCTGATTGTAAATGACACACGCAATTTATCAAGGTGAACCGCTGTTGTATGAAGAGTATATTCTACTTCAGGATATACTGTTAATGCTGGTGGATTCTGAGTTTGTCAGTAATCTTGATACAACAGAGCGTGAAATCTTCGAAGATTTGTACAACAAAATCATGACCGCATAATGGAAAAACTCTCTCACTGCCCCGCATGTAACGCGCTGTGGCATACGATTCCTATTCCCGAACATCTTCACGATTCATACTCTCCTCCCTATTTCTATTCGAGAGTCATCGCTCTTCAATCGTGGGAGACAGATAGAACACATTCTTACCATTGCCCTGACTGTGGCACAATCTTTAATCTTGACGGTACACTTAAAGGAGAAACTGTATGACTATTATTGCTATCATGGCTGGATTTTCGTTTGGTTATTCTATCATGGACATCATTCAAAACTATCGTGCCAACAAACGTTTGGAAGGATTCATGAAAGAGTTTGAGAATCATGATTGATCTCTTCCTTATTACACAACTCATCGCACACAATCCAGAACATCAAAAATTCTGTGCCACTGCGCTTAACATTCCATACGCTACAGATAATATCACTGATAAAGAATGGAATGACTTTCAAAATTGTATGAAGTTCTTTGCTCGTAGATCTCTTGACACTCAATAGATTTTCTGTTAAACTGAATCAAGTCGCAACTAACGCTATGAACTACGTCGCACTTGGTAATGAGATCTTCTGGCAACAACCTGATGGTCTCTATGTGCGCTCCAATGGTAAAACAGAACGTATTACCATGACTCATCATAATGATGAGGATATTGAGTTCTATGCGTCTCTATTCTACTACATAGAGCAGATTAACAGTCTCGCTCGTGAACGTCAACTTCAACTTACAGACAAAGTAAAATGATTACTCTCTCCCCGCTCACTCCCACTAGCTACAAAGTGATTATTGATTCTTCTGATCTTACTGATGAAGAACGCACTAAGTTACTCAGAAAGCGTGATCTCTTTCCTGCTGAGTTTGTTCACATGTTGATTGATGCTCTACCCGAAGATCAAACCTTCGCTTCCTATGACCATTATAACATGACTCTCTATGTCGCATGAACAACAATACAATGAATTAATTGACTGGGCGGGGGATCGTATTGATTCCCTGCTTTCTACAGCCAAGAAACGTAAAACACCAAAGAATAAAACATACTATCGTCTTAATGCTCAAGCAGTAGAAGAAGAGTTCTTTGATTGGTTTGCTGCTAGACATTCAGATAGTAAACAAAACGTACTCTTTATACCATATCATAAGAGTGTAGGTAATGATAATTGGAATCCATATAGAGATAAGTAATAGAGTTTTCCACAGGTTGTGGAAAAAGTGTTTGAAATTGTTACATAATTTAAATGGTTAAAAAAATAGGTATTGGTTCTTTATAGTGCTATTGAGAATCATTAGCAATAAGGTGTATTAAGTTGTCAAGGTGCCTCAGAGACCTCGTATATGCTACGAAATGTCTGAGTTTGTTGTAGTCTTAGCACGCGACCTAACGATTGTCAAGCCTTTGTCAGAAAACTCAAAAATCTCAAAATCCCCAAAAATCTCAAAAATCTCAAAACGGCAAAATCTGAGAATCCTGTATTTCCAAGGGTTTTCGAGTTTTTCGAGTTTTTAGAAAACTTAAAATTTGAGTTTTTTGAGATTTTTGAGATTTTTGAAGTCTTATAATTATAACTTATGGTTATAATAAGCAGAACTTATCAAAAAAGGGTTGACAAGACTGGAAAAGACTGGTATTATTACTAAGTAATCAATCAAAGGGATTCAATGACTGTTAAAAACTACCAGGATCTTCCTAGTTCTGCCATTAAAAACATTGTTATTGATACTGAGAAGAACACTGTAGCCATTGAATATAACAATGGTAACAAACAGTATACTTACAGTACCGAAGATGCTGAGGGTTTTGATCAGCAACTGTTGGCAGAATTCGACACCGAAGATGTTTCGGTGGGACGATTTGTGAGTCAGAGTGTCAATCAAGGCACTCTGAAACTGCTGGTTGACTGACCCTACCACACACTAAATAAGTTTGTCAAGGGGTAAAGACACCAATTTGGTTGTCAATATCCCTTACAGACGATTCTAGACACCTCTCAGGACACATTTCAATCTAATGGCTAAAGCAAAGGGAAACAACTTCAAAGAATTCTATAACGACTTCGATGAATTTGATGAGCAAGATTTAGAAATCCAGTATGGCGTGAAAGTACAAAACAAGGGACGAACTCCCAAGAAGCAGAAGAAACTTAAGTTTGACGGTGATGATATACAATGGTAAGTAAAAGTTTTCCACAGATATAACAAAACCTGTGGAAAACTATTGAAAGTTTTCCACAGCCCTGTGGAAAACTCTATAAGCCCCTCTAATCTGACCCATAAGCAAAGGTGATGGTTAGGGGGGTTGACTTTCACCCCCACCCCTGCCATACTAACTAAGTCAAGAGCAAACGACCCATGCGCCTCATCGAACGCCAAATGAACGCTGCCATCACCCGTGAGGTTGATTGGCGTGGTGACAATACCAGCGTCATGAATATTGATGGTGTGTCTCAGGTTCGCCTTCATGGTAACTTGATTGCCGAGGTTGGTGACAATTGGATTCGCCTGTTTGATGGTGGTTGGCAGACTGTCACCACCAAGTCTCGCCTGAATGCTATTCTCACCGAGCATGGTGTTCCTGGTGAGCGTGTCTTTCAGAAGAAAGGTCAGTGGTTTGTGAGTCAAGCGGGCGGCGCGATTCCTTTCTTTTCTGGAATGCGTCTGAATTAAAGATTCTGAGGTTTCTGAGAATTTTACGAAATCTTGAATTCTCAGAAACCTTGAAAACTTAAAATTCTCAGAAACCTCAGAATCTTTAAGTTTTTAAATTCTAACAAAACTTAAAATTTATAACTTTAAAGTTATAAATTTAATTAACAATCAAAGGAGTTAATGAATGACCACTTCTGAAATGTACACTGAAATTGTAGAACAAGAAATGGCTGATATCTTCCTTGATGAAGATGGTTACATTGTTGATGATTATTCCATTGATAATGTAATGGAAATTGAATATGATATCTAATCATATTCAATCCCTTTAGTATACCTTACCCCCAACAACATTATGACCAAAGAAGTGATGCTTTCCCTGCTCAATCGTGCCGCTGATGGTAACGAACTGATGGCAGTTCTTGACACTCTGACCGAAGATTCGGTGGATGAGTATCAGAATTCTCCTACCCTTGAGACTATCGAATTCTGATATCATTGTCAAATAACTATCTCTAATATGTAACATAAGCAATGCTTATCGCTCAGGGGGTTGACTTTCACCCCCTGATGATCTATTCTACATTTGTTCACGAGATTTCATGCCTGACACTTACACTTTCACTGGCGACGCTGTTACTTTCCTCGGGTTAGTTGGTGTCATCTCCACTGCGATTATCATCGTAACTGCCTTCACTCGCTACTACAATTCTCCCCTTCGGAAATGACAAACACTTTTGATCGTGAAGCATTGGTTGAAGCATACATTGATCGTTTGCTTGATAACATGAGCACCAAAGATTTGCTCCGTATTGTTGGTGACCAGATGGAAGAAAATCTCACCAGCTATACTGATGAGGAGTTAATTTCTGAGGTTGAGTCTTACTATCCCGATCTTCTTGACTGATCATGTTGTACCAAATCACTGAAATTGAGTTTGATTTTGATGATGAAGACCTCACAGATGCAGAGCGTGATGACATTATCGGTGACACAGTAGGACACATCTGGGAGGCAGATGATGAAGATGATCTAGTTGAAGAGGTTACATGTGCGATGGGTTGGTGTATTAAATCCATTGATTATCGCCACGTATTAGTATAACAAACTGAGCGGCCGCTTCGCTGCCCCCTTGCTTCCCTCCCCTCCCGCCCTCTAGGTTAGTCGCCTAGAGGGCATCTGTCTAGGTCGCCGCGGCCAGTTTGAGAGGTGGCACACGGGGGGGTTGTAGGGGGCGCTGCTGACCCTATACTAAGGGAGTCAACAGCAAACGACCCGATGGACTTCGACACCTGCCTTTGGGATGAGATTCAGGACTGCGAGGGTGAGATCTTCGATCAACCCTGGCCCATGGATGATGATGCAGAGCTGGAGGCGTTCTGCCTTGAGTGCTGCTTCGGACCCGAGGAGTGACAGTTCAGGGAGTGGTACACTACCACTCCCACCCCACCCCGTCAACCTCTATACTGATTCCAGTTCAATCAAACGACCCGATGACCGTCCGAACCAACGTCCTTCCCCTTGACCTCGCCACGGTGACCCTCACCGAGGCACAGTGGAGCACGATCCGTACCGCTCTCCTGTGCCTTGCCTGTGACTGCCGCGTGGCAGGTAAGGGCAGCGATGCAGACTACTACCTGAAGGCATACAACGACCTGAAGGCAGCGATGGGGATGGACGCCTGACACACTGGCACAAGGGGGATCGGATCCCCCACCTGACCCTGTAGACTAACAGCATGACAAACAACCCCTACATCGCTCAGATCATCGCCCAGGGCAAGGAGCCCAGCAAGGCACCTGCTCCTAAGGCAGAGTACCCCCGTACTATCCACGGTCGCACCTTTGAGACTGAGGCAGAGTATAGGGAGGCGCTTGCCGATTTCCTGAACGGGATGTGACAGTTCAACAAGTGGCACAGACCGCTTGACTTTCCCCCCGATCTGCTCCATACTACCTTCAGAAGCGAACCCTCCCAGCGAAACCACCCGACATCGGGACAGGTCATGGGTAAGATCCTTCACCACCGTAGGGGAGATCGGTGCCCCACCCCAAACCATTTCACTTCACAAATGTCCATCACTTTGACCGCTAACTACAAAGAAGTTCTCAGCACTGAAACTGTCGAGAAGATCGAAGAATTGCTCGAAGATAACTACGCTCTGGATGACATTCTGGAGTTCATTGATGAGTACAATGAGCGTGCCTTCGTTAACATCTACGAGGAGTATGTTCGCTGTGGTGAAGCGATCGGATACGAGGCAGTAGATGCACTCGCCAGTGAGGATGGAATTGATAACATCGAAGGTTGCGATGATCGCTACCGTGGGTGTTACGATTCTGAGGCAGACTTCGCTGAGGATTACTATAACGAAACCATGAATGTTCCCGATGGTTTGGTGATTGATTGGGAGGCAACTTACGATCGCAACCTGCGCTACGATTTCACCTCTTGTGATGATGGCACGTCCTATCGTTCCTGCCACATCTTCAGCGACTATTGATTAACATTCGCAAGCGTTATCTCCTGCTGGGTATCATCCTCTGCATGTGGTTTGGACCCGCAGGAGTGGCGGCGATTGTCGCCCTGATTAAACTCACGGCTGGGACGCCTGATCAACTGGCACAAGGCAGCGAGACGCCGCCCCCTGACCCTGTAGACTAACAGCATCAACCACAGACAAACGATGATCTTCCGAATCCGCCAGAACAGCAGCGCCATCCATCGCCTGACCGTCAATCCTATCACGGGCACCGCTCGGGTACAGTTCACCAGCAGCAGGAAGGTTTACCGCTTCGAAGGTGTCTCCCGTCGTGCCATGGTGAGCGCCTTGGTGATCCGCCCCCTCTCCCTGGGACAGTGGGTGAACCGTCACTGCCTCGCCTGATCGGCGGCGCTGACCCTGTAGACTAACAGCATCAACCACAGACAACCATGGCAAACCTGATCCGCCTCTCCCTGATCGCTGGCATCTGCCTGATGTTCGCTCAGACCCTCGGCAGCGTGTTCGCCCTCGCCCAGACCCTTGACCGTGTGACAGCTGAGAAGGTGTCCATCCTGGCAGAGATCCGCTGACCCGACCCTGTAGACTAACAGCATCAACCAAACGAAACGAGACCATGACCATGACCCTCAGCACCTACAACGGTTGGGCAACCTACGAGACCTGGAATGCCGCCCTGTGGATCGGCAACGATGAATTCCTCTACAACACCGCCAAGGCATGTGTAGAGTACTGTGGCGATGATGAGACCCCCTGGGAGAAGTTCGTTCGCTGCATGATGGATGGCATGATCGGTCGCCACCTCGGGCAGACCCGTGACGGGGTGGCATGGGATAGCGTCGCCATTGATGCCGACGAGATGAACGCCATGATGGCAGAGCTGTGACGGTTGAGGGGGTGTCCACTGATGCCCCCGATCCTGCCGCCCGACCCTGTAGACTAACAGCATCGAAACGAAACGACCCATGACCATGACCCTCGAAACCGCCAACCTGATCTGGAACGCCTGCTACGGCAGCACCCTCGCCAGCGAGACCGCTGAGGGTTGGGCGACCTACACCAGCGCCCAGCGTATGGAAGCGATCGAAGTTCGGGACGCCCACGCCAACGGTGGACAGTGGGGCATCTGGAACATCAGCGACCGCCACTGAGCGGCGCCGCCTGTAGACTTCTCTCAGTTCAACCGACAGACACCGATGATCCTCTCCATGGCATCCGACCTCCAGACCCGCCAGATCGTGTGGGCAGGTCGCCCGACTGATGACGCACAGCAGACCATGGGGCGCCTGGTCCCCATCACCGTAGAGGCATCGTGGTTGGCAGGTGCCCACGCCGACCGCTACCGTGATGAGGCGCTCGCCCGCCTGCCCCTGTTCACCCACGAGGACTGACCCATGGCATCCCCTCTCAAGTGCCGAGACGCCGAGCGCCAGCTGAGACAGGTTGGCGCTGTGCTCAAGCGAACCACAGCGTCGCATCAAGTCTGGAGGCATCCCGCCTGGCAGTCTGATCTGATCGTCCCGACCCATGGCAGCAAGGGACGCAGCACCATCTCACCTGGCATGTCGGCAGTCGTTCGCAAGGCGCTCGCCGCTGCCACCTGACCCGCCATCCTACCACGCCCCCCGAGCAGGGGGGCACTCGGACAGTTATTTTATAACGTTATCGTTATAACGGCGCGGCCGAGCGATACCAAAATTGATAGATACTATTAACCTACAAAACTTTGAAAACGCTCGACTGTTTTCGCTTTCATAAAAAAAATTTTTCCCACAAAAAAATGACTCAAAAACCTCTAAGTACTCGAACCACGCCAAGCGAAGAGTTTTCGTATATCTTCATAGTCCTCAAAGAACTTTTGAAGATGCTCACAGAAAGCTTGACAAGTCCCAGAAAACCTGTTAGGATAAAAGCAAGAAATCAATAAGACTATGAAACACTTCGTAATTGCGAGTGCCATGGCTTCGACCATCGCATTTCCTTTGAGCTCTCATGCTATTGCCCAACAGTATGCTACCGAATGGTCTGATAAACCCCAAGGTGCTGTATATAACACCCCAGACGGCGGTAAGATTCGCATCAGCCCTGGACCTGGCATCACTCAGAATATGAAACAGGTAGAAGCAGATCTTATTCGTAGGTATGGCAAACTACGCCAAAACTACGTTAACGTTGCTCAGTACGCACCTCAATCTCAGATTCAATACCACCCGCCGAGTTTCTTTCAAGGATCTGGTGGTCCTGTAGTTGTCCCTCCAACTGTAATTAATACTCAACCGAATCGCTGTCGTCAGAAACGCATCAATTTGTTTTTGTTCTTTGATGTAGAATCTTCCGACTGCTGATGGAGCAAGTTACTCACGTATTAGTAAGCGAACGAGAATTTACAATCGTTGTATTTGGCAACCGAGGATCTCAGAGACATTTGAAATTTCACTCGGTTGCTTTTTACAATGCTTTGGAATATTTACAGCAACGTATGCTTAGGCAACATATTTTATATTTTTACTAACTATATAAAGTCAGTTATGTTACAATTATGACACCAAAAGTATACGAAACAACTGTAGAATACAACGAAGATTTTGATGAATATTTTCTTACGTTACCTGACGAACTTGTTCAATCCGTTGGTTGGGAAGAAGGTAATGTAATAGAATGGAGAGTGAACAAAGACGGTTCAGTTTCATTGGAAAAAGTTGACGAATTTTTTGACGAAAGCGAAGAAAATGACTGAAGATAAAACCATACAGTACAAAATCATCGGCAAGAACGGTGAAGTGATTGATGATCAATCATTTAATGATTATGACAAATTAGCAGATCACATGTTAACTTTAGCGGATAAGTGGTATAATGGTTTGTATGATGCTGATGATTCTTTAGAGATTTCAACATTTGATAAGACTGGCGAACTTATTTACACCGACACAGCAACATTTGGAGAGACGATGGATGAACAATCAAGTTTGGAGGACGAGCTTAAGCAAATTGTTGACATCCGAAACGAATCAGCAGGTCAGGGTTTTGGAGAATCAACTTCAAAGCCTAGAAAAAAGAATAAGAAAAATTGAAGAACGCCTTACAAAACTACCAGATCCATTCATTATCATGTACAAACCACCCGAAGGGGAGGATTATGTAAAACTCAATGAGGCTTTGGATGATTTGTATGACAAACTAAATAAATTGAAAGGAACAAAATGTTCAAATGGCAGCAGGAAAAGGAAGACCAGTAGCAACGTATAGGGGATCTGACAGTGGAAGCACATGCCCAACCCCTTGTCAAGTTCCACCGAGAGAACTATCTGGAACTGGAAGTAGTAACAAAGTTTATGTCAACAAAATTCCTGTAATGGTAAATGGAGAATCTTTGAGTCCTTCTCAAGGCAACACATGTACGAATCCTTCATCTACATGCTCCGTCGAAAGAGTAGTAAAAGCCGATGGCACAGTGTTTCACATGAAGCAACCTATCGCACATATCGGAGATCAACTAAATATTGCGAACAATATTAAAATTGTCTCCGTCACAAGTAACGTATTTTCGAATTAATGTATTATGGCAAAAACAACAAGTTTCAACAAGTCAAGTTATGTCCCTGGAAAACCTAAGTGTACTCGTCAAGGTCGCAGTAAAAATACAAATCTTGCTGCATCCTCACGTAATGGACGCAAAAAACGCTATCGTGGGCAGGGTTCATAAAAAATGAGTCAATTAATCACCAATCTGCCACCTCAAAAGGTCTGGGTTCGTAAAGAATATTTGCGAGACCTACAAGATGGTCATGGTGAATTTGTAGAGGGCGTCTGGGTATGTGCGAAAAGCATACCTGGGCGTGCTTTTTATTTTGAAACGTACCTCCCAGAATACGGAGCACTCTACGATAAACTACCAATTAGCGCATTTTGTGGTTCTCCGCAGACTCCAAACCCAGATATGAACCTTCAAAATCTACAATTTTGGGATTGTATGAGCTATGGAGTCGTCTGTGTACAGAAAAAACACATTGGAGAACTGGATTTTGAGGTCTTCACCCGCGATTTTGGTCAGTTGCGCGGGCAATATTTGTTTAGCTTAGACAATTATCACCCATACAACGACAAAATTGACTGTGGAACAAGTGAATTGCCCGAAGAGCACAAGTCTCACAACTGTATTTTGTTAGAAAATGGGCAATTTGTCTTGTATCCTAACAATCGTATGCGCGTTTATAGTCCGTCTAGGACGCCAGAAGTACCCAAAACTCCCGATTTTAAGATATCTACTCGGTTTTATCGCACTGAGATTGGTCTGAAGTGGGGAAGATTGGGGGATACCGATGAATATTTTTGGAAAACTACCGAAGAAAAAGATATAACGGGATAGGAACCCCGTAAAAAGTTCTGTTTTAACCTTTTTGGAGAAAAACAGATGGCAAAATATCAAGTAGACCGCGATATTTCGTTTATGAAAGAAAATTGGGGTACTACAAAGCTAATTACAGACTATGGAGCGATGACTCCGACAAATAACTCAAGAAAAAACAACCCACCAGAAGATAGAATGTCTAGACCTTGTGGGGGCAAGGGTGGATTTGATGATTATGTGGAGCGTTGGCATTGAGAATGGGGTATAAATAATAATAAAATAGAGTATTCTCATGCCTGAAAGTAGGTCATTTAAAGATCTTAGCATTACATTTGCTAAAAATCCTATTACAAATGATCTTATGGTGGTCAAGGATTTCGTTGCGATTAAAAAATCCGTCGAAAATCTCTTGACCACTTACCCTGGTGAAAGATTTTTCAATCCAAATATTGGCAGTCGCATCACCCAACTACTATTTGAACCATTAGATTTCATTAATGCCACTTCTATTAGAGAAGAAATCGAATATACCATCAATGCGTTTGAACCAAGAGTGCTATTAAACTCAGTAAGTGTTGATATAAATGATAGTGATGATGGGTATGACGTAGAGATTGATTACTCTATTGTTGGATTACCAGAAAAAACCGACAGTATTACCCTCTTCCTAGAAAGAACTAGAGTCTAATGGCATATAATCAGTTAACAAGTTTAGATTATTTTGAAATAAAAAATGCTCTTAGAGATTATCTGAGAGCGAATTCTGAATTTACTGATTATGACTTCGAGGGATCAACCCTTGGAACATTGCTTGACGTGTTGGCATATAACACGTATTACACATCATTTAACGCTAACATGAGCGTTAATGAGACTTTTCTTGACTCAGCAACTTTAAGAGATAATGTTGTTGCGAGAGCAAAAGAATTGGGTTACACTCCACGTTCAGCGGTGGCAGCATCAGCTGCTGTAAATCTGAATATTATTCTAAGTGGAGTTAACTTGCCACAATCTGTATTTTTAAAAAGAGGAAATTCATTTTTAACAAATATAGATGAAACTGTATATCAATATGTTTTACTTGATGATGTACAGGCAAATGTTTTGCCCGACAATACTGTAAATTTCACAGACGTTAAAATTTACGAGGGACTATACATTTCAAACACATATACTGTTCCTGCTTATACTGGTTCATATAGCGTACTTTTACAAAACCAAAACATTGATACCTCATCAATTAGAATCAATGTTTATGAGAGTTCTAATTCCTCTTCTTTTCAAAAATTTGTACAGTCAGATAATATTTTAAATGTTGGCGCCACTTCTCCGACATATTTTGTCACTGAAGTTGAAGATGAAAATTATAAGATTACATTTGGCGACGGAATTTTTGGTAAGAAACTCATTGCTGGTCAAGTTATTGAAATAAGTTACTTAACAACAAACGCCGATGCGACGAATGGAGCTTCTGTTTTTACATACAACGGTCTAATCGCAGACGTTGCTGGAAATACCAATTTCACCGTTGCTGTTAATAACGTTACAACGCTCACGAAGGCGTTTGGTGGCGCTGGCATAGAAAGTATAGAAAGCATCAAACAGAACGCTCCAGCGAGTTTTGGAGCGCAGAATCGTGCTGTTACGACACTAGACTATGAAGCGATTGTAAGAAGAATATACCCAGCAATCGCTGATATTATTTCATATGGTGGCGAAGAAGATAATCCACCTGAATATGGAAAAGTAAAGGTATCAATCAAACCAAGAGAGTTAAGTTTTCTTTCATCGTACACCAAAAATTTAATTCTACAAGAAATTAAAAAATATGCGGTGGCTGCTGTCACTCCTGAAATTGTTGACCCTTCAATTATTTTTGTAGAATTGAATTCGAGAGTCTATTATGACCAGTCCTCAACAAACTTAAATTCAAATCAACTTAAGGAAAAAGTTATCTCTAATTTAACTAAGTATATTCAGTTATCAGATACTGAAAAATTTGGTGGCAAATTTAGATACAGTAAAGCAATTAGCACAATTGATGCTTCTGAAAAGGCAATCAAATCTAATTTGACTGATGTTATCATGAGAAAAGATTTTTATCCAGCATTAAATAGTAGTGCTTATTATGAATTTTGCTTGAGTAATCCATTTGATGATGACATTGATACACAAACTTTAGTGTCTACTGGATTTGTTGTTCAGCAATATCCAAATAATATTGTTTACCTTGAGGATAGAGGTTCCAAAGTAGTTTTATATCGCTTAGATTCGCAAACTGGTGATAAGATAGTCCTAAATTCTGAACAAGGCGAAATTGATTATGCGAAAGGTGATGTCAGATTATATAATTTAAATATCATCAAGGGATCATTCTCCGACAACAAAATAGAAATAAGATTAAAACCACAATATAATGATATTATCGCAAAGCGTCAAATTTATCTTGATGTAGACATTGAAAAGAGTTCTTTTACACTAATTCAAGAATAGAAGTAAATGGCATCCAAAGTAAAAAGTCTTTCTGCTCTCGTTGATCATCAGTTACCAGATTTTATAGCATCTGAGTACCCTAAATTTTCTGCGTTCATACAGAAATATTATGAACAACTTGAGTTGCCAGGACAACCTCTTGATTTAGTTAATAACGTAGTTAAGTATCGTGATATTGATACTTATGCTCACGATTTATTACGTCAAGAAACTGTTCTAACGCAAAACGTATTACCAACAGATACTACGATTTTAGTAGAAAATACTTCTTCATTCCCAAGTACAAATGGATATGTTCTGATTGGCAGCGAAGTTATTTTTTACAAAACCAAAACTGCTACTTCATTCGTAAACTGTTACAGAAATGTAAGCGCAGCAACTAAACTAGGTGATCTTTATTCTTCGATTGATTTTAAGTCAGTTCCAAACAATCAAGTTGGTGTAGGAACACCAACAACGGTAGGATTTTTGTCTGGAGATGTTGTCCTTAATATCAGTAATCTTTTTCTATATTCTTTAGTTAAAAATTTTGAAAAAGAATATTTGTCATCTTTCCCAGAAGCAAATCTTAAAACAACAGCAGACAAATCTTTATTGATCAAGAATATCAAAAAGTTTTATGCTGCTAAGGGAACAGAGTCATCAATCAAGTTTTTATTCAATTCTTTAGTTCCATCAGATTTACCAAATGACCCTACGGTTTGGTATCCAAAAGACTCAACATACAAAGCTTCGAGCGGCGAATGGATTAATAATTATTCGCTAAAAGTTAAAATCTTAGGAAGTGTATCAGATATTCGTCAATTAATTGGTTCCAGGATTAATCAAGTAGAAGATCCCAGTAATTCTTCTATTCTTTATGCTTCTGCTGTTATTGATAATATTATTTCTATTGGTGAGGGATTTTACGAGGTTATCCTCGCAGAATCCAGTGTAATAGGTCAATTTTCTGTAATTTCGCAAACATACCTAACCTCACCACTGTTATCCACCGCTTCTACAAATAATAGAGTAAATGTATATTCAACTGCTGGGTGGAAAAATACAAGCGGGCAGTTTGTTGTCGGTACAGAAATCGTAAAATTTAGATCAAAAACAGTAAATCAATTTATTATTGAATCAAGGGGTTCAAACCCAATAACATATTCAGCAAATACTCCTGTATATGAGAAATCTAATGTTTCTGTTTCTTATATTGATAGTACAGGAGCTACTCAAACAAAGGGTTTATTGATTTTAGGTATTTTATATAATTTAGACCAAAAAACTCCAACTCCATATTCTTCTGTTGGAGATTCTATTCAGATTGCTCCATCTGGATTTGAAACAAAAAATCCAATCATTTTCAGAAAGCAAACAAATAGTATTCGTTGGTTATTAAATGAAAACAACACATTTTCTTCTATAACTTCATTAGCGGAAGTACCAGTAAATGTTTCCGCTGTTTATGAAGACGAACAGTATTATTATATTGCTTCTTCTGGGTATCCTAATTACAATATTGGTAAGAATACATGGAATATTACTCTTGCTGACCAAAAACACTTAAAATTAATCAGAAAAACTCCCACAAGAACTACAGAGATTTACGAAACCAGTAATAAAGATGTCGGTGTATTGATCAATGGTGTTCCCATAAGAGGTGTAAAAGACGAAGAAACAATAACTTTTGGCGAGATCACAAATATTCAAGTAACTAACAAAGGTAGTGGATATTTAAACCCACCAAAGGTTTTGGTGATTGATAGTGCTGGAGTTAGCGGAGTAGCAAACGTTCAAGCGGTATTATCTGGAGACACAATTGATAGAATTGATGTTATTGGTGCTGGAAGTGGATTTTTCCCACCCGTTCCTACAATAGTTATAACTTCAGGAAGAAATGCTACTGTAGAACCAATCATCACGAATGGTAGAATTACAAGTATAAAAATAACAAACGCTGGTGAGTACTATACAACCGCTCCACGAGTTGTAGTTAAAGATTCTTCAGGAAAAGGAAGATTCGCTGATTTCACTGCTGTAATTTCTGATGAAGGTCAGCTCACGGGATTTGTCAAAAATAATGAAGGAAAGTTTTATGATCCACGAACAACAACTATCGAAATTCAATCTATTGGTTCTGGAGCACAGGCAATTTCTGTTGTTAGAACTTGGACAAAAAATAGATTTGAGAAACTAAAGACAAACTTAGATAATAATTATGGGCATTATTTTATCAACAACAATTTAGCGTTTGGATATGGATATTCTCATGTCGCAAATCCAAAAGATTTAAGGGTTGCTTTAAACGACAATTTAGATAATGTCGGTAATGTCGCATCAACATTAACACATTCTCCAATTATTGGTTATGCTTATGATGGTAATCCAATATATGGTCCATATGGATATCAGACACCAGGAAATCCACAGTCACCCATTACTAGAATGCGTTCTAGTTATAGATTAAAAATAAACAGACCAGGGGGACCATCAACAAATGCGTATGCTTTGGGATCGTTTATTGAAGATTATGAATATTCTCATCGTTTCGGAGATTTGGATGAAAATAACGGAAGATTTTGTGTTACTCCAGATTATCCAGATGGAGTGTATGCCTATTTTCTAACTATAGAGTCTAATAATGTACCAGCATATCCTTATTTCTTGGGGAAAAATTACTATTCTATTCCTGTAGATTCTAATTACAATAAAACTATCTCACAAGATGATTTACCCAACAACATTACTCGATTAAGAACAAGTAGAACTGAAAATAATGGAGATGGGGTAGTAGCTTTCGTTGAAGATATCACAACAGGTTCTGTCTCCGATGTTTCTGTTTTTTCTTCCCCGTCAAATTTTTCTATCGGAAGTATTGTAGATATTGACTACACTAATTCTGGTGGTAAGGATATTTTAGCGGAAGTTTCTAGTGTAAAAGGAAAACCAGTATCTTCTCTTTTATCTTCTTTTGGTATATACACATTTTTTGATTATTTCTCCGCCAGTATCACTTCGCAGTTAACTTCGACAGGAATTACTAACTATCCAGTAAATGTTGGTGGTTTGGGATTTTCTATTACTATTGATGCTAAAGATATCCCAGATTACAATTTAAACACAACTGATGTTTTATTAAGAGATGGTAGTATTTTGGTACTTTTACCACCATCTTTGGATAAGTGCGTAAAAATTACTACAGAATCCCCCTGTTATTTGTATGATGGCGATACATTGACACAATCGGGAACTTTTGCTTCTGGAAAAATCATTGGAAATGTATTCAATGGAAAAACTATTATTCTAAAAGAAGTAACAAAAAATTTCGAACCATCAAATACTAATTTTGCTACATCGAGCATAGAAGTTGTAAATTTAGTAGTTGATAAAATCTCATCATATACAGCTGATTCCGAAATTTTCCTAACAAATGGAAAACAAGCAATTATTTTGTCTACATCTTCAAATAAAATAAATCTAGCATCAAATACGTTTGTCAATGGAGAACCAATTATTTTTTCAAGTGCTTTTGCTGGTTTATTGACAAACAAAATTTATTATGTTGTAAATTCTTCCCCCACAAATTTTCAAGTAGCAACAACACCAAATGGTCCTGCATTATTGTTGCCTGATATCTCTTCCCCTGGATCTGTTGTTTTAAGTCAAAGAGGGTATGGAGTAGTATTAGAATCAACGGATCAAAAAAACATTTGTAAGGTTAGAGTACAAAGAGGAAATTTTGATGTTGATGCCACATATTTTCTGAGGACTAATAATTTAAGAGATACTGTCGGCAGTAGAATTGTCCAAAAAATACCATTAAGTTCTGGCATAAAAGTATTAACATCAACTGATAAGATTGCTGTTTTAAAAACCACAGAAAATCATGGTGTATCAGTGAATGAAAACATTATAGTTGATATCATTCCAGACGATTTTAATACTACTACAACAGTATACACCAGAAAAAGAATATACCAAAAAGTAAAATTAAGCACTCCATTTTACAACAAAACACTTGTAGATAGTGGTGTGGGTAGAATAATATTATTAAATAGTGGTTCGGATTATGCTTACGACACTAGTGGTAATTCCACATTAACCAATGTAGAATTAATATTTGTAGATCAAACCAAATGTAGAGGTGAGACTGGGCAAATAGTTTCTAATATCTCAGAGTCTGTTATTGGCAATCCTGGCAATCAAAATAATGCCAGAGCTACTTTAACTGTAACTAATGGATTGATTACCTCAATTATCATTACATCCAAAGGAAAATTTTACAAGAAAGGAGACATATTAACTATTTCACCATCTTCTGGATACCAAAATCCTCTATCATCTTCTGCCAGAAGTTTGCTTGTTGAGGTAGATCACGCTGGTTTTGCGTCTTCAAATACTAAATTATTTTTAAATGAGATTACTTCTATATCAAATGGAGATTACTTAAAAATAGATAGTGAAATAATGGAAGTAGTTAGTATTAATGCCAACGAAAATTCTGTGGTTGTATTGCGCGGTCAAAAAAATACAATTGCTGCTGACCACATTTTCAACAGAATTGTTTCTTCGGAATCTCCTCAATATAAATTAGGATTTAATTATCAATTAGGTACAACGGTTGCCGATCCTTTTGTAGACTCATATGACCCCGAAACTGGTGAATTGGTACTAACATTTGAGTCTGGAAACACAATAACTACTATCAATCCTATAACTTCATCTAGTTTCTTTTATGATCAAAATACTCCAAGAAAATTGGTTGGAGTTGTAGATGTTATAGAATCACCAAAATTTAAATTTGAATTTTCATATGATAATGTCAATTGGAGAAAAAATCCAGTTATACCTATTCAAAAATTCTATAAGTATAAATTTGATACTTCACATCCTTCTTTAGCTGGTAGTTTCTTAGAATTTTCTCCAAGTGGCAATTTGAACATATTAACCAATGAAGTAGAAAAAAGTATAGAAAAACCTGGATTTGCCAATTCTTTTATTTCTCTGAAGATAGGATTTGGCGCAAATATTTCTTCAAATAATTTCAGTGATAAAAAAATTAGCGAATTTACCAACTATTATTTTTATGATAAGAATAACATCATTGATTCGGAAAAAGCATATTTGAGATTGATTGATGATCCTTTACAAGGTGAACACAGAATTATCTATACAACGCCATCTGAGATGGTGTATGAAGTATCTAATTACCCACAATATTCTGGGTATGGAATAATTTCATACACAACTACATCAACAAACGCTGTTGGTCAAATAAACACTATAAAATTAGTTAATTCTGGCAACAGTATGTCTTCCGTTCCTGTTGTTGCTGGTGTTCGTCCAGCTGCGTCTTCAGAATGTACCGTGAATATCGAATGGAATCCACAAACACAAAGTATTATTGGCGTCTCTATTATTAATCCTGGCAGAAACTATTCTAAACCAAAAGCAATTGTGGTGAATGGAGATGGAAGAAATGCTGTTTTTGATATAAGAAAATCTACGGATAATTCAATAGCAGCAGTAATTTTGGTGAATGGTGGAACTGGATTTACTTACAAACCAGAAGTTAGAATTATCGAAACTGACGTAAAATTATATTTTGAAAGTACAAATATTGGTATTCCAAAAAAAGTTTCTATTATTCAAAATGGAAAGGCATTTAATGCTGATTATACCACAAAGAGAAAGATAACTTCACATAGAATTTTAATATTAAAAGATTTTCCAGAAAAAGCATTTTTTGAAGGAGAAATAGTAGAACAATATGATGGAAGTGTATTGATAGCAAAAGGATATGTATCAAAAGATGGATGGAAGGAAGGAAGTAATATCCTTAAATTGAATAGAGTTGAAGGAGAATTTAGAAACAATTTTCAAATTACAGGGAAAACTCAACTAAAAACTGCCAAGGTCACATCTTCGTTCGTTGGAGAATTTAATTACGATATTAAGTCATATTATGACAATTTAGGATATTATGCTTCCGATAAATCGAAATTAAGTACGTCTTCGCAAAAATTAACAGATTCCAATTTTTATCAAGACTACTCTTATGTTATTAGGTCTAGAACTCCTATTGACATATGGCGAGCTCTTATAAAGGCGTCAACCCACCCAGCTGGATTTAAATTATTTGGTGAAGTTTTTATTGAATCTGATGCTATAGCAAGAATGAAGCCAAATCCACCTAGTTTGGATTCGGTTTCGACTATTCAATTGTGGGATCCACAAAAAAATAAAGTTACTGTTCAAAACACATATAGAACTGTTACTCAGTCTATATTAAATTCTTCTTTCATGGATGTCCAAAGAGGAAAGGGAGCATTATTTGTAAATTCATTCGATGACGCCGAGACATCAAGTTTTGAAATAGTTTTAGATCCACCATTTAATGGTTATTTTGATTCGAATGGAAATAGAGCTGGAAATAAAATATTTACTATGAAAATATTAGGAAGCAACAATCCTGTTGCTGTTCCACAACAAGAGAATCTTGTTATTTCGTTAGATGGTATTCTTCAGCAACCAGGACTAGCGTTTACTGTATCAAATACACAAATTACCTTCAAAGAAGCGCCACTTGGATATAGAAATAATCAAGGGCAAAGTATTACACCATCTCAATATGTAGAGGGAGTTGATACACCATCACAGAAATTTGTTGGTAAAATTTTAAGATACAAAGATACTACCGTCAATTCACAATTTTTCAAGAAAATTAAAAATATATCAAATCAATTTGATGGAGTAAAAACCACCTTCCAATTGATTGATGATTCAAATAACAATATTGTTCTAGAGTCAGGTAACAATTTATTAGTTACAATTGATGGAGTTTTACAGACTGCAGGAATTACTCCAACTTTCCCAATAGATAGATCCTATTACATCAGAAGAACAGTAACTCCAAATGAAATTGTTTTTATAGAACCACCTAAGTCTGGTCAAGTTTTTGGCGCATATTCAATTTCTAGTTATGAAATAGCTGAAATTGATACATCACTTGTTGATGGAATTACATACGGTCCATTTATTATGCGAAGAGTTATCAATAAAAAACCTCTAGAAGTTTTTATTGATAACAATATATTAGTTTTTGTTGATAGAGTATTACAAAAGAAAACAAAAGATTATTCTATCCAAGGTTCTTCTATTAGATTCACCAACCCACCATTACCAGGGCAAAAAATAGTTATATTATATTATTATGGAAGATCCGTTTCTACATCAATAACCGCTTTCAATTATGAAGAAGACACTTATTTTAATTTAATTAAAATAGACTTGAATTATGTTCCTCCATTAGCACAATACGCTGATAGAATTTGTTACCAAGGAACGTCAACGACTAATTACACTGCTATTGGTAAAGCAAAAGGAGTATCTGTAACTAATACGGGTTCTATTTTATACATTGAATCTCAAAATGCTCCTTTTGATCCATCAAAAAATATTACTATCATAAATGGTTTAGCATCTGGTTTGGGTGATCTGACAATTCCTTCTTCATCAATTATATCTGTTTCCGATTTCGAACGAGACGATGAAACACTAGGTATTTTACAAAAAACAAATAGTGGGTGGTTGATAGGATCCTCAATATCAAGAACTTCTCCAAATTTTATTGACATTGGAGATAGAATCCGAGTTGATGGGGAAAAATCATATAGAAAAATTTTATCTCTCCCACAGAAAGTTTTCAAAACTCAATATAATTCAAATTCTTCAATAGCCAACAACTTCTTTGGTAGACTAAGTGTAACTCCAAATGAGGAAGTTGGAAGAGGGGAAGGACTATCAGTAACTGCCAGTATACAAAATGGATCTGTTACTCAGTTAGAATGGAATGATAGAAATTATTCTCAATATGGATTATCTAGAATCCAACCAGGAGCTTATGGGTATGAAAATGCTCCTAAGTTAATTTTTGTTCCTCAACCATTAAGAGATGAAGGCGGAACTATTATTTCGCCTGCTCAGGGGGGAGGTGCGAGCGGTTTTGCTGTAGAAAGTAAGGGAGAAATTATTGATATTATTTTAACTAATGGTGGAAGCGGTTATTTGACACCGCCAAGGGTATATGTTGCTAAAGGATTTGATATTATTAAAAATCCAGAGAAAAAAGTAACAACAAAAGTTGAATTAACTTTCTTCCCAGAAATTAAGACAACACTATTAGTTTCGGCACTCATAAATCTAGAATATGGATTTGCCGTACATGAAGCAGAATCTATTATTAGTCCAACAGAACTTCTAGAACCATCTAGAGTAATAACCACTGGCATTCATCCACTTTTTGAAACCATACCAGTAGCAGATGTTAAATATGATTCTTCAAGATCCGAAACACAATTTAATATATTAATATCACCAAATTCAGTAGTATCCTTAAAAAATCAAATTGTTGTTAATGTACACACTCTTTGGGAAAATGTCAAATCTACTTCTGTCAATTCTGTAAAACAAGAAATAGTTAAATCTATTCCTACAGGATTTTCCGATACTTATGCTGAACCAGGAATATCTATCGTATCATTTGCTCCATTAACTTTGGGGTCAACATTAAAGAAATTTGAAAATGGTGCGTTCAATGACATGGGTTACTTACAACTTGGCGGAATTTCTTTAGATCAATTCGATAGACTTTATGGAGATATTACCATAGAAGATTTCGAAGTTCGTTCAATGTCATCCAAAGGAGTTACGGAAGAAACCTTGATGAATCTTGGGTATGGTTCAACGAATGAACTAGGAGCATATCTACAAATGCCACTAACGACAAGCAGCACTATCATCTATGTTGCTAATACCAATGGTTTTCCTTCATCTGGCAAGTTACTGGTTGGTGACGAAATAGTAACTTATACTTCAAAATTAGTTGATCGTTTTATTGGAGTTTTACGAGGACAAAATAATACAACAGCAAAGACACACGATGCTGGTGATTACTTAAGAACTACAAATTAGTACTATAAATATAAATAAGAATTACGAACCTATTAGCAAGAGAGAAATTTTCAATGGCCGCAATAATCTCTGAAAAGTTTAGAATCTTTAATGCCAAACAATTTTATGAGTCTTTGACAGAACCGCTATCTGGTTCAGATTCATCTTCAGAAAGAACAAGAATGTACTTCTTTGTTGGTAGACCACAAAGATGGTATGCTTACCTAGAAGTGTATAACAAGTCAGCTACTGATTTCGTTGCTGGTCGTGACAAAGTTTTTGTTGGTGCTAATTTCGCTTCTGCTACGTTCAAAGCAGATGTTGTAGCTTCATATCCAAACTCACTTCTTCTTTCTGCTATTGGTCCAACTGCTTCTGCCGTCCCACCACAGGGTTCAACATTAACTGGATACAATCCAATTACAAGTAGCAATACTGCTGCTACTGCTCTAACGGGTGTATATCGTTTTGCTACTGATGATATTCCTACAATTCCTTACGACAACCAGACAGAAAAATATCTAGCATATGCCGACATTCTTGCTGCTAAACGCATTACTGGTGAATTTGCTAGACCAGTTGTAAGAAGATATAATTGGGACATTTCAACCAACAGTCGTTTTGATATGTGGAGACCCGACTATTCAGAACAAAAAACTTCTTCGGTAGTTTTATCTGGTGGCTCCACTGGTTCCCAAAATATTTCAACCGCCAAATTTTATGTTGTAAATAACAAGTACGAAGTTTTTAAGTGTTTATATAACGGTGAGAGACCTGCTTCTCTTCTTCCTGGTGGTGTTCTTCCTACAGTAGCATATGAACCATCCACAACTCCTTCGAGTGGTACATATTCTAATGGAATTTACAAAGAACCTGTAGACGCTAATGGTTTTTGTAATTATATTTGGAAGTATATGTACACCATTACAACAAATGATGTTCTTAGATTCCTATCAACAGATTTTATTCCCATTGTTGCTGACGGTGCAGTTCAAGCAGCGGCAGTTAATGGATCTATCAGTACAGTTGTACTAAAAGCAATTGGATCTGATTTACCAACTAGTCAAACATCTCTATATACTCCTATCTTTGGCGATGGAAGTGGAGGAATCGTCAAATTCGGAACAAATTCATCTGGAAACATTACTTATGCTATTCTCCACGCTGCTGGCACTGGGTATACTTACGCAAATGTTTTGCTGACAAATGGAAATGTATATTCTGACGCAGCACTAACAACTCCCGTAACAGTTTCTTCAACTGCTATTGGTGCGATTGAATGTGTGTTATCACCACAGGGAGGACACGGTGCCGATCCTATTGTAGAATTAAATGCTAAGCGAATTATGACAAATATTCGCTTGACATATGCTGAGGGCGGTGGAGACTTTCCAGTAGAGAATGATTTTAGAAGAATTGGAATTCTACAAGACCCATATCTCTATGGCACATCAAACTTTGCCACAGTTGACACACTTTCTAATCTTAGAGCGATTAAATTAACCAATGTTACTGGCATTTTCCAGCAAGACGAAGAAATTACTCAATCTCTTCCTGGTGGTGGAGTTGCTAAGGGAACTGTAGTTGCTTGGACTCTAGATTCTGGTTCTACAACTTCAGGTGTTTTGAAATATTTCCAATCGCCAGAAAATCACCTAAACAATGGTGTAGTAAGAGCATTTATTTCAAATGCTACTTTCGCAGTAACTGGACAAACATCCAATATCACAGGAACTGTTGATACCACTTTCAATGCTTCGGCGTTGGGTTCTACGTTCACGAATGGATTAGCACTTCCAGAACTACAACCAAATTCTGGAGAAATCATTTATATTGAAAACAGAAGACTAATAACCAGAGCTCCAGACCAAGTAGAAGATATCAAACTTGTTATTGAATTCTGATTTTTTTTAAAGTAAATTACACGTAAGAGATTGAGAATAAAATGCCTCAAAAGACAAATCTTAGCGTCCCACCATATAACGATGATTTTAATGTAGACAAAGGGTTTTACAAAGTATTGTTTCGCCCTGGATACAGCATACAAACCAGAGAGTTAACTACTTTACAATCTGTTTTACAAAATCAAATTGAAAATTTTGGCAGAAGTAGATTTAAACAGGGACAAATGGTTGTTCCTGGAGAGGTATCATTTAATAATAAATTAGATTATGTCAAATTAGCATCTGTTGATGATGTTGCCGTCAATCAAAATGGAAATATTGTATTTGAAAAATATGATATTTCACAGTTAGTAGGAAAGACTTTACAAGGATTATCTTCTGGTGTTCAAGCTTCCGTTGTTTGGTATGCCTTTTCTTCTGAAGTTGAATCTGATATTTTATTTGTAAAATATATTAATAGTGGCAATGCCAACAACGAAACTACTTTCCGACAGGGAGAGAATTTAGAAGTTTTAGATTTGCTTGACACGCCAACGTTGGTTGTTGGTACTGACGGCAGTGTTCTCCCAACAACCATTACAGTCAAAGATTATGACACAGGACTTAGTAGAATTATTGACAGTCCAGCAATGGGTTATGCCTCTGCCGTAAAGGTAGAGTCGGGAGTATATTTTGTAAATGGTTATTTTGTTAATAATCCAGAACAACTTATTATTGTTGACAAATATTACAATAAACCATCGGCAAAAGTTGGATTTGCTATCAGCGAAAATATAGTTACTCCAGAAAAAGATTCGTCCTTATACGATAATTCTCAAGGATCTTCCAATTTTTCTGCTCCTGGAGCACATAGATTTAATATTGATTTACAATTAATTGTATTAGACTACGATTCTCTTACAGATAATCAATACGTCCAATTAGTTACAATCAAAAATGGAGAAATTCAACAACTTGTCAAGTCAACTGATTATAATGTTTTAGAGGAAACATTAGCAAGAAGAACTTTTGACGAATCTGGAGATTATGTTGTTGATAATTTTTCGTTGGATTTGAGAGAATATTATCAAAAAGAAGGCAATAAAGGATTATATCCATTTAATGAAGAAACGAAATTAGTAAATACAAAAACTGTATCGGCGGCATCTAATTTGATGGTTGCTGGATTAGAGTCTGGCAAAGCTTACATCAAAGGATTTGAAGTTGTAAATAAAGAAAAGAAATATTTAGAAATTAATAAAGCTAGGGATACTTTAGTACAAAGCAATAATAGACTAAAGTTTTCTCCGCTTTCGTATTTTAATGTAACTAATGTTTATGGTAGTATACCATTAAATGCCGATAGTCAAGAATTGACGGCATATCCCACCGTTTATATGAATTCAATTTTTAATGATGGTTCTGTTGGATTGAATAATATCGAAACTGCATCTAGTCCAAAACAAACTATTCAAAGGCGCGGTCTGAAATATACATTAGATGATGGTATCATGACGTTGTATCTTTCGGATCCTGCGAATTTTGCTGCCAGAACTTTTCCAACCGATGCGGAATTTGGCACCACATTTACTAAATTGTGGTTTGTGGTAAACTTGGGCAGTTCGGCTGCCGCCACTATTGCTAGAAGTATTGATGTTTTATCTTTCTCAGTGGTTAAAAGACCAGATATTCCTTACACTGGTACAACAGAACCAAATTATTTGGAATTAACTGTTCTTGGAAATAAAGAAGATTTACAAGTATTTTTAAAAGAATACGACGATTTCGATACTGTAAAAAGAAGAAAGTTGTTCTTAACTCAAGATGATGCCAGAGAGTTTTATTTCCAGGGTCAAGGACAAAACGCATCCATTTCTCCATACTCGCATATTGTAGATTACAATAATGTAATAACTCCAATCGTCGGTGTTTGTAAACCAAAAGATTTTAATCTAGAAAAAATAGGATCTGGGTTTAATGTTGATACTGATATTGTAATCTCTAAGGGAAGACTTAGTACAGGAACAAATACTTACAATTCAGTATTTAAGTTTTCTTATTTTAATCCCACTTTTTTCACACAATTAACGCTAGATCAAGTAATTGCTACTCAAACATTTGTTCCAGGAAAATATGTCACTGGATTAACCAGTGATGCTTATGGTGTGATAGAAGGTTCTCAGGGGTCAAAATACACATCAGGTAGTATACTTTATGTTAGAGTTTTATCTGGGCAATTTATTTCTGGCGAAACCATAGTTGATGAAGCAGGAAATACACAAAGAATTGCTAGAGATGGCACAATCTCACACTTTACTGTAAATAGTAGAGGAGAAGGATATCCATCATCAACAAAATTAAAAATTAATGGAATAACTTACGATAATTCGGCTGTAGAACTAGGAATACTTGGAAACATTATCTTTAAAATTATAATCAAAGATCGTAATTTAGTATCACAAACTTATGCTTCAACTCCAGTAGTTTCTTTCGATACTGGAACAACTAATCCAATATCATCCGCCGTAGTAACACCCGTTTTATATAGAAACTCTGTACAAAATTATGGTCCAGAAAATGTCAAATCTCTACATTCGTCTTTTGGAGCAGGAAATGTTTACACATTTACTTGCGATGTAGAGTCATTTGATTCTGCTTATTTAACAAATAAAGTATTAACTGACTTTACATTTTCTGGAACTAAGGGTTCCAAATTTATTGAGTGCAATGGATTCTCTGGCAATCCAGCAACAGAAGTAGTTCCTGGTGATTTGATACAATTCACAGACACAGCAAATAATGTTGTTCGTGTTATTGTACAAAGGGTAGATTTCCCAGAAGGACTAATAAAAGCAAGAATTTATTTTGACAATGTTTTACAAAATAATGTAACAAACACTAGTGTTATTAAAGTACGTTCTATAATTGGAAATGCTTCTAAGGCTTCTTTGGTAATTCCATCTGGAACAAAATATTTAAGTAAAATTGTTCAAGATCCAGAAAATTCCGAAATATCATATTTCTTTAGAAGAGACTTCGTAACAACTGCGTCTACAAGTGGAGGAAACATTACATTTGCTGCTCAACTTCCTTATGGCACACAGAGATTCGCTCCATTCTCAAAAGAAAATTTCTTACTGACTGTTCTAGATAAAAAATCTTCAACTACCGTTAATAACGGTGATATTATTTTCTTAAAAGATGATCAAGTTTCTGTTCAAAATTCAACTACCTCCACTATAGGTGGAGTAACTGCTGGTAGTGTAACGATTTCTCTGCCATCTAGTTTCTTCGGCACTACAACAAATTTCCCAATATTAAAATTAACCGCAACGATTGAAGTTTTAAAAGCTAGACCAAGATTAAAAACATTTAACTCAAACAAAAGAGTATTGGTGGTAACCCCTGGCGATAAAGTTATACCACTTAGAGGAATTGACGTAGACTCAAGTAGCGATGAGGTTATTTCATATTCTGATGTAGTGAAAATTAACTATGTGTATGAAGGGACTTCTCAAACACCTCCTGTAGTTTCGTCAACTGGAGATTTGGTCACAGGAACTGATGTAACAGAAAGATTTACTTTTGACGATGGACAGAGAGATACATTCTATGATATTTCTCGCCTTGTTTTAAAACCAGGATACGAAACACCAACAGGACAACTAATTATATCATTTGACTATTTTGAACATTCGCAAGGAGATTTTTGTACCGTAGATTCTTATGTACACGAATCTGGAGTTGGTTTGTCTGAAATTCCTGATTTCAATTCATCGGTATACGGAAAAATTTCTCTCAGAGATGTATTTGATTTCCGTCCAAAAGTTGATTCGTCTTCAATTATCAGTGGATATCAAGACATATCTATTCTTTCTTTAGTTGATTATAATAGTTTTACTGGATCTGCTGGGGTAACCTCCAATACTCCAGCGTCTGATAGCAATTTATCATACACTATCTCATATTCTTCGTCTCAATTTTTAGATAGAATTGATGGGATTTTCTTAGACAAAAAAGGAGAATTTATAGTAAAAGAAGGAAATTCTTCATTAAATCCAACAAAACCAGCTGATGTAGATGATGCTATCCCACTTTATTATCTGTATGTTCCTGCCTATACTGCGACATCAGATGATGTTCGTATTATTCCAGTTGACAACAAGCGTTACACAATGCGCGATATTGCCAAACTAGAAAAAAGAGTAGAAAGACTAGAAAAATACACACTACTGAGTGTATTAGAACAACAAGCATTGAACATGCAGATTAAAGATGATGTTGGTCTCGATAGATTTAAGAGTGGATTCCTTGTAGATAATTTTGAAAATCATGGCATTGGCAACTTAAAATCTTTAGATTATAAGTGTGCGATTGATACACAGCAGTCCGTATTAAGAACACCCTCATATGAAACATCCTTAAAGTTAACTGAAGTTAATGTAAATAAGGACCAAAGAGATTTAAATCACTACAGAAAAACGGGTGAAGTATTAACATTACCTTATGATAATATTGTTTTCGTAAAAAACCCATTCGCCACTAAAACTGTACCCGTAAATCCATTTGTAGTACTTCAATATGTTGGTGATGCTCATTTAAATCCAAATATAGACAGATGGTATGAGCAAAAACAATTCCCATTAATTTTAGACAATGACAGTCAAGTTTTCTCGACGTTCTATGCCAAGAGTGATTCTAGAGATGCATATGCTAGTTTACATAACAACTTTATTGTAAATTGGGTGGGAACAGATAGAGTATTTTTCAATACTACTTCTTTAAGTAATATTTCGAGCAATCTTGCTACTTCTAGTTCAACGAACGCAAATATCTCTAGCAATTCTAATATTAGTCCTCAAAATAATCAATTAGCTCAAAATGTTCCATCCAGAAAGAGTGGAAAAAATACTGTAGCAAATTCACTACAGCAATTCTGTCGCTCGGTTCCTGTATTCTTTACACTGACCAGAATGAAGCCATTTACCAAGTTTTATGTCTTCATGGACAATCAACCAATAGATAGATGGGTCAATCAAGATTACAGATATACTGGTGTATCTGGAAACTCTTTAAGTACCTTTAATAGTGGTCTTACATCTGACGCAAATGGCAATTTAAGTGGAATGATTTTAATTCCTTCTGGAAATGCTCCTCAGTCTGGTTCTGCTTGGACTGGATCAATTAATGATGTTCAATATGATACGACAGTAGAATTATTCTTCACTACTGGGATAAAAAATATTAAATTTACTTCTGATTCAACAGGATTAATTGATAGCACTGTTGATTCTTACGCAGAAATCAATTATTATGTGTCTGGTAACTTACCAGAACAACCAGCATCAATTATTTCAACTACTCCAGCAATTTTCAAGGCAAAAGAAGGAATTCAATATATTGAGAATACAAGAGCACAAGTAAAACCAAATCCACTATCACAATCATTTAAAGTTGAAAAATTCCCTGGTGGATTATTCTTAACTGGTATTGATTTATTCTTTAGCACAAAGAGTTCTTCTATACCAATTAAAGTTTATCTAACAAACATAGAAAGTGGCAAACCAGGAAAGTATATTTTACCTGGCAGCGAAAGTGTTTTAAATCCAGACACATATTTAAGAGTCTATACAAATGGAACTCTAACAATTAATAAAGGAGAAAATTGTAGTGGTGTAACATCTGGATCAGTTGGACCTGTAAAAGATGTTTATGATAGAAACAATATTGTATTAACTCCATCTACAACAGGAAGTTATACTCTAACAAATGATCAAGTTTATACAGTAGTTTTAAGTAACCACAATGGAAAATCATTTATTGAAAACGAAGAATTAAGATTTGCTTCATTAACTACTTATAATGCTGCTCAGAACACAAATTTAAGAGTTACCGTAGCAAGAGATTCTGGAAGATTAGTTGATCTTAGAGTTGATAATTTGGGTTCAGGTTATGACAGTGCTTCTATTCAGGTAGAAAGTCCCCAACTTCCAGGTGGCGTACAGGCTAGAGCGGTTTGTTCTGTTTCTTCTGGTAATATATTTGATGCTGATATTTTAGTTGCTGGAAGTGGTTATACTGATCCACCATCTATTATTATTACTGGAACTGGTTCTTCTGCCTCTGCGGCTTCTATTCAGTCATTTATCGAAATTGACACCCCAGCAGTAAGAATGGGAGTAGCAACAGATATTGATACAACTACTCGTTCGACTACACCAACAAGATTTACTTTTGAAAATCCAGTATATTTACAAAATGAAACAGAATATGCTTTGGTTATTGAATCTGACTCTACGGATTACAACATGTGGTCTTCAAAGTTGGGTGAAGTAGAAATTGCTTCTAATTCTGTAGTAACTTCTCAACCATTATTAGGATCTGTATTTAAATCCCAAAACGTAGATACATGGACAGAAGACTTATTAGAAGATATCAAATTTACTTTGTATAGAGCTGAGTTTGATATTTCTAGAAATGGTATAGTCGAATTAACTAATGAATTCTTAGATTATGAAGTATTGGATGAAAATCCATTTGAAGCAGATTCCTTATCAGATACTACAGCAACTTCTACTCTGTATAGAAACAATAATCAAGTTATTAAAGTAAATCATAGATTAAATGGATTTGAAGATAGTGGAAAATCTTATGTGAGTTTTAAAAATTCAAATAGTTTTGGTGGATTTGATAGTTCACAAATCAATAATACACTATATGAAGTATCAAATAGTGGATTAAATTTCTATAATATAACTGCAAATACATTGGCATCATCAAATGCTTTTGGCGGTGGTTCTAAAGTATTAGCATCATACAACAGAAAATATGAAAAATCATTTGCTCAACTTGCTTATTTGAATTTTCCCGAAACAAAAGTAAATGCTGAAATAAAAACTACCAATATTTTGCCAGCAGATGTAAAAGTCGTAAACTATCAATCGTATTCCCAATCAGAATATGAAAAAACATTTTTAAATGAAGAACATTTCTTCAATAATCAAAAAGTAGTGTGTTCAAGGGTCAATGAGTTAAAAAATATTACGGGCGATAAAAAATATTCATTACAATATAAGTTATCTTTATCTTCAACAAAATCATATTTGTCACCACTGATTGATTTAAGATCTTCGAATGTTATTTTATCAAATAATAATGTTGAAAAATCTTCTGGTGTTGAAGACAGATATGGAAGGAGAGATCAAATTATAGAATTTTACCCGATTTATAAATTTACAGTAAACGGAACAAATGTTAATTCTATAATTGCTGGTGATGCTGCGAATACTAAGTTGGTTTCTGGAAATACATCAAGAGCTCAAGCAGTAATTGTTAAATTTGACACAACAACTGCCGAATTATTCGTAAAAATGTTAACAGATACTTTATTCTCTCCAAGTGAGTCTTTATCATTTGCTTCTCAACCGTCGTTAACTGGTTTGACAGTTTCTTCTGGCGGAGTAACAGAAGTAGTATTTTCATTTAATGCAAATTCTACTGTTACTGCGATTGATAAAACAGACACTACAAAATCATATGACAACTTAATTAATGGAAAAGTTGTTTCCTGGGATAACAACAAAAAGAGGTTGAGAGTATCTTGTAACAAGCAACCCATCAATGATAATTATACTGCTGCGTCTACCATTGGTTCTGCTTATGCTAGAATTTCCATTTCAAGCGCATCAAATCAATCTAAAGATATTTTTAGAGTTAATGATTTAGTTGGGTACGAAAATCAACCAGCGGATACAAAATCATTCTTAGAAGTTAAGAGTGTTTCTTATGCTCCTGGCGTACTATATGTTCCAGAGAATAATAACAATAGTTCTTCTTTGGCAAAATATGTAACCAAAGAAATAACTTTAGAAACCCCAGCAACTTCTATTGATGTTAGATTAACTGCTAATATGTTTGAAATAGATGATGTTCAAGTTCTTTATAAAGTAAATTATGCTACATCCCAATACAATTTTGATGATGTTAGATGGGAATATTTCAATCAATCTGGCAATCCAGATATTCAAGTAATTCCATCAACAGATAATTTAATTGCTGGTTATATTGAAAATCAAAGTGCTTACAAGGAATATAAGTATTCTGTTAACAATTTACAGGAATTTACTTCTTTTGCTGTAAAAATTGTTATGAGGAGTGCTAACCCCGTTTATGTACCAAAAATTCAAGACTTAAGAGTTGTTGCTTCCTTCTAATAATGAACTACAGTAGAATACAAGATCATGATTATCTAATTAAAGATAACTCCACTGGAGCAGTTATAAATACTGATAAGGGTTTATTTGAAGATATAAAAAAAGCTCGCAGCAGTAACAGTTCTATTAAACAGTTACAGAACGATCTTGAGGATTTAAAGCATGAAATAACGGATATTAAAAATCTTCTAAGAGAATTAATCAAACATGGCGGTTAGAGAAGTTTTAAAAACATTTACGTTTGAACAGCAGCGTCAAGAAATCAATCGCCTATCGAGCGATGTTGGTGATGCCAGTTCTCTTTCTACTACATCAAAGATAGTAACACAAGCTATCAATGATATTGTTAGTGGCGCTCAATCTCTAGTTGATGCCAATTTATCGGGAGATCTAACGATAAACGGCGGAGACATTTATTTACAAAATGCTGCTACCGACATTTTCATAAGAGACAATGTATTAAACGCTCTTTTGATTACCGAAGGAGCAAATCCATATATTAGTATAGATACTACGAATAGTTCAGAATTAGTAACTATTCATAAGAATACACTAATTGGTGGAAATCTAACAGTAAACGGTGATATAACATTTAGAGCTGGAGATGGTGCGGCTGGATCAATAACTCTTGGAGATGGTAATACTGATAATATTGTTTTTGGAGCAGATGTAAATTCTAGCATCATACCAAATACAAATAATACTTATAATTTAGGATCATCTGGTCAAATATGGTCCTCATTATTTGTATCTACTATCACCAGTAGTTCAAATGCTGATGTCACAATTGATCCAAATGGTACTGGGGATTTTGTATTCAAGGGTGGCACGGGTCAAAATTTCGTTATTAATGATGGAACTGTAGAGAAATTTAGAATTGACAGTTCTAATGGAGACGTATATCTGACTGGAGGCATCACCATTCCAAGTGGTATTGCCATGCAAGACAATACTACAGATGCTTTCCAAATTAAAGAAGGAACAAACAAATATGTTTCTATTGATACTGTAAATGGCGCAGAAAAAGTAACACTTCACAAGAACGTAGATATTCTTGGAGATTTGTTCGTTGCTGGAACGACCACGACAATTAATTCGACAACCGTATCTGTAGACGATAAAAATATAGAACTTGGTTCTGTAGCAACCCCTTCAGACGCTACAGCTGATGGTGGCGGTATTACACTAAAAGCTACCTCAGATAAAACCATCAAGTGGTTACAGTCATCTGGAGCGTGGGAATTTAATACTCCTGTAAAGATTCAAGATGGTCTAAAAATTTCTCAAAATGCGATCGTCAATGACAATACAACCGCTTCTGATATTACAATCACCCCAGGAACGGATAGAGTAGTCATTCTTGATACTCGTTCTGGTTTTGTAGTTCCAAAAGGAACAACAGCACAGAGACCTACCACACCAATCGCTACAAACGGTTTGGTAAGATTCAATACAACAACTAATGAATTAGAATCATTTATTGACAATGAATATGTTTCTTTGACAGATCAATTTAGATATGGTATTACTGCTCCATCAAACACTTTAGGAAATAATGGAGACTTCTATTTCGATAAAGTAAAACAAGATTTCTATGGACCAAAAGAGGGTGGAAGTTGGCCCACTCCTATTTGTATTAAAGAGGATAAAGTAGAGAACGTAATTTACGTCAGCAAAGGTGGTAGTGATACTACTTATGATGGTTCTACTCCAGCAAAGGCATTTAAAACTATTAAGAGAGCAGCAGAAGCAGCAAGAGCAACTACAGGAAACACTACGATTAAAGTTGCTTCTGGCGATTACTATGAAGATAACCCAATTTACTTGCCAAAGGGTACTACTATTATCGGAGACAACCTTCGTGAAACAATTGTAAGACCACTGAATGATGGTGTTGATATGTTCTGGGTAACAAGTGGATGCTATGTTGCTCAATTTGTTATGAGAGATAACTATGGCGATCCAAGCAATTCAGCAGATGCTCTTCGTGGTGTTGGTCAATTAAATTCTGGCATTAACTCATTTATTAGCAACTCAACTACAACATTTAATCTATTCCCTGGTCACAACCTAAAAGATATCAGTGGAATTTATAAAGATGGAGCTAATATGCTCCAGTATAAGAGAACAGATACAATTAATTATGCTTATGGTCAGTTAGTCGGCGGATATCCTTCTCTTGTTATTCCACCAACTAACTTTACTGGAAATCTTACTAATGGAAATGCTGTAGTCACTGGCGTAAGTAGCACAGAGGGACTGGAAATTGGTGACGTAGTAACAGGCACAAATATCACTGTAGGAACAACAATCTCAAGCATTGATAGTGCCACACAAATAACTTTATCTGCCCCAGCATTAGCAAACGAGAATGGAGCAGCATTGAGTGTTCCTGGAGATGGAAAGTGTAAGAGAGATCTTGGTTTGATCTTAGATGCTGTTATTCACGACTTAAAGGTTGGCGGCAACGTCAAATCTATTTTAGCTGGAGAGTCTTATAGAGACGCTAACGGCAATCTACAATATATCACAACAGAATTTGTTGAGACAAAATATGCTATTGATCAACTAAGACTAAGGGCAAGACAAGTTGTTACTGATACATCCATCATCACTGAGTCTGGATTCTTAGCACAGTATCCAGCAGTAACAGTTGGTGATTGTACAAATGTACAGACAAATATTGATACTTTGTTTGGTATCGTAGTTTCTATCTTAGACGGCGCTGATAGTCCAGTTTACAATCCTGGTCCTGGATACTTAGTTGTTGATCAGGAGTGGATGAGAGTAGATGATATCACTGGCAATACAGTAACAGTATCTACAAATGGTAGAGGAGTTCCTAATCCAATCACTGGAGCAGCAACAGTAGCAGCAGAACATCCAAATGGTGCTGTTGTAACTCAAGGCGGTAGAATTTTCAGATATGCTGTTTCCTATCCAGATCAAAATGGAATCAAAGGTGCTGGAAGAATCAATGTAAGTTCTTCCAATTCAATTGTAACTGGAACAAACACTAAATTTAGATCCCAAACTTTTGCTGGTGGTTTGATAAAAGTAGGAAATAGTTCATATACTATTTTATCTGTACAGTCAGATACTCAATTAACATTAGCGACTGTACCAACTTCATCTGTTTCTGCTACTATTTACAGATTCATTCCACCAAAAGAAAGAATTTTCCTATCTCCATATGTACAGAACTGCTCAGTAATTTCTGTTCTTGGTCAGACTTCATATAACTCCACGACAAAAGCATATGATGCCTCCAAGACAAGAGCGGGTGGATTATTAATTGATGGAGGAAACTTGCTTTCAGATACACCATTGAAATCAATGGTTGCTGATGCGTTTACACAGGTTGTTTTCAACTCTGTTGGTTTCCACTTAAAGAATGACGCATATGCTCAGTTGGTATCTGTCTTTGAAATCTTCGAAGACGTTGGTGTGCTTTGTGAGACTGGTGGATATGCCTCTGTAACGAACTCTGCGACGAACTTCGGTAACGAAGGTCTTAAAGCGATTGGATTCAGTCCTGTGGCGCTTCCATTCTACGCTAACGGTAGAGTTGCTGGCATTACCAACATCACAAAAACATCATTCGCTACAACAGCGTCTGCTATCGTAGGAACTTCTTTCAGTTCAGTACTAAGTGGAGCAAAGACAAGAGTAACTGTTAGAGTCTCCGCTAACGATATTAGTAAATTTGAAAGGGGGCAAATTATTACGATTGCTAACCATACAGCAACACCAAACATCAATGGAACTGGTATAGAAATTGAAACAGTAAGATTCAGTGACAACTTATTCACATTTATTTTAAATACCCCATTCTTACAATCTTATGCTCCTCCTTATGCTGGTGGATCTACTGGATTGGTGACAATTACCAGCGGTTCTACTTACACTAAAGTAACCGCTATCAACTTCCAGAAAGCTCCCTTAGCAAACCAGATTGTAAAAATTGATCAATTGCCAGGACTTCCTGATGGAGAATATATTGTTGACGAAATTTTCATTTTTTCTCCCCCAGATGAAGCAAACACTTGCGAATTTAGTTTGGTTCAAAAAGTTCCAAATGCTGATCTTCCATTAGTTCCAAATAATGCTGCTATTGAACTTCGCACCCCATCAAGTGTTAACAGTTCTGGTCATACATTTGAATATGTTGGTTCTGGTACAAACTACATGGCTCTACCTACAAATGGTGGTAGAGCGATACCAGCAAAACAAAGTATAGAAATCAACGCAGGTAAGTGCTATGTTTCTGCTACCGACCAAGATGGTAACTTTACAGTTGGACCAAACTTCAACGTTGACCTAAGAACAGGTAAGGCTACTTTTACTGGTGCGGTTGCTATTGGTATTCTTGATTCGCTTCAATTAAAAGGATCGCCTGGTACACCAATTTTTGCGTTCTCAACCAATACAGATTTGGGTGGATCTTCTGGTAGATCAGATCAAGTTTTACCAACACAAAAAGCTGTACGTGATTTCGTTGTAGATAAAGTTGGTCCTTTCTTTGATCTGGATGTAGGTACTTCACCACAACCTGGACTTGTTGTTCAGTTGGATGGTACTGGTAAAATCAACCGAGACCAAATTCCACCACAAGAACCATTCAACGTTTATGTTGTTGATACAGATGCTGAGCGTTTAGTTGCCGCTATTCCTACATTATCTAAAACTGTTACTGCTCATACAATCGGCAGTAATGTATTGACACTAAACAATCTTGTTCAGGTTGAAATTGGATATGCGGTAACTGGTACTAATGTGCCACCAAATGGTCTAACAGATGCCAAAATTGTTGCGATTGATACGGGTACAAATCAAATTACTCTTGATGTTCCTGGAGCAAACTTTACATCACAAATTTCTGGAACAATTACAATTAAAAATGCCACTCCCCTAAAAGTGGGTGACTTCGTTGTTCAAACAAATACAACAACCCCACCATCAAGATCTTACATCTTAGCATCTCTACCAGCAACAATAAACAACAACTGGCAGGTTATTTCATCTGAACAAGTTGATGCCAGTCAGATCGTTTCTGGCATTGTATCTCCAGCTCGTTTAGGAACAAGAATTGCTAACCAAAATACATTCCTTTCTGGTCTAAGCAAATATGTTCCTCTACCAAAAGGCGTAAGAGCTGTTCCCAATCAAATTTCAGGAACAACAATTATTACATTAGGTAGCGATGGTCCCATTTCCGTTAAAGGAACATCTACACCTGCTAATATCTCATCGGCATTTTACACCAGTGGTGGTTCTCCAATATTTACATTTAACACATCAACACTTCACGGATTAGTAAACGGAGATTATGTTGAAGTTGATGGTATATCCCCAGGTTCTTATAATGGTTATTATCAAGTAACCGTAATTGATGGAGATACGTTTACTGTTCCCGCTGCTGTAAACCCAGGTGTATATGTAACTGGTGGAACTGTAACTAAGGGTGATCCATATAGAACTGGATTCCTTGATCTTGATGTAAACATTGCTAAGTTTGCTTCTGGGCAATCTACAGGAAGCAGTGAATATGGTGTTGCCAGCTTTGATTACAACACCTTCGAGATGTTATCATCAACTGGTTTCTCAGTAACTCTTAGAGATAAAGGTGTTTCACTATCCAAGATTGAGAATATTGGTCCTCGTTCATTACTTGGAAATACTTTTTATTCGGAACAAAACGTAGCAGAAGTTCCACTGAGGGGATTTGCTGCTGAAATTTTTGAATACGAAACTGTTCCTAATGTAAGTGGCAAATGGGAAATTAATGAATTAGTTACTAACAGAAGCATAGGAGAAAGACCACAACTACAGATGGTGGTTGGGCAATCAATTAAATTCATATTGAAACAATCTAATGTTGGTCACCCAATGTTTATCACTACTGTTCCTGGTCAAACAGGCACAATAGCAAATCCACCCGCATCAATTTATAATATAGGTATTACAAAATTTGTAAGTAGTGTTCAGAGTAATGGTTCTGGTGTTGAAGTTGGGGAGATTATTGTAACAGTAACTCAAGATACACCATCTGTATTATATTATCAAGACGGTTCTGACCCAGATAATTATGGTGTTATTAACATTACCAACTTCAGAGGAAGCACTGTCAATGTATCACAGACTTTCTCAACGATTGCTCCAGTTGTGATTGATACTTTCTCAGCAAAAGATATTTACACTGCTAAGTACTTACTTCAAATTCACAACAAACCAATTGGACCAACTAACGTACAAAATCAAGAAACAAAATATTTACACTCCACTGAATTGATGATCGTACATGATGGTGTTGATGTTTTAATCAGTGAATATGGTACTCTATGGACTAAAAATTTAGGTGAATTTACAGCTACATTAAACAATAATATCATTTCGGTAACATACACACCCACTGCTGTAAATGGAATGCCAGCAGGAAATCCTGGTGGATTCTGGAGTGGTGTAGAAAATGTAATTTCTAACACGATTAGATTAAGCAGAGACTTCCTCACATAAATAAAACAGCGTTGTTAATTTTTTGTAAACATGAATGCTGATACCCTGAGAACTAATTTTAATAATCAGTTGAAAGAAACTGAAGGTCAAATTGCTAAACTGAAAGGCGAATTAGAAAAGTTAGAAGAATATAAACTCAAACTACAAGGTGGTTTGGAAACGTTAGAGCTGCTATCTTCACAAGAGTCCGAAGAAGAAGCCCCAGCAGCAGAATAAAAAATAGACCCCAAAAGGGGGTCTTTTTTTATCGGTTGAAATATCCCCTTGGGAATAATTGACCAAATCTTGGTCGTCTACCACTAAGAATACCAGGAACAGAAGAACGATTTCCAGTAACAGGAGAATCTAAATTGTTTATGTTGTAATTTGAAGAAAATGCGGTATTGCTCGAAGCTCTTGTCACAGAAGAAAGTGTGGGAGTAATAAATGGTGTTGCTGTTGTCTGTAAAAAAGCAATAGAGTTATCTACTGCTGTTGCTGCTGTTGTTGGTTGTAAATCTGACAATACGATGTCTGGCATTAGGTTGTCCTCGCACAGAATAACATTCCTATTGAATTATTGCCACTTACATTATCAAGACCATTTTGAGATGTTTGATATCCAGATAGAATGATTTCATATATTTCCGAAGGACTAACAGTAATAGTATCTCCAGGTCTGAATTGAGTTAATCCAGGAGATGTTGCTACTTGTAGCATAATAAAATCATCTGGAATATAATATGGGCAAGGCATTAAATTATTCGAAATAGGAATTCCTTTCATTGGTTTGTAATAATTAGCTAAAGATGATACTGATTTATCTCTATTGGCATAACTGACTGATGTATCACTACTTTGATATCTGTCGTAAGTAGAGTTTCTATAATAAGTCAAAATACTTGTACTATCATTATCAGTATCAATATTTGCTGAATAAGTGCTTACTGGGAAGGTAAAGTTCCATGATCCACTTGTCTCTCGTAAATAACCGTAATTTGCTTCTCTTGATAGAGAATAATTAGTTGTTGGTTCTGCTTGAGTATTTGAGCTAGAATAATGATATCCAGGAACTTGATGAATTAAACTCACAGTCCTTCCACTTGAACTATAAAAAGTCATTCCACCATTCCAAACATTATTTAAATCCCAAATATTTGCTCCAAAATTACTTCCTTTGTGGATTGTGAAAGATCCAAATGGAATGATGGCGTTGTTAATTGTTTGTGTAAACTGTATAACAGCAAAGTTAGTATCTTGAGGTGATTGTGCTTTATAAATTCTTATAGAAAGAGGATACGCAGTTGGAGTTGATGATGTTGCGTAATCAATGTATGTAAACGATGTATCGCTCGTTGATATTTGATTGTTGTATTCTTGATAATCCAGTCCCCTATCGCCCCCGTAGAATCCATATTCATACCCACCATTTGTGGAAGTTGTGTTTGTTCCTTTTCTATTCAAGGAACACCACATTGCCCCAGAATTTAAATACATTCTATAGTTGTTTTGATCCATGCCAAACCCATAGAATGTTGTTCCAAATGTTTTTGTATTGTCATTTACATTTCTCAAAACCGCAAAATGTCCAAATGAACTCTTTTGATACATGGTGCTTCCAGCGCCATAGTTCGTGACAACAACATCACAAACTCCATTTCCAGCATTTTGCTGTGCGGTTGTTGCGCTATTTACGCCAACTAAAATGTCATTCGTTATATCAACACCACCAACAGCGGAACCAGGAATTGTCAGAACTTCATTTGCGTTCCACCCAGAACCTATATTGTGGATAGTTATGCCAGCTACACTACCAGTGTATGAGAATGGAGATGAAGGAAAACGATAAACACGAACTTTTAAAGATGATCTACCACCAGATGCTGGTATAGTATATTTCCAATATGGATAAAATGTGGTAGCGTTATTACTGTTTACCGATGGCAGAATTCTAATAACTCCACGCATAGATGGATTTGCTGAGTTAATATATCCATACGAATAAACTCCCGAAAAACCAGTCCCAGAAATTTCTTGTGGATTTGATACTTCATCTTCTGTCTGCGGCCATCCTCTCACTTGCCATGTCACGCTTGAAGTTCCTTGCCCTGTTGGGAAAACTCGATAAGATACTGATTGGTAGTTTGATGTATTTAAAATTTTATTTGTATTATATCCACTTGTTGGGTCATTTACCAAAAAGAAATTACCACCACTTGTTGTGTCATCAACTGTAAAATTTAGAGTATCCCCCATTTCAGCATCAATCTGAAAATTGTTGTATAAAACATTAAATTCTCTTCTCAATGGAATAAAACCAAAATTACCAGAAGTCCCTGTAATGTTTACAGGAATACCATTTGTGGCATCATCAAGTGTTGCTGCTAATCTAATGGTATTACCATCAACTCTAATAATATAATAGGTTGTATCGTTTGTTAATCCAGTAATAGATCCCCCAGTAACTGCTCCACCAGGATTCCATCTTACAGGATTTCCAGTTTGTAATCCATGTCTTGTGTATGATAGTGTATCATTTGCTGCGTTTACCGAACTCGTAAACCACTGTTCCAGTACACTATATGATGATGTTCCATTGTTAGTAACATAAAAATATCTGTTAATATTTGACGTTTGTGTTACCGCAGGACCACCACAAAATCTCCAGTTAGAATCTCCAAGGGTAGTTGAATTATTTCCTGGCGCTTCAAACGCTACAGGAGAACCAGCAACCGCACTACCACCATTAAACCCCAACTGACTAAAAGCAGTTTCTAACGCATCTAAAACATGCTGACTTGTCCATCCAGTATTTCCATTATTAACATTAATAACTGATTTAAAAATTGCCATTTTTTATTCTCCGATCTTTAATGCTGTTAGAGTTACTGTAATTGGGGTGGATGAGGTACTTCTGTTTGTAACAGAGAGATAGATTGTTGTGGTTCTTGGACTATCATTATTGAATCCCAAGATACCTGGACTGATTAATACTGTATTTGTAACACCATCAGTTCTTATTTCAGCGATAACACCAGAACCTGCTGTTGGATCTGTTCCTTCACTTCTTGTTGAATCAGCATCTCTTGATACGTCATCTGTATATACACGAACCCATGCCTCAGCAGTTGTTGTAATTTTAAATAGTGAATATGCTTTGTATCCAGTAATATTTAGTTCTGCTGTTGTGTCAGGAGCTAATGACGCAGTAGTTCCACTTAATTCTTGAATTGTTGGAACACTTGCTGCTACAGAAGCACTGACAACTCCATTTCCATCAATGGTTAATCCAGATCCAATCTTGATACCGCCAAGAACTGTTGCGGTTGCTGTTGGTAATGTATAACTACCTGTGTTTGCGCTAAGAACACCATTGACATCAATACTTAAGTTAGCACCAACTTTAATTCCACCAAGGACAGAACCAGAAGCAGTTGGAAGTGTGTACGCAGCAGGAATGGTTGGTTTGTTCTTAATAAAATCAAGAGAAGAATTATTAGTTTGATTCCAGTCTGCTTGAACTGGAGCAACGCTACCAATCGTGATTCTTCTGTTTCCAGAATCCCAGTTTACAGTCGTGCCAGCACTACCAACAAATTCAATGCTATCCGTTAATCCACTACTTGGAACAAGATCAACGAATGCGTTGTTACTGGTAGTATTTCTGCCTTGTAAATCATATGTAATAACAGTGCCACCACCACCGCCGCCGCTAACAATAGTGTTTAATACTTTATTGACACTATCATAAGTATATGTAACTCCAACTTTACTACCATTAATCAACATCAACGCAGCAGCATCTTTTGCCGCCGCATCTGTATATTGAGTTACTGTATTTGCTGGAGCTCTGAATGTGATTGTGGTTGCGTTGGTTCTTTCAACCAATAATCCATCAGCACCAGCAAAAGTGATATCGGTATTTGTAGTAGCAATACCGATTTCTTGTAATCTTAATTTAACAGTATTGCCAGCAGATGCTTCACTACTAAAATTATATGTTCTTCCTGTAATTGTGAGTTCATTGTTGACTCTGGAAATGTTGAGTCCGCTTGTTGCTCTGACAATAACATCACTCGTGGCACCACCAGAAGCAGAGAGTCTTAAAATTTTTCTTTCGGCATTTTGCTGTGTATTGCCAACAGTATAATCTTGTACCGATGTAGAGTATGTTTGTTGAAAGTTTCCAATGAGTGTTTGAAGATCTGAAGATGTAGAGCTTGAAGTTGTTACAACTCTTTGATTTGTCCAACTACCAGAATGAGAATAATATAGAGCACCGCCAGACTGCGAGTAAACCAAAGCACCTTCGTTTCCAGAAGCAGAAGGAAATTCAGCAATACTGGCATAATAAAATGGAATAAGGTTATTAGTTCTTGGAGCAGTAATTGCTCCATCATTAGATATAGTAACTAATGAGTCTTGAACTTCATTTCCTGTTGTTCCATTCCATCTTGCGATTGCTTTATCAGTTGATGTGACTGGACCAATCATGGTTCCACCACCACTTCCAGATCCACCAGCGGAAGCAGGCGCCCATTGAGTGCCATCCCAACGCAAAATGTTTCCTGTTATTGGAGTGGCAGATGAAACATTACCAAGATTTTGTAGTAATGTAGGAATTGTTGGTTTGCCAGTTAGATCAGCATATGCTCCACTAAACAATGTTGGTTTGTTTAGAATAGCACTAACCCCAGTTGTTGCTGTCCAATCAGCATTCACTTGTGCTGCTGGAATAGTTGGTCTATTCAGTAAATTATTGTAATTATTATAATCAGTTGGAACTGGAATGTTCTGGTATGTAATTCCATCATTAGTAAACTCCCACCTGTCACTCAATTCATTCCAACGAATAACAGTATCATTTGAAGATCCTCTTTCAACGATGATACTGGCATTAGCTGTTGGTTGTCCAACAACACTATCATTTAATATAATTTGATTGTTAGTAACATTTAATGTTGTTAGATTATTTGTTGTAATCGTTCCAACTACATTAAGATTACCAGTTATACTTAAATTTGATAATGTTGGTGAGGAATTTTCCGAGATAAAACTGGTAGTTGTCCACGTAGCACCCGCACCAGTGCTTGTTAGATATTGACCAGATATACCATTTGATCCATTAATTCTTAGTGAAGGTGTATCCAGTCCTGCGCTAAATGAAACTGGACCACCAGTTGTATTCGTAATAGTGTTTGCTAAAACAGTTGGCGATGTTGTACTTGTTCCAACCACTAATGAAGAGAATGTTTCAGCAGCATTCTTTTGTGCGTATCCAGTTAGTAGTGGTGGAGTAAAAGTTAGAACGCCAGATGTACTATTATATGTTAATGCTCCAGACCCAGACGCTCCCTGAGTAGTTATGCTTAAACTTGGTGGTGTTGAACCGCCGCCACCGCCGCCCGTAGAAGTTGCGTTTATTCTTCCATTCTGTGAATCATAAGCAAAACTAATTCCACTATGAAAACCATTGGTGAATAGATTTGCGGCAATTTTTTCAACGGTTGACCAAGGAAATTGGTTTTGTGATGGCATTATGATTTCCTACATTTTTCCGTAATAGTATTTATAATTCAGTATTTTAATTGTATAAATAAAGATAGAAAATTTAGCGGAAGGGGAGAGTGAACCTTCATGGCAACGAATGCTAAGGCGTTCGTCGTAAAAAACGGCGTCGTCGTACAAAATCAGAATAGATTAGAGTTACAAGAATTATCTTCGAATGGAGACAATTCTGTTTCGCTTCGAGCGCCATCATCTCTTTCCGCTAATTACACATTGACTCTACCCACAACTGCTGGCGTAGACAGACAGGTGTTACAAACGAATGGGTCGGGAGATCTATCGTGGGTAACACCTGTTTTTGTTGAAGATGTTTTGGCATTATCAATCGCGTTAGGATAAAATGGCAACTAATACCTTTAGATCCAGAGTAAGCGCAGCTGTTGGTACAACATATACCTCAGTATATACTTGCCCTGCCAATAGTGTAGCAATCATCATTGGACTAAACCTTGCTTGTGTAGCAACCTCTTCTGTAGTTGCCGATGTTCAAATTGATAAGGCGTCTGGTGCTGATGCTAATTTAATTAAAAATATTCCCATTCCTACTGGTGCTTCTTTCGAAGTTCTATCAGGGCAAAAGATTGTATTGGAAGTTGGGGATCAAGTAAGAGTACGATGTGACACTGCTGGCGGTATGGATGTCTTATTAAGTTTCTTAGAAATTACTAATTAATAGGAGGAGTAATGCCATACTTAGGTATAAGTCCCACAAGGACAGATAATAGAAAAATTGATACTCCCCTCCAAAGAGTTGGCGGTGGCGTTGGATTTAATGGTTCCGCAACTCAATTCTATCTAACGATTGAAGGGGAACCAGTTTATCCAGATACAGAACTATTAGTACAAGCAGTACTTAATGGCGGTCAGTTAAATCCAAAAGTAGATTTCTTTATTCAAAGTAACATCATTACTTTTGCGATTGCGCCATCTTCTGGAGCAATTTTCTTTGCTATTATTGGAGATAGAATTTCTCTCAACAAACCTGGAACAGATACCGTAACTACAGAAACTATAAAAGATTCTGCTGTTACTACTGCCAAGATTGCTGATAATGCGATCACTTCTGATAAGATTGCTCCTGGCACAGTAATCGCAGCTGATGTAGGTGACGGTGCTATCACCACAATTAAGTTAGATGGTACAGCTGGAGCAGAAGCAGTAACTACTGCTAAGATTCGTGATTTAAATGTCACAACTGCTAAACTTGCTGATACCGCTGTAACAAATGGCAAGATTGCTGACGGTGCGGTAGACAACTTAAAATTGAAGTCAAGTGCTTCAATAGATGCTGATAGAGCTGTCACCACAAATCATATTCGTGATTTAAACATCACTACTGGAAAGTTAGCAGGTGGAGCAGTAGATTCTTCCAAACTAAAGAGTAGTCCTTTAGTTGATTCTGACAGAGCAGTTACTACAAATCACATCCGTGATTTAAATGTCACTGGAGATAAAATTGCTACTGATGCCATCACATCAGATAAAATTGCCCAAGGAGCAATTGGCAATTCAGAAATTTCAAATGGTTCTATTACTCCCGAAAAATTAAATCTCACAGTTCTCACAGACCCAGCAAGTCCAACTGATGGTCAGTTAATTTTTAATACGTTCACAAACGCACCAAAAATTTACAACCAATCTCAAACCAGATGGGAAGAAATTCTAACTCAATCTACAGCTGGAACACTGGTTGGATGGACATTTTTAGCTGCTATTCCAACTTCCATCTCAGCTTTAACAGAAAGAAACACACAAGTATCGCCACAAACTAATGTAAAAGGATATGCTTTTAACGAAAATACATTTATTCCAAAACATGTAATAATTTCAGATGGCGGAAAAATTTCTTCTTCATCAGATTTAGTAAATTGGAGTGCGAGAACTTCAGGAACACCAAATAATTTAAATTCTGTATCATGGGGAGGATCCTTTTTCTTTGTTGGCGGAAATGCTAATACTGTGGTTACTTCATCTAATGGAGATACATGGGTAACTTCATCTGGACCATTTGGTGGTTCTGGAGCTGATATCGTAGCAACTTTTTCAGCAAATGGCGTTCAACTGATAGGAGGAAGTTTTGGTGAAATCGGATCTTCAACTGGATCAACTACTTTTACATCCAGAGTAAGTAATATCGCATCTTCAATTACGTCATTTGCTTATAACAACGGTGTGTTTGTTGTTGGTGGTAGTTCAGGTGAAATTTCATCTTCGATTAATGGCACAACATGGACCCAAAGATTAAATGTTGGTGGATCAAGAAAGGTACATTTACAAGCATTTGGCACTGGATTTATCGCTGTTATAGATGATTTGACAAGCAACGACGTTACGATTAAAACATCCACAAATGGAACTACTTGGACAGATCTAATCATCAATCCTCAAAATTTAACAACCATATCTTCGTTTAGATATTTTCCAGCTACACAAGCATATTTGGTCATGGATTCGGCTGGAAATACTTTAAGATCTGTTAATGGAAAAGACTGGGCGTTTTTCAATCAACCAGTATTTGAATTTGGAACAAGTATTAGCACATTGAATTTTAATTATGTCAGCATAGGTGGAAGTGAGTATTTTGTTATGATGGGAACAAAAAATGTTTCTGGAACTTTATCGCCATATTTTGTGACAGCAACATTCAATACTACAAGTAATCAATTACAATCAAATAAAAATTACATAGTAGACACATCATATGGATTAGTTAGTGCTTCATTACCAGCAAACCCAAATATTGGGGATATTATTAGATTTGCTGATGGTGCTAATACTTGGAGCACTGCTAATGCTGTTATTAATGCTAACAACAAATCATTCTTAGTTAGCACTGGAGTAATTGATAATGCTTTAGTACTTGATTATTCTGGCGCAAGCATTGATGTTGTATGGACAGGTTCATACTGGAGGGTATACTAAAATGTCTATTAACTTAAGTAGTTTAATTAATTCTGGAGGTAGTTCAGGATCAAATATTTACGATTTTCATGCTCTCACAAGAACTGCTGATGGCATGTTAGTTTATACATTAGAAGATACATTATCCGCTGGTGTTATTGATGTACGCAATGAACCAGTTGATAATTTATTTGCTTCATTAAATGAAGATTATGTAGAAGCACTTCCAAATGGAAGAGACAGAAATAATATTAATGGATTTGGTGATTTAAATAATGCGAATGATAAATACCAGCAGTATAGATTTGAAAACAAAAAAGTGAGGTATTTTATTGATGATGATGGTTACATGGTCGCAAGACTTAATGCTAATTACACATACTCAGGACCAAAATAATAGGAAATTAACATGGCAGACTTCAGATTAGGTAGATTAAAATTTAATTGGAGAGGCGCTTGGACTGCTACAACAGCCTACGAAATTGATGATATCGTGAAGTTTGGTGGCAATACATATGTTTGTACTGCTAACCATACATCTGCCGCATCTGAAGCGGCATTTTACACCAATGATATTGGAGCATCTCCAACCAGATGGAATGTCCACGTTCCAGGATACGAAGTAAAGGGAACATGGGCAGCAACCACTTTCTACAAACTAAATGACCTTGTTACTTATGGTAACACGATTTATGTTTGTACAACTCAACACACTTCAGCAAGCACGTTTGATGCTACTAAATTCTCAACGTACTTAGAAGGACTAAAGTTTGAGGATACGTGGTCAAGTACAACAGAATATCAAAAAGGAGATATTGTGGCATATGGTGGATATACTTTCACCTCACTCACCACAAATACCAATATTGCTCCTGGATCAAGTCCCACCGATTGGGGACTTCTTATCAAAGGATTGTTTCCTCAGGGAGCATGGAGTTCGGCAACAGCATATAAGCCTGGTGACGTAGTTCAATATGGTGGTTCTTTATATGTTGCTATCACAGCAAGCACAAATGTAAAACCTTCGTCAGATGTAACAAAGTGGTCTTTCATGCAAACAGGACTCAAGTGGAGAGGAACCTGGAGTGCTGTTACAGATTATAATATCGGTGAAATTGTATTTAAAGGTGCTAGTGCTTGGATAAATATCCAAGAATACACCATTGCCAATGGTGGAGCAAGAGATCCAGAACAAGCACCTGCTTTCTGGGAATTATTTGCTCAGGGTGATAATACCAGTAACGTGACCCAACAAATCGCTGCGGTTAAAGCGGCAGCTCTAACTTATTCGCTAACCTTCGGATTCTAATTTAAAAAGGAGAAAAAACTAAAATGGCAAGAAAATTAGCATTTGACTATTCATTTAATAAAGCTGCCCGTCAGATTATATTAAATGGTAATGTCAACTTTAAGAGATTACTCTTAATCAACAACGCGACTGCTAACATTGTAATTTACAATGTTGGTGATCCTGCTCTAAAAGCAACTTCGGTTACTTATAACACCGCAACAGATCAAACTACTGTTACTTTAAATTATGATACCACTGGTATGAGTGATACCGATGTTCTTCAGATTTTCACTGAAGAAGATGGTGTAGAAATTAAACCAGTAGATACTCTTCTTGATCCCGTATCCAAGTTCCGTGTATCGGAGCCAAACACTCTGATTGATACCGACTTTGAGTATGGTCTACAAGCAACCAAATGGGAAACTTTAGAAAGAGTAAATAATATCCCTGGATATTATTCAATTACTGGCGATACTCCTCTAACAAATATTGCCGACGTTACGACCAACGGTAGTAGAGTTGTTACTGTTACTTGTACTTCACCACATGGTCTAACAACAGGTATTCCTATTGATGTTCGTGGTCTCGATAGTATTACGGCAGAAGGTACTTTCCTTGTTCGTAAGACAACCGACCTTACATTTACATACGAAACAAGAACTGTTCAGCCTGGTTCTCCTTCAGTTCCTGTAAGCATTAATACTGCTTATGTAACCATCACGACTGGTCGTTTCTACGTTCAGTCACAAATTCCTTTTGACAATAGTATTTCTGTTGATGAAGGACCAGTTGTTACAAATGGCGCTTCTTTAAGTGAATTAACTGTAACAACTCCATATAAGCATGGATTTAAAGTAGGTTCTCCTTTCTACCTAACAAATACTCTATCCAACACCAAAATATCGTTCTCAGCTGGTTCTATTACTTCTGGCGGTAATGTCGAAGATAGAATTTCATATGGTCTTGATACTGGCGACTTCAATCCCTACGAGCCATTCCACGCAGGAACATATCTTCGTGTAATTGACGCAGCTACATCAATTTCTGTAGTTAATGACACCATCACAATTCCAAATCACGGATTAGTGACTGGTGATCCTATCACTTATCTTGGTTCTACTGGTTCCCACCCAACAATCAACGTCATCTCTGGTGGTCGTTTTCCTGTTGCCGCTGGTCAATTACCAATTTACAACAATGGTACTGGAGCAGCTGCTTCAGCATTCTTCTATGTTAGTGTTATTGATGGAGATACTTTTAGATTAGCAACAAACCCACAAAACGCTTACAATGGTGATGTACTTGTTGATTTCAACGCTGCTGGTACTGGCAACCTAACATTTTCTCTGTTTAATAGCAGAGGATATGACATTCAAGATAATATTTCGACAATTCAAGTTGTAAATAATCAATCTGAAATTAAAGTTACTTTCAACGGAAGAACTAATAAGCAAATGGGCGTATACCCAGAGCGTCAGATTACTTTAAGTGGTACTGGAGTTACTGGTCTTGATGGTGTTTATGTAGTAAAAGCAACTCCTGTTACTGCTGGATTTTTAAATCAAAACTGGAGAGAAACTGATAGTTTCTTCATCATGGAAGGACCATCAAATAGCACTGGTGCTGCTTTCACAAATCAGACTATTGCCTCCACGACATTCTCTCTATCTGGCACAGCAGCTTCCACAAACACTCTATTGAGAACTAAAATATTTGAAAATACTTTTAGTCCAACGATTACCGCTGCTTCTGGTGCTACTCTAACAGTAAATACACTATCAAATCTTGGAGATGGTGATCTTCCAACTCGTGTTGGTTCTGTTGTTAGATTCACTAATGCTGGTTCATTGACTGGAGTAACTACTAATACAAATTATTTTGTATCTGCTGTAACTTCAACATCCATCACTCTATCCTCAACAAACCCATCTCTGTCAACAACTCCCGTAACATTTGGCGGTACTGTTGGCGCAGCTGCTATTAAAGTGTTTGGTTCTGGCATTCGTACTCAAGTACATGATGCTGCTTCTTCGTGGTTGAATCACAATCGCGTTTCAATTCATGATTGGGCGTCTATCACATCGAAAATGTTTACCCGTGAATGTGTCTCATCTAATAGAATTTTCATTAAAAATCATGGTTTAGTTTCTGGTGTTCCTGTAATGTATGTTGGTGGTGGTAATACATGGACTGGGGGTTCAAACCCACCTGTAGAATCAGCCAGCGCGACAGCAATCTACTTTATTGAACCAGTTAACAAAGACGAACTTGAACTAAGAATTTCAGAAACTGTTGCTGGTCCTGGTCCCTATTCTGGTTCCACTTCCGCAACAAGAATTGATTTTTCCACGGCTAATACTTGGGCAGGTGGAGTTTATCAACTTCATCCTGGATTTACTATTGATACTTTCTCTGATGCTGCTGGTGGTGCTGCGGGTGGTCGTGACCGTGTTATCGGCGCATATGCTAATTTACCTGCCTACATGACAGAGAAAGCAGAGATTATTCTTAAGCTCGGTACTGGTTCAACAATGCCAGGCGGAGTAACAGAGACTCCAAATACATATGCTTCATATCAGAAGTACTATGCCAGAACATTAATTAATACTGGTCCTCTATCATCAAGATCGGAATTCTCTATCACTTTAGCAGAAACTGGTTCCCCAATTAACTTTACAACAAACAGAACTGTTGGTGCTGGTCGTTTCTTCTGTGCTCGTATTGCTGAGAATAGATTCTCTAATAGTTTCTATCTACCAAATCATGGTGGTATAACTGGCCAAAGAACATCATATAGTATTTCTGGTTCCTTTACTAATGGCACCACTGATACACAAGGGGTATTCCCAGGAACTGCTGGATTCCCTGGTCCACTGTTTGATTATGTTCAGGATGTAACTGGTGTTAACTGGCCAAGAGTTACCATGACAATGACTCAAAATACTGCTCAAATTCAAGGATTAAGCAATACACGTTATTTCATGGTCCCTGTTACTGATGATATTTTCAAAGTTCAGTTGTACAGTACTGCCGCTGGCGTACTACCATCTGGTCAACCAACTGTCCAAATGTCAATCACAGGAACTGCGTCTCAAGCGACTACTTCTGTTTCGGGACCATTTGGAACAACCAAAGTAAAATTTGCTAACACAACAGTTGCTAACCAATTTGGTAATAGAATTTTCCTACCAATTGAGCAGCAAACATTAGTTGAAGGTGACGTTGTTCGTTACGAATCAACAGGTTCATCTGAAGTTGGTAGCGCATATGTTGGCGCTCCTGGTCTCGTAAATGGTAACTTATTTACTGTAAGAAACGTTAGTGATTTTACCCCACTTTCCACTGGATTCTTTACCACAATTTTCCATGATGCTGATGCTACCGTATTGACATTGAATACAAGTATTGGTTCTGCTATTCAACCAGGAAATACACTTTGGACAGGTTCTTATCTAAATGAAAGAATGCTTGTAACCGCCGTAAGTGGAAATACTGTTACTGTAGTAAGAGGATTTGGTGGAACTACTCCAACACAAATCCCTCACGAAATTACGTTATACCGTATTAATGGTAGTTTCCAACTACAAGTTAGAGATACAGCAACTCCTCGTTCATTTGCTGTTGGTTTTGGTAGCACAAGTGAACCAAACAACTGGTGGACATTAACAAACCATGGTCTAAGAATTGGAGAAACAGTTGCTATTTCTGCTTTCTCAACTGGCGGTTCTATTAATAACACTATCATCAACACTTCTCAAGCAGCAAACGCTCAACTTTATTTTGCTATTCCTATTGATGCTAATACTTTCCAGTTAGCGCATTCAAGAGCTGCTGCTTTTGCTGGATTCCCAATTGATATTACAGCTCCAGGTACTGGTGGTAGCTGGTCATTTGTACAATACTATGATTCCGTTCCTCTTGCTTCTTCTGCCAGTGGAACTCACACTTTAGTCAATGTTTCTTCAACTGGAACAATTGATGGTGGTTATGATGCTTCTGCTGTATCAGATTACAAGATGACTTTTGCTCCTGGAAGAAATATTTCATCAAGAAGTATTATCTTTGATCCATCAAAGAATGTTGATTTGAAGAATGGAACATTCCTCTATCAAAACCATGGATTTACAACTGGAACGAGAGTTGTTTATTCGAAGAATGGTAACAGTTTTGAAATTGGTAGATCTTCTGGAAATACTCACCCAAGACAAGGATACAGTGCTTTGTATGATTTACAAATCACTAATATTACTTCAACTGGAACTCAAGTAACATATAATTTCGGCACTCTTCCATCATCACCTTTTGATATTGTTCCAAATCAAACTGTAACTATTTCTGGAGTCACTGTTGGTGGTTCCACAAACAATGGATATAATGGAACATTTAAAGTTATTTCTTCTACTGTTTCTTCTGTTACTGTAGCTAACACAACAACTGGTGGATCTCCTGCTGGAACTTCTTTTGTTTCTGGAACATATTATGCTATTCGTAGAAATTTAGATCTATTTGAATTAGCATATACAAAGGACGATGCTATTAAAGGAATTGCTATCAGAAATTATTCCACATCTGGAACAATTAACGCTGGTCATACTTTAACAACTTCTCAGGTAACTGGTGAGTCGTTAGGTAATGGTCTTGCTACTATTGTTGCGAGAGATATTATTGTTAATGGTTCTTCCGCTTCCGTTATTTTATCTGCTTCTGATAGAATCGTATTAAGCAGTCACGGATTTGTAACTGGTGACCGTGTAATTTATCAGGTATGGGGTAACGGTAGACAAATTAATGGTCTTGTTTCTGGTAGACAATATTTTGTAAACAATACTCAAAATCTCTCGGCTGTACAGAGAGGTGGTGCTGCCTCTGGTCAATCCACAAACCAGTTCTCACTTCATAATACTTGGTTGGGTGCTTACACAAATACCGACCTTGTTGATATTCTTGGTGTTGGTACAAGTACTCTACACCAGTTTAAAGTAACCAACCCAACTTTGAGAGGAACAACTTTCAAAGGAGACTGGAATGCTTCTGATAACTATCTCTATGGTGATGTAGTTCTATACAGAAATAGTTACTACATGTCGGTTGTAGGTGCTACCCCACCTGGATCAACGACATTCACAGCAAACAGCAACCAACCACCAGTACAAGATAGTGACGGTAGAGCAAACATTAACTGGATGCTACTTCCACCACTACCTTCATATTCTACAAGATTCCTTGCTCAATACAGAGGTGGAGATAGTATCAAACTATCTAACAGAATGCCAGTTAAGACTCTTGTTTTCTCTGGTACTGTTGCTGGTTCAAACGCATTGACCAGTACATCCACTGGTATATTCAATATTAGTGGTCATGGATTATCAACTGGTGATGCTATCATGTATAAATTGGATGCTCAGGGTGGATGGCACCAAGCTACTAACGGTAACTGGCAGGAGTATGTCTCTCAGTTACCACAACAGCCATACGCTGGTATGACTGTTAATACAATTTACTACGTTAACGTAATCAATGATAATGATTTTACTATTCACACTTCTCCATCTGGAGCATTTATTGGGGGTTCAACTGGTGCTGGTGTAGACCAAGTTATTCCAACCGCAAGTGGAACTGGTTCGACACATAGGTTCGAAAAAGTAGAGGGTTTTGTATTTGATATGCAAGTAATTGCTATCAATAATGACGCTGATATGGTTGTTACTGATCCATACCCAACCCGTCAAATTATTTTCAACCCACAATCAACTACCAACACTGTATCTGGTTTAGCAATTCCTGTTGTCTCAACAGAAAGAAGCGAAATTTACATTCCAAATCATGGTCTAAACACTGGGGTTAAAGTTTACTATTCGAACGGATTTGGTATCGGTAATGCTATTGGTGGTTTAACTGATGGTCAAACTTATTATGTAATTAAGATCAATGAGGATGTAATTCGTCTTGCTGCCAACTTGAGCAACGCTCTAACCATGCAGCGTATTACACTTACTTCAACTGGTGCTGGTTTTAACCATTATTTGGTTGCTGCTACTTATTGTGGTAGTTCATACATTCGTTACCAATCTGGTGGTGCCTTATCTGCTGATAACGTTCTTACCAATGCTAATTATTACTTAAACCAGAATACCTCAAACATTCGTGATGGTGTTCTACAGGCACTTCCATTCATTTACGAAACTCAAATGTTCGTAAGACCAGACTGCTTGAACCTACACAGATCATTTGATGGTGGTGTTGAAATCTCCGCAGCAAAAGCTCCTGGAGTAAACATTGTAAGACAAACCAGAAGATACTTCCGTTATCAGTCAGGTAAAGGTCTACAGTATTCAACTGGTATTAACTTCAGTCCTTCAATTGATGTTTCAAGCATCAATCATGACGGAACTCAATTCGCCACAGTTGTTACAAGAAAACCACATAAGTTAGTTGCTGGCAACAAAATTATCATCGAAGATGTAACTGTAACCAGTGGTGTTGCTACACCATACACAACTCCTTCAAATGGTCAATTCTTCACAGTCAATAATGTTATTGATGAATTTACATTCCGTTATGCTACAAATGGCGTTCCTGCTGATGTAAATCCTGCTGGATTCCCTGCTCTATTCCTTTATGAGTGGGCAGATGCCAAGGTTCGTGCTGGTATGTTTGATGACCAAAATGGTATGTTCTTTGAATATGATGGTCAAGATCTCTATTGTGTAAGAAGAAATGCTACCGCGCAAATGGCGGGAACTGTTTCGTGTGCGTTCAAATCTAATGCTATTGTCGGAACTGGCACCAAATTCACTAAGCAATTAGTTGTTGGTGACTACGTTGCTGTTCGTGGTATGACTTATAAAGTCACTGCTGTTGATTCCGACACCTCGATTCACATTTCTCCTTCATACAGAGGAACTACGAGATCAAAAATTATTATGTCTAAGGTTCGTGATCTCAAGGTGCCTCAATCACAGTGGAATATTGACAAGTGTGATGGTAATGGCGTAACTGGATTCAAACTTGATATCCACCGTCAGCAAATGGCATACATGGATTACTCATGGTATGGTGCTGGTAAGGTTCGCTTTGGATTCAAAGATCAAGATGGTATCGTAACTTATGTTCATGAGTTTGTTCACAACAACCACGAGAATGAAGCTTACCTCCGTTCTGGTAACCTACCTGCTCGTTATGAAGTTGAGAACGGTAATAATCCAACTTATGCTCCATCACTCTATCACTGGGGTGCTTCGGTAATCATGGATGGTAAATTTGAGGATGATAAGGCATACCTCTTCACGGTTGCTTCTGGTTCAGTTGGTTCAGATACTGTCAGTATTTCTGGCAACCTATCTGGTACTGCCGTTCCTATCCTTTCAATCCGCCTTGCTCCATCTGTCGCAAGTTCTCTTGTCGGTCCTCTTGGAGAAAGAGACCTTATTAACCGAATGATTCTAAAGATGAATTCCTGTGGTATTGTTTGTACTCCAGAAGTTGCTGATCAAACAACGGGTGTTTTAAATACAACCGTAACAGCAACCAGAAGAGATGCTTCTTCGGTTCGTCTAATTCTCAATGGTAACTTGTCTCAAGCTGCTTACTTCACTAACTATGGTGCTCCTTCACTATGTCAAATTATTAAGCACACTGGTCAAGTAGCTGATACAATCACAGGTGGTGTATCCATCTTCGAATTCCGTGCTGCTGCTGGTGCTCCTTCAGTTCAAGAACTGGGTGAACTGGTTGAAATGGGTAACAGCATCCTTGGTGGCGATTATGTATTCCCGAATGGTCCTGATGTTCTAACACTCGCTGTTGTTACGACAATTCCATTCTTGAATACTCAGCTCCCTGGTGCTGGTGCTAACGAAAGAGGTCGTACCGCAGTTACTGCTCGTATCTCCTGGACTGAATCACAAGCCTGATTCATTTCCAACATACTTGAAGGAGGGGGGGCAACCCCCTCTTTTTTTATAAATATCTTTAGGAAATAAATATAGGACTGGTAAATGTCGGTGTCAAAACCAGCAACAAGAACTGAATTAAAAAATTATTGCCTACGAAAACTTGGAGCACCTGTTTTAGAAATCAATGTTGCGGATCAACAAATAGAAGATTGTATTGATGATGCTCTACAGTATTTTCATGAGCGTCATTTTGACGGTTCGGAAAGAATGTATTTAAAGCATAAGTTAACTGCTGATGATGTAACGCGCTTCCAAGAATCTGACGAACTCTCAAACACCTCAGCACCTGACGAAGCTACATGGGAGAACAGAAAAAACTTTATTGAGATACCAGATCATGTGTTTGGTATCTCAAGGGTATTTGGAGTATCATCCAACTTCCTCAGAAACGATTTGTTTGGTCTATCAAACCAGTATTACCTCATGGATTTGTTTGCCATCTCATCAGGTGGAACATTTTCCTATGGTAACTTTGACATGACAAACTACTATATGATTAAACAGTATTTCGAAACCCTCGACATGGTTATTAATACTGGTGCTTTTGTAGAGTATCGTTTCAATAAAAGACAAGATAGACTCTATATTGACATTGATGTAAATCGTGTCAAGGAAGATGCTTATCTTCTTATTGACTGCTATCGTGCTTTAGATCCAAATGTGTTCACTCAAATCTGGGATGACTTTTGGATGAAGAGATATGTTACTGCTCTCATCAAGCGTCAGTGGGGTCAGAACTTAATCAAGTTTAACAACGTTCAGTTACCTGGCGGTGTATCATACAACGGTCGTCAAATCTATGAAGATGCTCTCAGAGAGATTGATGAAATTGAAAGCAAGATGATTTCTGATTATGAACTACCACCATTAGATATGATCGGATAATGGCAAAAAGTCAATACTTCACCCAATTCGGTGGAACATCTAACGAACAAGATTTAATTCAAGATCTTGTAGACGAGCAGATTAAATTGTTCGGGCAGGATGTTATCTATGTGCCAAAAACAATGTTAATTGATAGAACTTTAAATGATGTGATCCTTTCTAAATTTGAAGATAAAGTAACAATTGAAATGATGCTAATCAATGTAGAAGGATTTGGTGGATCTGGTGCTGTCGCAATGTCCAAGTTTGGTCTACGATTGAGCGATGAGATTACATATGCTGTATCTAAAAGAAGATGGATTAATTATGTAGAAACAGAGATTGATACTAGAGTTCCAAACAGACCAAACGAAGGCGATCTTCTTTATGTGCCAATGACAAAAAATCTTTATGAAATTAAATTCGTAGAAAGAGAAGTTCCTTTCTATCAGTTGGGGAAAAATTATATTTTTTCTATGACTTGTGAACTTATCGAGAATGCTGACAATTACTTCAACACAGGTGATCCTGAGATTGATGATCTCACACAAGAATCCCATGTATTCCCTGTAACAGTAAAGGTTGGTGGCACAGGAACATATGTTGTTGGAGAAGAAGTTAGACAGACTTATACTGTTGGAGGAGTACCAACAATTACTAAAGCAACAGTTGCCGAATGGGTTGCTGCTACTCGTAAACTGAGATTAACATATATAAATGGTGATTTACAACAAAATGTTGTTTTAATTGGGCAAACAAGTAACGCATCATGGATTGTAGATACTTTCTCCACTATTGATTTTGAAATTGACAATTATGACAATGCCGAGAATAAGTGGTATGAAGATAAAGCTAATTTAATTATTGATTTTAACGAGGACAATCCTTTTGGTGAATATGGAGATATGGGAGTATTCTAATGTTAGGAAATCATTTTTATCACGAAATTATTAAAAAAAATGTAAAAGCATTTGGAACTATTTTCAACAACATTCAAGTTGAAAAGAGAGATCCAGATACTAACGCAGTAATTCGTCAAGAAAAAGTTGCTCTTGCTTATGGTCCCAAGAGTAAATTCCTTGCTCGTCTAGATCAAGATCCAAGCACAGAGCGCAAAGTAAGTATTACAATGCCTCGCATCTCTTTTGAGATGACTAGTATAACCTACGATCCTTCAAGGAAAACTTCCCCAATTCAAAAGTATTTAAAAAAGGCAGATGCTGATTCAGTAAGTGTTCAGTATATGCCTGTTCCATATAATCTTGAATTTGAACTTGGTATTTTATCAAAGAATCAAGATGACGCTCTACAAATTCTTGAGCAAATTCTACCATACTTTCAACCATCTTTCAACGTCACAGTAAATCTAATTCCTGAGATGGATGAAAAAAAAGATTTACCAATTATTTTAAACAATATTAGTTACGAGGATGATTATGAAGATGATATGATGCGTAGAAGAGCTATCATTTATACATTGTCGTTCACATTAAAAACTTACTTATATGGTCCAGTCACAGATTCCCAAATCATTCGCAAGGCGACAGTATTTGAAAGTCTTGGCGATTTCCAAGAACATAGGAGAGCAGTTCGTTACGATGTAACACCAAAAGCTCTTTCGGATCAAGACGCAGATGGTGATGTTGATGTAGCAGATGATGCGCTTCTAATGCCAGACGATGACTTTGGATTTAACGAGGGAATTACACTACTATGAGTAAATTTGAAGACAACATGGAAGAAATTTTTGACATAACACCGATTGAAGAAACAACTGAAATGATCACACAAGCAAATAGCGAAATTAGCATTGATGCCAACAAAGATTATGAATATACCAGAGGGCAGTTATACACTCTCATATCACAGGGTCAGGAGGCGGTACAAGGTGCCTTAGAGGTTGCTCAGGAGTCGGGGCACCCTAGAGCGTATGAGGTTGCTGTGAACGCTATGAAGCAGGTCTCAGACATGACAGACAAACTGATTGACCTTCAGCACAAGATGAAAAATCTTGGCAAAGAAGACAAAAAATCAACACCAACTACTGTCAATAATACAATGTTTATTGGCACAACGGCAGATCTTCAAAAGATGATTAAAGATGCCGCCAAGAATAAATAGAAAATAAACGGAATAATACAATGCTCATTAAAGTATTGGCGGCGGAAACAACGCTCACCTCAGCTACTAATGTTGATTCAGCAACTGTTGTTAGAGTTATTAATACCAGCACAGCAGCGGTAGTAACTCGTAAGGATTCTGCTGGCGCTACGATTGGTAGTTTCACAATGGCGGCAAATGAAGTTGCTTATGTTGAAAAAGATTCTACAGACACACTAGAAGGAGGCGCGGCATTTAAAGCAGCTAAAGTCGCGTATTCAATCTGATGGCACAGTATAGTAAGCATTACGAAGATTTCCTACCACAGGAAAAAACAAACTTTGAGGTAGTCATGATTGCCGACGCAAACGGCAATGTGGGGCCTGGTAGTTCTGGTGCTTCTGTATCTTTTAGTGAAACAGCAGTAGATGCTTTTGGTCGTCTCAAAGTTACTGAATCATTTACTCTGGGTGATTACAAACACCTTTATGCTATTGACCCAAACTTTCTTGATAACTTAACTAATGGCGGCACAGCAACATATAATATCAATAAGGCTTGTGCTACTTTAGCAACCACATCAAACACCACTTCTCGTGTTGTTCACCAAACTAAGTTTTATCATCATTACCAGCCTGGTAAGTCACAGATGATTTACAGTTCGGTATGTTTTGGTTATGCTCAACAGAATGTAACCAAAAGAACTGGATACTACGATGATAGAGATGGTATCTATTTTGAGCAAGTTGGTGATGCTACTGCCAACGGAACAACCAATGGCACTCTAAACTTTGTTGTTCGTTCTTATGTTAGTGGCACTGCTAGCGAAGCAACATCAGGAACTTACAAAAGAAGAGTTCCACAATCAGAATGGAACATTGATAAGTGTGATGGAACTGGTGTTTCTGGTTTCAACATCAATACTTCAAAAACACAACTAGTTTATATTGACTTCCAATGGTTGGGAGTTGGTAGAGTTCGTTGTGGTTTTGTTCATAATGGGCAACTTATTTTAGCACACCAATATTATTGTTCTAATGAACTTGATGAAGTTTATATCGCAAATCCTAATCTACCAGTAAGATGTGAGATACTAAACACAGGTACAACATCTGGTGGTTCATTTGATCAGATTTGTTCCACTGTTATGTCAGAAGGTGGATATGTTGAAAGTGGTATTGACTTCATGTATATGATGACGACATCTAGGTCAGTTGTTGGTGGTGCTACTCTACCAGTATTGGCAATTCGTTTGAAAAATACATTTCAATCTTACCCCAACAGAATTTCGGTTAGGTTAAATAATATTTCTTTGTATCCTTCTGGAGAAACATTTTCATTCCAAATTGTTAAATTACCAAGTCAATCAAACTTGACTGGCACACTTAATTGGACCGATGTTGATACCAATAGTGGCGTTCAATATTCAGTTGGTGCTACTGGTTATACAGTAGGAAGTGGTGATGCTTTATTTGGTGGTTTTGTAACTGCTGGTTCGTCACAGAACTCTTTGTCGTCTGCTTCGACAGGTTCTATTTCTGCTGCCAAGAAAAACATTATTGTTCAAAATTTTGACTCTACTTCATCAGAAGTATATGTTGTGTTAGCAACAAATATTGGTAATAACTCTGGAACAATTAGAGCAGCACTTCAATGGAGGGAGATTTACTAATGAAAAAGAAAGTTCCCACAGAAAAAGAAATCGCCAAGAAGCATGGTGTGTCTGTTGAAACTATTATCAAACAGGCAGAAGTTGGTTCTACTGTAGAGCGAGAGCATGTCACTACACACGAAGAAGCATATGGTATTGCTCTCCAGCATTTAGATGAATTCCCAGATTACTATACTCACTTACTTAAGATGGAAAAAGAACTAAAAGCACAACACAAAAAGAAAAGAACCGTCAAAGAAATGCGTGAGATTTGTGAGAATCACATCGCTGTTGCTATGGGCAAAGAGATTGATGACGAAGGTGGAATGATTATGAGTCAACTTGATACGATCGAAGATGCTGTTAACCGTCTTCGTTTGATTGTTCAAGATCCAAAGATGCAACTACCTGGATGGGTTCAATCTAAGGTCACGCTCGCTGCTGATTATATTGATACCGCTGCTGATTATATGAGCAGCAAGAATGAAGAGTATGTTGCTGAGGGAGCTGCTTGGACAAAAAAGTCTGGTAAAAATTCAGAGGGTGGTCTGAATGAAAAAGGCAGAAAATCTTACGAACGTGAGAATCCTGGAAGCGACCTTAAGGCACCTTCAAAAAAGGTTGGAAATCCCCGCAGGGCGTCATTCTGTGCCAGAATGAAAGGCATGAAAAAGAAACTAACTTCAAAGAAAACAGCAAGAGATCCAGATTCACGTATCAATAAGTCATTAAGAGCTTGGAATTGCTGACACAAATATGTGTCATTTGTAACTTGACAAACATACATTTACCTATATAATAGCATTACCGTCTCATGGTAAGACTTATGGATACCAAAACCTGCCCTAAGTGTGGGGCGTGCTGGATTGGAGGACAACACTTCTGGGCTGGCACAAATAAGAAGGGAAACGAAACTGAACTCGCTTCTTTAGTTTGTGATAAATTTGGAGATGATACTTGTATCAACCCAGCACAGGGAACCACCAAAGGCGATGGGTGGGAAAAAAGATTAAATAGTATGGACGATATAGAAAAGGATATTAAACGAGCAAATGAGTGACGCAGTATATCTTGGTAATCCTAATTTAAAGAAAGCTAATACCGCCATTAGTTTTACAAAAGAACAAGTAGAAGAGTTCATCAAATGTAAAGATGATCCAGTTTACTTCGCAAAAAACTATGTAAAGATCATCTCACTCGATGAAGGTCTTGTTCCCTTTGAGATGTATGATTTTCAAGAGAAACTTATTGAAAATTTTCACAATCATAGATTTAATATTGCGAAACTTCCAAGACAGACTGGTAAATCTACCACTGTTATTTCATACCTACTTCATTACGCAGTATTCAACGACAATATTAAGATTGCTATTCTAGCAAACAAAGCAGAAACGTCAAGAGAACTTCTGTCTCGTTTACAGTTAGCATATGAAAATCTGCCCAAGTGGATGCAGCAAGGCATTGTAGCATGGAACAAAGGTTCCATGGAACTTGATAATGGTTCCAAGATTATTGCTGCTTCCACATCATCATCTGCTGTTCGAGGAAACTCTTTCAACATCATCTTCCTTGACGAGTTTGCGTTCGTTCCTAACCATATGGCGGAACAGTTCTTCTCGTCTGTATATCCTACTATCTCGTCTGGTAAAACAACAAAAGTTATTATCATTTCTACCCCACAGGGTATGAACATGTTCTACAAGCTGTGGCACGACGCAGAGCGCGGTAGGAACGGATATGTGCCACTTGAAGTTCACTGGAGCGCAGTTCCTGGTAGAGATGAGAAGTGGAAAGAAGAGACGATCAGGAACACCTCTGAGAGGCAGTTCACACAAGAGTTTGAATGTGAGTTCCTTGGATCGGTTGATACTTTGATCTCAGCGTCTAAGTTACGCTCGATGGTATTCGAAGATCCTATACAAGATAATAGTAAAGGATTAAAGGTATACGAGGAAGCAAAACCAGATCACGATTATATCATGACGGTTGACGTATCGCGGGGAACCAACAATGATTACTCTGCTTTTGTTGTATTTGATATCACCACACTACCTTGGAAGGTTGTTGCTAAATATCGAAATAACGAAATCAAACCTATCCTGTTTCCCAACATTATCGAACAGGTTGCCAAGAACTACAATAAAGCATACATCTTAGCGGAAGTCAATGATATTGGAGAACAGGTAACAAACATTCTCCATTATGATTTGGAGTATCCAAACATTTTGATGTGTGCCATGCGTGGTAGAGCAGGTCAAATTGTAGGTCAGGGATTTTCTGGCACCAAATCTCAACTTGGTCTAAAGATGTCAAAAGTTACTAAGAAGGTTGGATGTTCTAACTTAAAGACATTGATCGAAGATGATAAACTCCTAATCTCAGACTACGAAATCATCAGTGAGCTTACCACATTCATTCAGAAGAATCAATCTTTCGAAGCTGATGATGGATACAACGATGACCTTGTGATGTGTCTAGTTCTATTCTCGTGGTTAGCGGTTCAACCTTACTTTAGGGAGATGACTGATAACGATGTTCGTAAACGCATCTACGAAGAACAGAAGAATCAAATCGAACAAGACATGGCACCGTTTGGATTTGTATCTGATGGTATTACAGATGCCGAAGAAAAATTTATTGATGAAGACGGAAACGTTTGGTACACCGATGGGTATGGCAATCCTTTTTCAGACGTAGAATACATGCTAGGGTTCTAATGGATTTAGAAGACGAATTTTCACTAGAACATTTATTGTTTAGAGAAAGAACGTGTAGGGTCTGTGGAGAGACAAAAGACCTCATGACAGATTACTATGTTATTAGAAAATCAAAAAAATATTTACCTTCTTCGTATTCATACGAATGTAAACAATGTACCATAAAAAGAATTATGGCAAAACGTGTGGTCAAACCACCTAAATTATGGGAATATCCTGACTGGTAAATTGTTCATGCGTTGTTTCCCCAATGAAGATACTCATTTTAATAAATATTTGTAGTTAAAAAATGAACTACTTCACGAGGAGACAAACATGGCAGGTCAAGTATCACCTGGAATTGTTCTAAGAGAACGTGATTTAACCAATCAAACAGTTGTGAATCAACAAGGAAATGTTGCTGCTCTGGTTGGTAGCTTTGCTCAGGGTCCAGTAGGATCAATTGTCGGCATTGCTTCAGAAAGAGAATTATTAGAAACATTCGGTGCCCCTAACGCAAACAATTACGAGGATTGGTTTGTATCTCAATCCTTCCTTTCATACGGTGGTCAATTAAATGTCGTAAGAATTGAAGACAGTGCTTTAAAAAATGCTTGCGACGATACAACTGCAACACCAGTTCTTATCAAAGATACAGACGCATTTGAAGCAGCTTTTAGTACATATGATTTTAAATTTGCTGCTAGAACAGCAGGAACTTGGGCAAATGGTCTCAAGATTGCTATTGTAGATGGTGGCGTTACTAACTACGCAACAGCAACTATTTACGGCACGGTTCTTTGGAGCACAATTGCTCTTGATCCAGGTGGAGCTGATGATCTTCACATCGCGGTTCTAGATGCTAACAACAACATTTTAGAAACATTTTTATATGTTTCTCGCGTATCAACCGCAAAAGATTCGCAGGGTGGTTCAATTTTTTATAAGAACGTAATCAATTCTCGTTCAAAATACATTTATGCTGGACCAGAAAATGCAGCTGCTGGAGAATCCGACGTAGTTCTTTCTGGTGGTATTGATGCTTACACTACAACAGTTGCCAACATCACAGCAGCTTATGATCTTTTCGATGACACAGAAAATATTTCAATTGATTTTATTCTCACTGGTGGTAATCTTGCCGTAGAAGCAGACCAAATCACAAAAGCACAAAAAGTTATTACGCTTGCTGGTTCCAGAAAAGATTGTATTGCTTTTGTTTCACCCCACAGTGGAATGCTTTCACTCTCCACTAGTTCAGCGAAAAGGGATGATATCATCACTTTCTTCGACGGTGTGGGTAGCAGCAGTTCATACGCTGTGTTTGATAGTGGATACAAGTATCTCTATGATAAGTATAATGACGTTTATCGTTACATTCCATGTAATGGAGACGTTGCTGGTCTCTGCGTAGAGACTTCCGCCACTTTAGAAGATTGGTTCTCTCCCGCTGGTGTTAGCAGAGGTAACATTAAAAATGTTGTAAAACTTGCCTTTGCTCCATCAAAAGCAGACAGGGATAAATTATATCTTAAGAGAATTAATCCAATTGCTACATTCCCAGGTCAGGGAACTGTTCTGTTTGGTGATAAAACTGCTTTAGCAACTCCAAGTGCTTTCGACAGAATTAATGTTCGTCGTCTTTTCCTTGCTATAGAGAAAAGAATTGGTCAACTAGCAAGAACTGTAATGTTTGAACTTAATGATGAAACGACCAGAACTTCTTTCTATTCCGCAGCAGCTTCATATCTTTCTGAAGTTCAGGCAAAAAGAGGTCTCACAGATTATCTTGTAGTATGTGATTCTACAAACAACACCCCAGATGTAATTGATAGAAACGAATTTGTTGCTGAACTTTATATTAAACCAACACGTTCAATTAACTTCATCACGATTACTTTTGTTGCTACCAGATCTGGTGTAGAGTTTTCAGAAGTAGTTAGATCAGTCGCTTGATATTTAAAAACTAATTACGAGGTAAACAAACAATGACCATCAAAAGTAACGTTAAAGATTTTCTCAATACTATTAAGCAAGGCGTAAGACCTAATTTATTCCTTGTTGATATTGTGTTTCCTAATTCAGCTGGATTGCCAGCTGGTTCTAGCGAAGATGGAAAACTAGTCAACATTCTGTGTAAGTCTGCTGCTCTTCCTGCTTCCAACCTAGGTGTAATTGAAGTTCCTTTCCGTGGAAGAACTGTAAAAATTGCTGGTGACAGAACATTTGATACTTGGACAGCAACATTTATTAATGATAAAGATTTCAAGATTCGTCATTACATGGAATCTTGGATGGCGAAGATTAATTCTCACGAAGGAAATAGAGCACAGTTGATTGTTCCTGAGTTTTCAACAGGATATACTGCCGATCTTCACGTAAAACAACTTGAGAGAGATAGCAGCGAAACTGGATCAGTTATTAGAGAATATACTCTTTGGGGTTGTTTCCCAACTAACATTTCTCAAATTGATCTTGCCTACGATAGCAATGATCAGATTGAAGACTTTACAGTTGAATTCCAACTTCAGTACTGGGAAGTTGAAAATGGAAGAAAGGGTAGATCACCAGGCGGAATTGAAGATTGATAAATAACTAGAGTAAGTGATATAACTTTAAACATGAGTCAGTTATTTGGATTCTCAATTAAATCTAAACAGGAGGAGCTGAGAGGTCAATCTCCAGTTCCTCCTAACGCAGATGATTCGGTAACCACCGTAGCTGGTGGTTATTTTGGTTCGTATGTAGATATAGACGGTATAGCGCGTAATGAGTTTGATCTCATTAGGCGCTATCGTGATATGGCGATGCATCCAGAGGTTGACTCTGCGATTGACGAAATTGTGAATGAAGCAATTAATTCAAGTTTAGATGATTCTCCAGTTCAAATAGAACTTTCTAATCTCGAAGTAAGCGAATCAATAAAGAAAAAAATTCGTGAAGAATTTGATTACATCAAAAGACTTCTTGCTTTTGATACTAGAGCACATGAAATTTTTAGAACTTGGTATGTAGATGGTAGAATGTTTTATCACAAAGTAATTGATTTAGCAAATCCTAAGGCTGGTATTACTGAACTCAGATACATAGATCCGTTAAAAATTAAAAAGGTACGAGTTCAAAATAAAGATCCAAAATTAAGCACTGTCACTGCTAACGCTACGGTGATGGATGGAGCAGCAAGATATGATTTTGGAGACTATGTAGAATTCTACATGTATAATCCTAGAGGTTTTATTGCTTCTTCTTTTGATACCAACAATGTGGGTACTGGTGTTAGAATCGCAAATGATGCTATAACTTTTATTACCTCTGGCATTCAAGATTATAACAAAAAGATGACCTTGAGTTTCCTTCACAAATCCATCAAGGCACTCAACCAGTTACGCATGATTGAAGATGCGCTGGTTATCTACAGACTCTCACGCGCACCAGAACGCAGAATTTTCTACATTGATGTTGGCAATCTACCCAAAGTAAAAGCAGAGCAATATCTCAGAGAGGTAATGGCACGTTACCGCAACAAACTTGTATACGATGCTGCCACTGGAGAAATCCGCGATGACAAAAAGCATATGAGTATGCTTGAAGATTTCTGGCTACCTCGCCGCGAAGGTGGTAGAGGAACTGAGATCACTACTCTTCCTGGTGGTCAAAATCTTGGCGAACTTAAAGATGTTGAATACTTCAAAAAGAAATTATACAACTCCCTCAATCTCCCGCCATCACGTTTAGATGACGCCAATCAAGGATTTTCTCTAGGTCGTTCATCAGAAATTCTTCGTGATGAGCTTAAATTTGCGAAGTGGATTGCGAGACTTCGTAAAAAATTCAGTGGATTATTCCACGATATGTTAAAAACTCAACTGATTCTAAAGGGAATTATTGCTCCCGAAGATTGGGAAGAGATGCAAGAACATATTCAATATGATTATCAATTTGATAATCACTTTGAAGAACTTAAGCAAGCAGAGTTGATGAATAATCGTCTCCAAGTTGCTACCGCATTAGATCCATTTTTGGGTAAATACTATTCGATTGAATATGTCAGAAAGCAAGTTTTAATGCAATCTGATGCTGAGTATGAAGAAATTTCCAAACAAATGGAAAATGAAATTTCCGAAGGGAAAATTCCAGACCCAGTTCACACAAACTTGATGAATGCAGCATCTTTGGAGATTGGTGCTTTACCGCCACCACCACCAGCACCTGTTGCAGCACCAAAACCTAAAACATCAGAACAATAAATAATTTATTATAGGTAAATTAAATGGACACTATTGAAGTTGTAAATGCCGTTCGCAACGGCGACAGAGTTCAAGCACTTGATAAAATTGCTGATATCCTCTACGGAAAAGCAGCAGAGGCAATGAAAGATTACAAACAAGTAGTTGCTCAAACTTTTTTTGATGAACCAGAATCTCCAGAAGAGGAGGTGGAAGAAACATCCGCAGAGGAATCAGAACAATGAAACTAATCACCGAGAGTATTGAGGATATTCAGATCCTCGAAGAAGAATCAAACGGAAGAAAAATTCTCCATATCGAAGGTGTGTTCCTTCAGGGAGATATTAAAAATCGCAATGGTCGCGTTTATCCATTTGGCGTTCTTGAGCGTGAAGTTGGTAGATACAACGAACAGTATGTAAACGTTGGTCGTGCTCTCGGTGAACTAGGTCATCCCGATGGTCCTACTGTAAACCTAGATCGTGTGTCGCATAAAATTGTTTCTCTCAAAGCAGAAGGTTCAAATTTTATCGGTAAAGCACAGATCCTAAATACACCAATGGGAAACATTGCTAAGTCACTACTGGAATCAGGAGTTAAGCTTGGCGTTTCTTCTAGAGGCATGGGTTCTATCGAAGAGAAGAACGGTGCCAATTATGTACGTGATGATTTTATGCTCGCAACTGCTGCTGATATTGTAGCAGATCCCTCCGCACCTGACGCTTTTGTGAACGGAATTATGGAAGGAAAAGAGTGGGTTTGGGAAAATGGCATCATTAAAGAGGTTAATGTTGCTAAATATCATAAATATATTTCTGAATCTACCAGAAAAAATATTGAAGAGAGGTCGTTGAAAGCGTTCAACCACTTCTTACAAAGTTTATAATTTAATAAATAATTGTAGAATAAACACATATTAGAATTACGAGGAATCTCAAATGTCAGATAACTTAAACGAAAAGTTTGAGGAGCTTGTAACTGAGTCAGAAGTTGGCACTAGTGCGCTCTCCCCTTCAATCGTTCCTGGTCAATCTTCAGGCACTCAGTACATGCAACCAGTTGGTGCTGCTGTAAGCGATGCTCAAACTCGCGGTGGTCATAAAGACTCAGGATTTGAAATCCCAACCTCCGTTGCTCCTGGTCAATCGGAAGAGGATGACGGTGGTTCAACCTTTGAGAAGCCTCAGGGTGAATCAAATCCTGGTGCTAAGTCATCTAACCATAATTCAAAGGTTAGCGATCAGCAAACCCGTGGGAAGCATCAAGATCCAGCTCCATCGGTTAAGTCATCTGGTTACCAGATTCCTGGTGGTCCAAATAACGTAAAAGTATTTGGTATGGAAGCAATCGAATATTCCGCTGCGGAAGACGTTGCTGCCCTTACCGAAGGCGAAGAGTTTTCCGAAGAGTTCAAAGCAAAAGCAACTACAATTTTCGAAGCTGCTGTTAAGTCACGCATCGAAGAGCAAGTAAATGCTATTGCTTCAACTCTAGAAGAGCAATTCTCCACAAAACTCCAAGAAGAGATTGCTGCTCTCTCAGAGAAAGTTGACGAAACACTCAACTACGCAATCACCACTTGGGTAGAAGAAAACCAAGTAGCTCTTGATGCTGGTCTCAAGCTTGAGATCGCTGAAGAGTTCATGGGTGGTCTCAAAAAAGTTTTTGAAGATAACTACCTCAATCTCCCCGAGGAGAAAGTCAATGTTGTAGAAACAATGACTGAGGAGCTTTGTGAAATGGAAGGTCGTCTCAACGAACAGATTGAGCGTAATATTGATCTTAATAATAAACTCGCTGGTTATCAAAAAACCGTAATCCTCAATCAGATGAGCGAGGGACTAGTTGATACCCAAAGAGAAAAGCTTGTTTCTCTTGCTGAAGGTGTAGAATTTGTTTCGGAAGAAGACTTCCGCAATAAAGTTTCCACTCTCATTTCAAGTTACTTCCCTAAGCATGTTGTAACTGAACAAGCAATTTCTGAAGTCTCAGGCGAACAATCATCCGAAGAAGTATCACCAGTAATGGCTGCTTATCTTCAGGCGATTTCACGCTGGAGCAACTGATAATAATAAATAATTTTAACCCAATCACTCAACGGAGTAAAAGCAAAATGTCTGACACTAGAATTTTGCAGGAAAAGTGGGCACCTGTTCTCGGTCACAAAGACCTTCCTGAAATCAAGGACGCATATCGCAGACAGGTAGTTGCCACCCTGCTAGAAAACCAAGAGCGTGCAATCCGCGAAGAGCATGGTATGCTCAACGAGGTTGCCGTTAACTCACTCGGCGCTGGAACTGTATCACCTGCTGGTTCAGCTCTATCTTCAAGCAACACCGCTGGTCTTGCTGGTTTCGATCCTATCCTAATCAGCCTAATCCGCCGTTCAATGCCTAACCTTGTCGCTTACGACATCGCTGGCGTTCAACCAATGAGCGGTCCTACTGGACTTATTTTCGCAATGCGTGCTCGCTATGAGAACCAAAATGGCGCTGAAGCTCTCTACTACGAGCCAGACGCAGGATTCTCGGGTGGTTCCGACGCAACTGCTGGTGCTTATAACGTTCGTTCCGCTGCTGGTTCAGGTGGCGATGCTGAGGGCAACAACCCAGCTGTTCTTAACGACGGCACTCCTGGTACTTACGAGCGCGGTACAACTTCACTAACTCGTGAAAATTCAGAAGTTCTTGGCGAAGCTGGTACACTCTTCCGCGAGATGGCATTCAGCATCGAGAAGACCTCGGTGACTGCTAAGACACGCGCTCTCAAGGCTGAGTACACCCTAGAGCTAGCACAAGACCTCAAGGCAATCCATGGTCTTGATGCTGAGCAAGAGCTTGCTAACATCCTCTCAAGCGAAATCCTCGCTGAGATCAACCGTGAAATCATCCGTACCGTCTACACTGTTGCCCTTCCTGGCGCTCAGAACGACGTTGCTACTCAAGGTACTTTCGACCTTGACATTGATTCAAACGGTCGTTGGATGGCAGAGAAGTTCAAGGGTCTTCTATTCCAAATTCAGCGTGACGCAAACGCTATCGGTCAACTAACCCGTCGTGGTAAGGGCAACTTCATGATCTGCTCAGCAGACGTTGCTTCCGCCATGTCAATGGCTGGTATGCTTGATTACGCTCCTGCTCTCAACACTTCACTCAACGTTGATGACACTGGTAACGTATTTGCTGGTGTTCTTCAGGGTGGTATCCGTGTTTACATTGATCCATTCGGTGCTCCTATCTATAGTCAGTCACAAGCTGCTAAGCACTACTACGTCATGGGTTACAAGGGCACATCACCTTATGATGCTGGTCTCTTCTATTGCCCATACGTTCCTCTCCAAATGGTTCGTTCGATCAACCCTGACACCTTCCAGCCTAAGATTGGCTTCAAGACTCGTTACGGTATGGTCAGCAACCCATTCGTTTCAACTACAAATAGCAACGGTATCGCTGGTGCTACTCCTGATGGTTCTGCTCTCACTGCTAATACCAACCAGTATTACAGAAGAGTTAAAGTTATCAACCTCACCTGATTTTCAGGTAAATACATTGACCCCCGAAAGGGGGTCTTTTTTTATGGAAATAAATAGTAAAAAAACATAAAGTTATGTCTGCTAAGTGGTATAACGAGCAACCAACAAATAGAAATTTTCTTGCCCCAGCAGGATTCAAGATGAATCTTGATATTTTTGCTGGTGTAGATTTTTTCTGTCAACGAGCAAATCTTCCAGACATTTCTGTTGGAACAGTAGAGGCACCAACAAGATATAGAAGCATTGCTCTACCAGCATCTGGTGGAGTTGAATACGGAGATTTAAATTTAAAATTTATTGTTGACGAAGATTTAAGTAATTATTTGACCATCTGGAAATGGATTAGAAAAAATAATTTAGCAGAAGAAATGGACGACCAAGAAATTCCAGAATATTCTAATGCTCAATTACAAATTTTAAATAGCAATTTTAATCCAAATATTATTGTAGAATTTGAGAATATTTTTCCAACGTCTTTGACAGAACTATCATTTGATGTAGAAGATAGAGATGTAGATTATTTGACTGCTGACGTAGTATTTAAATTTACAACCTATTACTTCACAAACAAAAACAACAGGAGAATTTAATTTATGAAATTTGATGATTTGAAAACTCTTTTTAATCATGTTAAATCAGAATGGCAAGAAGATTCACATATTGACTTCCAGTTTAAAAACAAACAATACTCAGCAGATCTAGCACAAATTTCACTAGACATCCCTTATCAGCACAATAAATATTTAAACTTCTACAACGATTTCTCAACAGAGAAAACAGCACTGGAATTCCAGTATCGTATGAAGTTAAAAGAAAAAAGAGAATATTATCAAGGGGAAGCAGACCCAGAAGTTTATAAAGAAAAACCTTTTGGACAATCCATTAAAACATCCGAGAAGATGAAAGTATATTTGGAAGCGGATGAGGATTTAATTAACATTGAAATGAAAATAGAGTTTATTAATAAGGCACTTTTCTTTTTGGATAATGTTCTTAAAATGATTTCCAATAGAAGTTTCCAAATTAAAAACGCTATCGAGTGGGAGAAATTTATTAACGGTAGCACCTAATGACAAATCTGGTCGTCGCAAAAAAGAACAACATTTTCTTGACAATCAAAGCAGAACCACATGTTCACTATGAACTCGCAGACTATTTTACATTCGATATCCCTAATGCCAAGTTTATGCCACAATATAAAAGTGGTGTCTGGGACGGTAAGATTAGACTCTATTCTCCAGGAACAGGTGAGCTCTATTGTGGTCTCATCTCACACCTCAAAGAGTGGAGTGGAGTTAAAGGTTATTCAATAGAATATCAAGGTAATAAGTTCTATGGAGATGTAGAAGAAAAGAATGAACATATTACGCTTGAAGGCGTAAAAGGTTTCATGGCAGCTGTATGCCCCAACCACGAACCACGCGATTATCAGGTTCAAGCAGTATATCAAGCACTGCTAAACAATCGCAGACTCCTATTATCTCCAACTGCCTCAGGCAAGTCTTTGATGATTTATTCTCTGGTGCGTTATTACTACGCATCTGAATATAAACAAACGGGGAAGAAAACTCTTATCATTGTTCCCACCACTTCACTGGTGGAACAGATGTATAAAGACTTCGAAGACTACGGTTGGAATGTAGAAGAACACTGCCATAAAATTTATGGTGGTAAAGATAAGAACGTAGAGAAAGCAGTTATCATTTCCACTTGGCAATCTATCTACAAGTTTCCTAAGCGTTGGTTTGATGATTTCTCGTGTGTTATCGGTGACGAAGCACATCTATTCAAATCCAAATCACTCACTGGCATCATGACAAAACTCCATGAAGCCAAATATCGTTTCGGTTTCACTGGAACACTGGATGGTTCTGCCACACACAAGTGGGTGTTGGAAGGATTGTTTGGTGAGTGTAAGCATGTTACTAAAACAGAGAAGCTTATTAAAGAAGGTCACCTATCTGATTTTAGAATTAAAGTTCTCCTACTCAAGCATGAGAAGATGGAGTTCTGGGATTATCAAGGAGAGATTGATGCGATTGTTGATAATCCAAAACGCAATCGTCTAATTAAAAATCTTGTGCGTGATCTTGAAGGTAACTCTTTAGTTCTCTTTAACTATGTGGAACGTCATGGAGTGCCACTTTACGAGGCGATAAATAGTGTTGTTGAAAAAGGTCGTAAAGTTTTTCTGGTCTATGGTGGTGTAGACACTGAAGAACGCGAAGAGATTAGACGCATCACTGAAACTGAAAACAACGCAGTGATTGTTGCTTCATACGGAACATTCAGCACTGGCATCAACATTCGTAATCTACACAATGTTGTATTTGCTTCACCTTCAAAATCAAGAGTAAGAAACTTACAATCTATCGGTCGTGTATTGCGTAAGGGCAACAACAAAACCTACGCTACTCTTTATGACATTGCCGATGAGTATTGTAGAACACCACAAAAAAATTACACGCTAAAACATTTAGATGAGCGTTTAAAAATTTATGAGGAAGAAAAATTTAATGTAGAAATTATTAAAATAGATTTAAGATAATATGGAAGAAGAATTTTATGCCACTATTAAATTAACTTCTAGTGAAGAATTAGTTGGAAAAGTTTCCTATGATCCTGATGATGATGTTATTATTATTTTTAATCCAAGGATTGTAATTAGAACTGAAATGAAAAAAAAGGGAATAAAAATAGAAGGATTTGAATTCCAATCTTGGATACAAGCAACACACGAAGACATGTTTATTATTCCTCGTAATCAAATTGTTACAATGGTTGAGACTGACGGTAGAATTGTTTCCTTCTATGAACAGTATCTACAAAGAAAACAACAAGAAGATCACATGTTAAAAAACGGCGGTATTCCAGGACACCGCCGTGATACAAGAATAATGGATGGATACATCAGTTCAACTAAAGAAGCTAGAAGTATTTTAGAACAGATCTATAATAAATCTTGAAAGCGCCACATTGCTATTATACACAGAATTGAAGGTCTTGTCAAGCCCTTTACAATTTTGTTAGCGTATGCTACAATTGTATTGTAAATTGGTTAAGTTCATGAGTACCAGTACCATAGCGTCAAAAATGACCAAAAAGAAAACAGAAAACTACGTCAACAACAGAGAATTTTTGGACGCTTTGGTTGTCTATAAACTTCAGTGTGACGAAGCAACAAGACAAGGAACACAGCGCCCACGTATTCCAAATTATATTGGGGAGTGTTTTTATAAAATTGCTACGCATTTATCCTACAAGCCTAACTTTGTAAATTACATGTTTAGGGATGATATGATAGGTGATGCGGTAGAAAATTGTGTACAGTATATTGATAGATTTGATCCAGCAAAATCTACTAATCCTTTTGCTTACTTTACACAAATGATATATTTTGCGTTTCTTCGTAGAATTGCTAAAGAGAAAAAGCAATTAGAAACAAAAAATAAATTGCTTGAGCGTTCTGGATATGATGAAGTTTTGCATACAGACAGTTACAGTGGTGACATGATAGGATATAATAGCAGTAGTGCTGACATGAACAGCATCAAAGAAAACCTTGAAATGAGATCTAAACGATGACCGTAGCTTTGATTACTGACCAACATCTTGACGGGAGGAAAGGTAGTGTTGCGTTTTGGGAATACTTCAAAAAATTCTACGACGACATCTTCTTCCCAACACTGGAGAGACACGGAATCAAAACTGTTATTGACCTCGGTGATACGTTTGATAATCGTAAGGGGATTGATTTTAATGTTTGGAATAGGGTTCGCCAACATTATTTTCAACGCCTTGAAGACATGGGTATCTTCGTTCACATGATTCTTGGTAATCATTGCGTCTACTATAAAAACACTAACGAGATTAACTCACCCGAACTTCTACTCAAGGACTTCAGCAACATTGAAATCTACGCTCATCCAGAGACAGTAATGATTGATGGTGCTAAGATTCTTATGTTGCCTTGGATTAACTCCAGCAATTATGATGATACCATGAAGCATCTTGAAGGGACCAGTGCTGAGATTGCTATGGGTCACCTTGAACTATCTGGTTTTGAAGTGACTCCTGGAAATACACAGGAACATGGTATGGATCCTAAGATTTTTAAAAAGTTTAAACAAGTATTCTCGGGACACTACCACCACAAATCATCCAGAGGTAACATCACTTATCTGGGTAATCCTTACCAGATGTTCTGGAATGATTATAAAGACGAGCGAGGATTTCATCTCTATGAACCAAAGACAAATAAACTCAAGCGGGTCAAGAACCCTTATGAGATTTTCCAGAAAATCTATTACAATGATTCTACTGGTTCTCATCTCAGCTTCGATACCAGTGAGTGTTCAAATTCTTTTGTCAAGATTATCGTAGAAGATAAGAAAGACTATACAGAGTTTGAGAAGTTTGTTGACTCTGTATTTGCTACTCAACCACATGATGTTAAAATTGTTGAGACACTTGTGAATGATTCTTTTGTGGAGGATGATGAGAATGTAGAAATCAAAGACACACTCACACTTCTTAACGAATATATTGATGAGGTAGAGATTGCCGTAGACAAAGCAAAATTAAAAAGCGTTATGAAGTCCCTATATATTGAGAGTTGTGAGGTAGTATAAATGTTTCTTATCACCCTTGCCGAACATTCAGATGGAGTTTATTCGGTTGTTGACGACGAGGGTGATCATGTGGTATACTTTTTCAAAGAAGAAGAAGATGCCGAGAGGTATCTTGGTTTGCTTGAGGCAAACGACTACGAAGGAACTCTACCCCCTCTTACAACTCACGAAGTAGATCCAAAAGCTGGAATACAAGTGTGTGAAATGAAAGGGATGAAGTACACTATTATTGAACCCGACGACATTATTGTTCCCCCCAGAGATTATGATTATATTCAAAACCATTAAATGGAAAAATTTTCTGTCTACTGGTGCTCAGTTTACTGAAGTATCTCTTACTGACACTAAAAGTAGTTTGATTGTGGGGAGCAATGGTGCTGGTAAATCCACCATTCTCGATGCCCTCACTTTTTCGTTGTTTGGTAAACCATTTAGAAAAATTAACAAACCACAACTTCTCAACTCCATTAATCAAAGTGATTGTGTTGTAGAAGTTAATTTTAATATTGGTAATAATAAATACAAAGTGATTCGTGGTATTAAACCAGCGAAGTTTGAAATTTACCAGAATGGTGCGCTACTCAATCAAGATTCTTCTGCTGTAGATCAGCAAAAACATTTTGAGCAAACTATTCTGAAAATGAATTACAAATCATTTACTCAGATTGTGGTGCTCGGGTCATCTACCTTTGTGCCATTTATGCGTCTTCCATTGGCAGCTCGTAGAGAAATCATTGAAGACATTCTTGACATTCAAATCTTCTCGACAATGAATGTCAATCTCAAAGAAAAGATTAAAGTAATTAACGACGAATTAAAAGATCACGAGTATAAACTGTCTCTTGTCAAAGAAAAGATTGATATGCAGAAACAGTTTATGCTTGAAATTGAGAAAAAGAATAAAGAAGACATTCAAGAAAAAGAGAACAAGAAAGAAACTCTGTTAACAGAATCTCTAAATCATGAAACAGAAATCCTCAATAACGACAAGGAAATCAACATTAAGACCGCTGCCATTTCAGACACGCAGACGCTTAAAGCAACGATATCTAAGATCACTACGATCAAAGAAAAATTGTCAACCAAACGAAAGTCTCACACAAAAGAGAAAAAATTCTTTGAGGAGAATGATACTTGCCCAACATGCGGTCAGAGTATCGAAGAGCATTTTAAACAAGAGAAGATCGCGCTTCTCTCGGATAAACTTGCTGAGGTGGAGAAAGGTGTGTCTGATTTGGGACAACAACTTTCCGATCTCCAAAGTAAAGAAGATACCTTTATTCTTTTGATTGATGAAATAAACGAACTCAATCTAAAGAACAGACAACTCAATAATGAAATTAAGTCACTTCATAAACGAATTGAAGAACTGGACGACGACATCAGAAAACTGCGGGATTCAGATGTCAGTCAACGAGAGCAGTTTTCAATACTTAAATCGCTCAGCGAGGACGGGAAGCGAATCCAAGAAACGATTTCTGAAACAAAAGAAGAAAAAGACTGCCTACTCACGGCGGCGCAACTCCTCAAAGACTCGGGCATCAAAACGAGGATCATCAAAAAATACCTTCCAACGATGAACAAGCTTATCAATGATTACCTTGATAAGATGGAGTTTCCAGCATCGTTTATGCTTAACGAAAGTTTTGAAGAAGTAATCAAATCACGTTACAGAGATGAATTTAGTTATGAATCTTTTTCTGAGGGCGAAAAGGCTAGAATTGATATTGCTCTGCTGCTTACTTGGCGTAGTGTTGCTAAACTTAAGAATAGCGTGGATACTAATCTTCTAATCCTTGATGAAATCTTTGACGGTTCACTAGATCAATCTGGTAACAGCGATCTTGGGTGGATTCTTAAAACCTTTGATGACAAAACAAATGTGTTTGTTATCTCTCATCGAGACAATATGGCAGACAAGTTTGACCGCTGCCTACGATTTGAGAAGCATAAGAATTTCTCATACGTCACGGAAGAGACATTAGAATAACTTAAGAGGGGTTGCTTCGGCACCCCTTTTGATGTATAGTTGATTCATCAACGAAAGAGACCGATGTTCAACGCCGAAGTCAAGGGCAATCTCGCTCGCCTTCTTGCTACCGAAAACCTGATCGTAGAGCACCGCCCTGTTGAGACGGCGATGTTTAACGTGAAGGATCGTGTGCTGACCCTGCCTATGTGGGAGAAAGCATCTGCCAACGTATACGATATGCTGGTTGGGCATGAAGTCGGTCACGCTCTGTATACCCCCGACAAATGGGGTGATGATTATGGCATTCCTCAATCCTACCTGAATGTGTGTGAGGATGCTCGTATTGAGAAACTGATGAAACGTAAGTTTCCTGGTCTTGCTCGTAACTTCTATGCTGGTTACAAAGAGCTACAAGATGATGATTTCTTCTGTATTGGTGACCGTGAGTTAGATTCTTATGCTCTGATTGACCGTGTGAATCTTTACTTTAAGATTGGCATTCATGCTGGTGAAGTGTTTGCTTGGAATACTGAAGAGAAGATGCTGGTGGATGAGCTTGCTAATGCCGAAACCTTTGAGCAAGTTGTAGAAGTTGCTCGTAAGATTCTTCAATATACTCAAGAACAGGAGCAACAGCAGGTTGTAGAAGCACAACCCGACCTTCAGCAATCTACTCAAGGTGGGGGTGATTCCACTCAAGGTGAGGGTGATCAAGGCGAAGGCGAGCAACCGCAAGAAGTGTCTGGCAATGGTAATCAAACTCAAGGTGACGGTGCTGATGCTAATCAACCTCAAGGTGCGGGTGAAGGAGCTACTTCTGGTGGTCAACACAATACACTTGAGTCTGAAACTGACAAGGCATTCACTGAGAATCAGAAACAACTGATTAGTGACCACCCTCGTTCTCATCATCTCAACTATATTGAGTTGCCTGATTTGAAAGTAGAAAAATTTGTTATTACTAATAAAGAAGTTCAAGAAGATTGTAATCAAACTTTTGGCGAGCAATCGCAATCTCTCTTTAGGGAAGTTGACAAACAGTATCTTACTTTTCGTAGTGAAGCTCAACGTGAGGTTAACTACCTTGTGAAAGAGTTTGAAATGCGTAAGTCGGCAGATCAGTATGCCCGTGCATCTACTGCCAAGACTGGTATCCTTGATACGGCACTTCTTCACACTTACAAGTGGAATGAAGATGTATTCAAGAAAATCAATGTGGTGCCTGACGGTAAGAATCACGGTTTGATTTTTGTTCTCGATTGGTCTGGTTCGATGGGCAACATTCTTCAGGATACTGCTAAGCAACTTCTCAACCTTGCTTGGTTCTGTAAGAAAGTTCAGATTCCTTTTGACATCTATGCCTTTACCAATGATTATTGGTATCACAAATCCTACGATTATCAGACTCAAACTCGCAACAAATCTCCTCGCCTTCAGACTCCTAAGGCTGGTCAAGTTAAACTGTGTGACCATTTCAATATGCTGAATCTTGTTAGCAGCAATGGGCGAAACGGTAAAGACCTTGAAGCACAACTTAAAAACTTCTGGCGTCTTGTTGTTGGCAACGGTAGTTACTCTGGTTACTCTATGCCTGCTGGATATAGTCTTTCTGGCACTCCTCTTCATGAAGCAGCAATTTCTCTGACCGCACTTATCCCCGACTTTCAGAAGCGTAACAAGGTTCAAAAGACTAACGTTATTATTTTGACTGACGGCGAATCTTCCAATATCAATTACTACACCGATCAGACTTACGGTAGCCGTCTTGGCACCAGCTATGTGAGTAATGATTGTATTCTGCGTGACCGTAAAACTGGTCGCGTATATCCTCGCTTTAGTGATGGAGGTTACTATGGTAACTCGGATCTTATCACCAAAGTATTTCTCCAGAATGTGCGTGATCGTTTCTCGGATGTAAACCTGATTGGTATTCGTCTGGTGAATGGTCGTGGTCTTAACACCACCTACAATGCTGAAGATTGTAAAACCGATTGGAATGAAGTTCAGAAGCAATGGAAGAAAACTAAGTCTGCTGAGCTGGTTGAGCATCTTGGTTATCAGGCACTCTATCTGATGGGCACCGATTCGCTATCTGCGAATAGCGAATTTGAAGTTGCTGAAGATGCTTCTGAGAAAGAAATCGGCAAGGCATTCACCACGGCACTTGCTAAGAAAGGCGTCAATAAGAAAATGCTGACTTCCTTTGCCACACTCATTAGTTAACCTAATCACTTGGGGGCTTGCGCCCCCACCCTCTTTCCCCTATAATACTTACATACGAAACAACCCACACCATGAAAAACTTTGAAGTCGCCCCCATCATCGAGCGTTTCGGTCCTGTCGTTACTGCTGCTGACCTTCGTGCTTATGCTGATGAGATTGGTATGTCTTATCAGACTCTCGCCAAGAAACTGGAGCAGTTTAAGGTGCATCGCGGCATGTGGCACCTGACTGCGATTGAGCAACTGGAGCAAACTTATAGTCAACCTGCTGTAGAATCTGTGGTCGAAAATCCTGAAAACTTTATTCCTGCGAAAGATGCTACCTTCGTCAGCTTTGGTAACTTTAGTGATGTTAAGAAGATTATTTCTTCTCGTCAGTATTACCCTATCTTCATCACTGGTCTCTCTGGCAATGGTAAAACTTTCGGTGTGGAGCAAGCTTGTGCTCAACTGAAGCGTGAGTTGATTCGTGTTAACATCACCATCGAAACCGATGAGGATGATCTGATTGGTGGTTTCCGTCTCGTTAACGGTGAGACTGTGTGGCATGATGGACCTGTGGTGCAAGCACTCAACCGTGGCGCTATTCTGCTGTTGGATGAGATTGACCTTGCCTCTAACAAAATCCTCTGTCTCCAGTCTGTGCTTGAGGGTAAGGGTGTCTTCCTTAAGAAGATTGGTAAGTATGTCAAACCTGCTGCTGGTTTTAATGTGGTAGCTACTGCTAACACCAAAGGTAAGGGTAGCGATGATGGTCGCTTCATCGGCACCAACGTGCTTAACGAGGCATTCCTTGAGCGTTTTCCTGTGACCTTTGAGCAGGCATATCCTACTCCTAAGGTTGAAACTGCCATTCTTAAGAAAGCTTCTGAGTCTCTGAATGCTTACGATTCAGAATTCGTTGACCGTTTGGTTGCTTGGGCGGAAATCATTCGTAAGACTTTCTACGATGGTGGTGTTGATGAAATCATCTCTACCCGTCGTCTGGTTCACGTTATTCGTGCCTTCAGCATCTTCGGCAAGCGCAAGAAAGCAATCGAAGTGTGTATTGCTCGTTTTGATGATGAGACTAAGCAATCCTTCATGGAGCTTTACACCAAGATTGATGCTTCCATTGATGCTCCTAAGACTGAAACCACTGAACCTGAACTGACTATTGAATCCTGATGTTTGATAATCTTCCTCGTCACACCCTCATCCATCTTAAAAATGGGGGTGTTTTTTTAGTTTACTGTAAAATTACTGAATATCATAGTGGTAAAGATGTTGACTGCTATCTTGGTATTCGATATCCAAATGGCATGGGGGGTGTTGACTCTTACTCCTCAAAGTGCTATACTAACCAAATAGATTCTGTTATCAAGGAATTTTAATTATGCAATGGAAATACAATGAAGACAAAATTCTCAAAGACGTTGAGGATTATGTTGTGACTACCTACCACGGACATTACTGTGGTGATGAAGAAGGATACGATGATATTCAAACAATTGATCTAATGGCAGCAAAAAAACTCGCTGCTCCTTTCTGTCAAGCAAACATTTTAAAATACGGCAGTCGCTACGGAGATAAGGATGGTCGCAACAAACGTGACCTACTCAAAGTAATTCACTATGCTATGCTTCTGCTTAACTTTGATGGTCACTACAGTCGTACACAGAACGGTCTACAGGAGTTTAAATGAGCACAGTCGCACTTTCCCAAACTACTCTGAATATTCTAAAAAACTTCGCCACGATTAACAATGGCATTATTATCAAAAAGGGAAACACATTACGAACCATTTCCAACGCTGAAAATATCTTGGCTGCGGCAAATGTGGAAGAGTCTTTTCCTCGGACTTTTGCGATTTATGATCTCAATCAGTTTCTCGCTGGTCTTAGTTTGTTTGACAATCCTTCTCTGGTCTTTGACAATGCTGATTATGTTACTATCAAAGACGGACGTAGCCGTGTCAAATACTATTTTTCAGATCCTGAGATTACGCTCAAGACTGCTCCCGACAAATCGGTAAAGTATCCTGGTTCAGATATTCAGTTTACTCTGTCTGCTTCTGATATCGCTGCTATTCAGAAAGCAACTGGTATTTACAAACTGCCTGATTTGAACATCAGTTCTGATGAAGAGATTGTTCTTTCAGTGCGTGATAATGAAGTGTCAACTTCCAACACGTATGATATTGTTGTTCCTGGAACTTTCGAAGGAACGCATTCTCTTGACCTAAAGGTTGAGAATATTCGCCTCCTTCAAGGTGACTATGTGGTTGGTGTTTCTAAGCATCACATTTCTGAGTGGAAGCATCTAAACCTTGACGTTACATATTACATTGCGCTTGAACCTTGATGAAAAAATTTCTGTGGGTGGAGGAATATCGTCCTCATACTATTGAAGACTGTATCCTCCCTGATTCGTTAAAGAAAGTATTTACTGGATTTGTAGAGCAGGGAGAGATTGCTAATCTCCTTCTGTCTGGTCCCCCTGGCGTTGGCAAAACTACAGTTGCCAAAGCATTGTGTGAAGAACTTGACCTTAGTTACATTGTCATTAATGGTTCTGATGAAGGTCGTTTCCTTGACACGATTCGAAACAAAGTTAAACAGTTCGCATCAACTATCAGTCTCACTGGTGGTGGTAAACATAAAGTTGTTATCATTGATGAGGCAGATAACACAACACATGATGTTCAGCTTTCTCTTCGCGCATTTGTTGAAGAGTTTCATAGCAACTGCCGTTTCATTTTCACCTGTAACTTCATCAACAAGATTGTCGAACCCCTCCATTCCCGTTGTACCGTCGTTGACTTCCGCACCAAAGCGGGCGAGCAGCAGAAACTCCAAGCGGCGTTTTTCGCCCGCTTACAGGGCATCCTAGACGCCTCTGGCGTGGCGTATGAGGACAAGGTGCTGGTCAAACTGATTCAGCGTTACTACCCCGATTGGAGGCGTCTTCTGAACGAAGCACAGCGCCACTCAGCAAGCGGTTCCCTTGACTCTGCTGTGCTCTGTGATATTGCTGACGTTAATATTGACCAGCTCATGCGAGCGATGAAAGGTAAGGAATATAATGTTGTTCGTCAGTGGGTTGTAGATAATATGGATAGTGATCCCAACACTATCATTCGCAAAATCTACAATGCTCTTAGTGAAGTGCTGGAAGGTTCTTCTATTCCTCCTGCTGTGTTGGTGCTTGCTAAGTATCAGTATCAGATTGCCTTTGTGGCAGACCAAGAGATTAACCTTCTCGCTTGTCTAACTGAAATCATGGTGGAGTGTAAGTTTAAATGAAATCACTAAAGACCCCTCTTCGTTATCCTGGTGGCAAATCTCGTGCCATGAAATACCTCCTCCCTAGGATGCCTAAGGATGCTACTGAATATCGTGAACCTTTTCTTGGTGGTGGCAGTGTAGCAATCGCGTTCACAAAAGAATACCCTGACATTCCTGTGTGGGTGAATGATCTTTATGAACCCTTGGTAAACTTCTGGCAGATGCTACAGACAAGACCTGATGGATTGTTTGTTCTCCTGGAGGCATACAAGAAAGAACACTCAACACCAGATACTGCCAGGGAACTTTTTAACTACTGTAAAGAAGATCTGAACGATAGTGAGAAACCAGAACTTTGTAGAGCTGCTGCTTTCTATGTGGTTAACAAGTGTAGTTTCTCTGGTCTGACTGAATCATCTTCATTCTCTCCACAAGCAAGTGACCATAACTTTACTATGCGAGGTATTGAAAACCTTCCCAAATATTCTGAACTAGTTCAGAACTGGAAGATTACTTGTGGTCCTTACTGGGATATGATGATGACTTCTGCTCCTGTAGGTACATTCTGGTTCTTTGACCCTCCTTACGATATCAAAGATAATCTTTATGGAAAGAAAGGAGAGCTACACAAAGGATTCAATCACGAAGAGTTTCATGCTTGGATTACTCAGGGGAATGTAAAAGATAAGTGGATGATTACTTACAATACCAACCCAACTCTCGTAGAGTGGTATGATGGTTACTATCAAACCAAATGGGATTTGACCTATACTATGCGTTCAGTGGGTGACTACATGAACGAGCAAAAAGACCGCGCTGAACTATTGATTACTAACTATGACGAAACCATCTCTAACGGAATATTTGAACTCAATAAATCAAAACAAGAAGTCGGTAGTTATTGACGAGGAATCTGAAAAAGCATATCCACCTTTTATCGTCAACAAGTGTCTTGCTGCTTTTCACGATACAGTTCTTTTTGCTAATGAGATGAATATGTATCCTCACTTGGACAAGAAGTTACAGTATGACTTTTTTATAAATAGTATCAACCCGCGCAAGCGGTTTTCGCCGTGGGCGAAAAAATCTCAAGTAGAATACCTTGATGCGATTAAGGAGTATTATGGTTATAACGACGATAAAGCTCTACAGGCATTGAGAATTTTATCAAAAGATCAACTTGAACACATTAAAAAACTTGTAGACAAAGGTGGAAAGAAATGACTCCTGATATTGAAGTAGAATGGAAGCAAGCTGATATGGTTGAGGTGACTCTCAATGAACCTGATGATTTCCTCAAAGTTCGTGAGACCTTAACCCGTATCGGTGTAGCATCTCG